AATTTTAGTAAAACTAGGAGCTTTACCACAACAGATATTTATCACCATTCCCATGAAATCATAACCAGAAGATAATGGTTTCGCCTCCCATATCCGCTACTGTGGCTGTGGCAGACTTGGTAATGCACCGGATTGTGGCTCCGGATTATGCGGATTCAAATCCCGTCGGTCACCTATGAGTTGTAACGTGCAACTCAGAGGAGTGGTGTGAAACCTAAAACACCTACGTTACCAATAATTAACGGTGAAATTGGCGCGTGCTGTAGAAGCACAGGGTGGTGATTTGGCGAAAAGAAATCACTAGGATGACAACCTGAATGACGATTCAATAGTCTATAAGCCGATTTAACTCAGCTGGGAGAGTACTTCCCTTACAAGGAAGAAGTCGTAGGTTCAAGTCCTACAATCGATACTAACAACTGAAACGAGTTAGGTCCAAATCGCTCGATTAGGTAGGCGAGGTACAGTGAGATTTGGTTGCTGTGGAGAGATAACTGTGTCTATGACCCACAGGTAAAAGACCTACGCCTGGGAACTGGAAGTGGAACCTGCAAGGGACTATCAAGGTTAAACAGTTTGATAGTTATGTAGCATAAGCGTGTGGCTGAAACATGACCACCCACCTAGTCTTTAGTTGTTAATATGCGCCTGTGACTCAGTTGGCTAGAGCACTCGACTTTTAATCGAGTTGTCACGGGTTCGAGTCCCGTCAGGCGCACTAATCAAATCACTCTGGAGGAAGTGCAAACCAGATAACGAATTTACGTTAATAGAAACGGGGTCTAAAGTGCGCACAATAAACGCCATCTATAATGTGACCGATGGTACAAAGATGATTTGACTTAACTAATTTTTAGGAGGTTGGATATGAAAGAATTATATCTTGAATTTTTAGAAAGCGGTCTATGTGAAAATTGCGGTTCTCAGCGATGTGACCAATCTCCTGAATGGGTTAGCGGCTGTCAGAAATGGAAAGAATTTCTTGAACAGCGAACAAACGAAATGAATTGATTTTTAATAAAAATTATTATATAATATTTATATAAGAAATAAAGAAAAGCACATACAGCAATTTTATTTTGGCTTCGACTTTTAATCGAATAATCAGAATAGTGCTTTGTAAAGTAAGGTATTGGGGTGTCGCCAAGTTGGTTAAGGCACTAGACTTTGACTCTAGCATACGCAGGTTCGAATCCTGCCACCCCAGCTCAGATGCGTTGCAGCAATTTTAATAAAATGGTTAAATAAAAATTCTTTCAAAATTTTTTAAGCACGGTTCGAATCCGTGGAAAGAACACGCATCTAGTTATTGGCGGTTAGTGTAGCCCGATAGCACGCTTGACTCTGACTCAAGAAACCTAGGTTCAAATCCTAGACTGCCAGTTAGGTTGGATGATACCAACCGATGTAAATATGATAGGATGTTGCGTGGATAACGCTAGCTGGCAATCATTTAAAGAGTGTGTCGCGACACTTTGGACATATGGTCACACTATCCGCACCGAAAGCGTTATCATGGAACCCTAATAAAGAGCATGGTCGGGGTGAGGTCTGGTCAACCGCAAAAAGAAAGATGACGCACCATGCATATCCCTTCTTGGAGCAGCGGAGTGCTCGTCTGCCTGTCACGCAGAAGGTCACGGGTTCGAATCCCGTAGGAGGGGCTTTGGCAGTTTAGCTAAGGTCGCTTAACCGTAATAGCCGAGGGTTGCGAGTCCCAGGAAACAGAAACTCGCACTATGCTGCGCTCCCTTAGTTTAATGGACAGAACAAGCCGCTTCTAACGGACAGATTGGGGTTCGATTCCTCATAGGGGTACTGAAAGCACAAACAGTAAACTTAATCCAATATTCTGAAAATACATTTTCTGAAACAAGTTGATAGTGCTTTGATTGATTTTTAAAAAAATTTTTGATATAATATTTATATAAGAAATAAAGAAAAAACAAAGAGAGGAAAGGAATTAAATTATGGCAAAAGGATGGACTTTAGTAGGAACTAACGCATCGGAGTTTGGAGATACTCGCACAAGAGAAGAGAAGAGACAAGATGCTGCTCGACAGAGCAAAGCTTTTAATCGTTTGATGGCTAAAACAAAGGTGCGTTCTTATGAAAAAATGATTGAGGATGCGGAAAAAGCTTATAATGCTAAGCAGGCTGAAGATGCGGCTTTACTTCAGGCATTCGCAGATAAAAAGTTAAAATCTAAGGCATTGATTAAGCAGGCACAGAGACTGAAAAGAAAACAGTCTGAAAAGAAAGCTGTTAAAGCACAGGCTAAGAAAGCGGTAGCTACCGCTTAATATAAAGGCGGGTAACCGCCATATGGGGCATTAGCTCAGCTGGGAGAGCGCATCCCTTGCAAGGATGAGGTACAGGGTTCGAGTCCCTGATGCTCCACTATGCCGCATAAGCATTTTAGCGAATTAGCTACTCGCTAAAGAAGAAATGCAAAACTTGAATCTTATGGCTGAATGCCCTTTGAACGGGGTAAAGCGACGTGAGTAATGGAGGGTGAAACTCCCCTTAAATGAAAGTCGATGGACATATAACAGAAAGCGGGCAGGAAGATTAACTAAATAGTGAGAAGTTCGGCGCTGGCGGACACTCTGGGAAGACTTGCTTATATATTACTGATGAATTGGCGTAGGCTAACCTGTGATATATTTGCAAGAAGGACTTGGAGAGAAGGTTGAAACAGTCGAGGCTGGCGGCAATGATGTTAAAAATCCTTTTTACAGAGTAGAGAAGAGATTATCTGTAGTTCAAACATCAGTGGAGGTTACAGAGTCCTCCTTAACTTGATAAAGTTAATACGAACAAGTTGTAACTAGGGACCGATTTAGTTGACCTATGTAAATGATTTAAGTATAAAAATTGCGGGAAACCGCATATGCCCTTATAGTTTAATGGTAAAACAAGAGATTTGTAACCTCTTGACCTTGGTTCGATTCCGAGTAGGGGCTTAAAGATACTATGAAGCAGCAAATATTAATTCAAAATTACAAGATAAAACATTTTATTTACTTTAAGGATGGGTGAGGAAACTTTTTCTCAATTACTACGTTTAATTATTGATAGTTTTAAAACATAGTCTTATATCAATAAGAGTAGAATTAAGACAATGTATAGTATCTTGTTATGCACGTGTGGTGTTAGCGGCTAGCATCCCTGCCTTCCAAGCAGGTGGGACGGGTTCGAATCCCGTTACGTGCTTTTACAATTTAATAGGCAAGTATTCTGCAATTATCCTAATTTGGAGAAATTACTTATAAAATTTGATGATTTTAAAAGATTATTGGTTCTTTCTTTTATAGGAAGCGTAGAAAATTACTACTTATATGAAGTGTCTAAGTGGTAAAACAACGTAAGTTAGAGCGACACTTTACTTGCCTAGTGCTCAAAATCCCTTTCCTATATAGGTTGCGGACGGACGATTGTCCGCAACCATTTTATGCCAAAAGTTGGTACTTAAAAGAAGGTCCGATTCCTTTATTTGGCAATCAATGAGAGACGCCGCAGCAAAACCAAATTTCAAATAATATTTGAGTTGGGTAATGAGTTAATTCTCATTTTAGTGTAGATATTAAGTTATCTAATAGGCGAGTGAAGGTAATATATATAATTTTGTCTCTCGAAATTTGGAAATTATATACTATGCTTCACATTTGTGGATGTAGCCAAGCTGGTTAAGGCTAGGGACTGCAACTCCCTGACCGCAGGTTCGAATCCTGCCATCCACTTTAAGCATATTCTGCAAAACATCTTATTTGATGATAGTCGCCGGACTACTTTCTGGCTCCAGCTAAGGGTTAGATTTCTGATAATTTTAGTAACCCTGAATTACAAAAATTATCTATGCTTAGTAACTTAAATTGATTTTTATTAAAATTTTTGATAAAATGTATATATAAACAAAAGGTAATGTAAATTACCAAATCTAAGAGATTAAAAGGAGAGAAAAGGGATATGAATACTTTTATGAATGGATTACAGAACGCTTCTAATTATGCAGTAACAGAGAACGGGGCTTTGGCACATAAGACCACACGTTCCGCAGTTTATGATATGTTTGCTCTTGGCGGAGCTTACCGCAAGAGAAATGATGAAGACTGTATTCTCTTGTTCAAGAACGCTCTTGAAGAGAATGAGACTCTGGCATTGAAGTGTCTGTTTTATTTACGTGATTGCCGCGGCGGTCAGGGAGAGAGACGTTTCTTCCGTATGTGCTATAAGTGGCTGGCTCAGAAGCACGCAGATGTTGCACGCCGCAACTTTGAATTGATTTCTGAGTATGGACGTTACGATGATGTGATTTATGCTCTTATCGGAACTCCGCTTGAGAATGATGCTCTTGAGTTCATTAAGAACCAGTTGGCTCTTGACCTTGAATGCAAGACTCCTTCTTTGCTGGCTAAGTGGTTGCCTTCTGAGAATGCTTCCGCAGTTAAGACAAAGAAGATGGGTAACATCATTCGTGAATATCTTGGTATGACTCATAGAGAGTATCGTAAGACTTTGTCTATTCTTCGTGAAAGAATTAATTTGCTTGAGAGATTAATGTCTGCAAATAGATGGGATGAAATTGAGTTTGATAAGATTCCTTCTAAGGCGGGATTGATTTATAAGAACGCTTTTGCAAGACGTGACATTATTGCTAAGAAGTATGAGGCTTTTGCAAAGTCTGAAGATACAAAAGTAAATGCTTCTACATTGTATCCTTATGATGTTGTTCATAAGGCTGTTGAAGGAACTCGCGGTTGGGGCTACAGCTTCCGTGATATGTCTGATACAGATAGAGCAATGGTTGAGAAGTATTGGGAGAATTTGCCTGATTACCTTGAGGGTAAGCCTTGCAAGATGATGTGTGTTGTAGATACCTCTGGTTCTATGACAGGTTCTGAAGCATCTGCTCCTATTAATGTAGCAATTGGTCTTGGCATGTACTGTGCTGAGAGAATTGGAGGTCCTTTCAAGAACCACTACATTAGCTTCTCTAGCAGACCTCAGTTAATTAAGATTGAGGGAGTTGATTTTGTCGATAAGGTTCGTAGAATCTATAAGACAAATCTGTGTGAGAATACTGACCTTGTTAAGACTTTTAGAATGTTGAAGGAAATTGCTTTGACTGCAAAGCCAGAAGATATTCCTGAGACAATCGTAGTAATCTCTGATATGCAGATTGACTGTGGAAGTCGCTTCTACGGTTCTAATGTTGCTACAGAGATGGAGTCTATGAGAAAAGAGTGGGAAAAGGCTGGCTTGAAGATGCCAAAGTTAGTTTATTGGAATGTTGAAGCTAGAGGCGCTGCAAACTTCTTAGACGATGGTCCTAATGTAACTTATGTAAGCGGCTGTAGCCCAGTAATCTTCCAGCAGGTTATCTCTGGTGTGACTGGATATGAACTGATGCTGAAGAAGCTGGAGAGTGCAAGATACGAAGCAATTCGTTAAGCATATATGCGGGATTGATTAATCAATCCCGCATTTTTTTTATTCCTTGATAATTATATGAAGTAATATAATGAAAATCTTTTTCTGTAATTAAATTCTGTTCTACAAATTCACACATTTGTTCTAATGAATAAACTCCCATTTCAAACTTATATTTAATTAAGTCATAACTTTCCATTTTAAATAAAATCTCCTTTAAATAAGAAAAATGGGGATGATTTCTCATCCCCATGAATGCACACCTGCCCGGGCGGCAAACACTCGCTTCCATAAACTAAAAATTCCTTTTGGAATTTTTTTATTGAATAAATGAAAATTCTAAAACTGCTCCATTTACAGCAATATTCATATAACTATCTGTTGTTCTCATTGTTAGAGTTTGATAATAGTCATTTTCATTATCTGTAATTTGCATTAGTATTGGTGGACCACTAACTAAAATATGAGCAGAATCAGTATCTCTGTATAACAGACCTTTATCTGTAACAAAGATAAATCTTCCATTAACACAAGGAAGGGAGGCTAATTTTGTAGATGTTGTTTCTAAAAACTTTACACTTGCCATATTTCTCTCCCTTTATTTTAAAAATTTTAATTACATAGTCTTCCATACAAGTGCGGCATCCGCAACTTTAGCATCAGCATAAGCTTTTGCTCCGTATACCGTATTAGCATTTTTATCATCTGACTTAGTTCCTAATACAGCACTAGCAGCACCAGCAGCATCAAAAGCAGAACTTTCAGCATAAGCTGCACTCTTTAATCCTGCAACATCTACAGCTACACCGTCAACTTTAATTTGTCCATTAGCTTTTCCAGTTTCAACTTTTTGAACTGCTGAATCAGCTTTTCCTAAACTAGTCTGAACACTGTCTTCTAATTTAGCTTTTGTAACATTCTTATCTTTAATTTTAGCTGTTTTAACAGCATCTGTAGCTAATTCTGTTGCAGAAATAGAACCAGCTACTATAGTAGCGCTGATAACATTCTGGTCGCTAATAGCAATTTGTACTTGAGCAGCACCAGCCTGAGCTATATAAACATCAACTAAATCAGCAACATTAATATAAATAGGAGCTTCTTGATTAGCAATAACTAATTTAATATATGTTCCAGCGGTTTGTCCTTTAGGATTTACTACGATAGAACCTTCTGTTACAACTAAATCTTTAGGAATATCAATTTTACCTACTTCAACGCCATTTTGTTTTATACTATAGGTTTTAAGATAACCTTCTGTTACTGGGGCTCCACCATCAATAGTAACTTTAGCTTTTGTTTTTTCTGCATCAAGAGCACCTTTAATTTCATTTAATGCAGCAACTAAATTACTTTTTTCAGTTGTCTCTAACTCTGTTAATGTACCAATGTATCCTAATGCTTTTTGTACATCTTCTTCACTTGTAAGTTTTCTTTCTCCAATGTACATATCATTAGTTCCACTAATACGATAAAAACTTTCTGCATTAAGAGAACCTGCTTTTTTTAATTGAGCATATCTTTCGGCAGTACCAACTAAAAATTTAACAGCCATGTTTTAAATTTCCTTTCTATATTTAATTTTATTACATCTCTTCCCAGTTATCTGAAGAACCAGAAGAGCTTGAACCAGAACCATTCATATCTTCCCATTCGTTTCCAGAGCCACCCCCGCCTCCGCTACTTTGAGATTTGGTCCATTGATGACTACAATTCAAATAATATGTATTTCCAGATTCAATCACAATACATTTACTTCCAGGGGCGATATGAGTAGGCAACTGTTTAATATCAGCTTCCTTATCAGCAATATATTCAGTAAGGTATGCTGAAACTTTATTGGCTTGCTTGATAATATCAAACATATTTAAAATACCTACCTACCTTCCTGTGATTTTCTTTCTTTACTATCAATAATCAAAATTCTTTTTAATAGTTTATTTAAAAATGTCCTACGTAGTAAAATTGATTTTTAATAAAAATTTTGATATAATATTTGTATAAGAAAGGAAAATAAGTATGAGAAGTTATGCGTGGAGTAATAAACAAGAGAATATGACTAAAGCAAAGGAGCATACTAATATGGTAGATACTCAGTATGAAAACGAAGTTGCTTCAGTTTGTAGTCATATATATGGACCAAATAAAGATTATAACCATACATTTACTAAGAACGCGGATATGATTATACAGGTTGTCCCTATGGATAGCGTGAGTGCTCTCTATAAGTATCATGAAGGTAAAACCGCAGTTCTTAATTTTGCTTCATATCGTCATCCTGGTGGAATGTTTATAGAAGGTAGTCAAGCTCAAGAAGAGTGTCTATGTCATGAATCTATTTTATATAATGTACTAAGACAGCATCAATCATATTATGATTGGAATGAGCAGCATAGAAATAAATCACTTTATCTTGATAGAGCAATTTATTCAGAAGATGTACTTTTCTTGAAAAAGATGATGAAACCTATTAAGGCAGATGTAATTACTTGTGCTTGTCCTAATAAAAGAGCTGCACAAAAGTATGCAAATGTATCTAATGAAGAAAATAGTAAAGTTCTTGATGAAAGAGTTCATTTTATTTTAGATATTGCCGCGGAACGTGGAGTTGAAACACTTATACTCGGAGCCTTTGGATGCGGAGTATTTGGTCAAGACCCATATGAAGTCGCTACAGTATTTAAGAAATATCTTGAACAAGAATATAAATGTTTTAAAAAAGTTATTTTTGCAGTTCCGCGAGGAATGAATGATTTTAATAATTTAGCTTTTACAAGAACATTTAATTAAGGAGGAATAAAGGGAGGAGTATAATATGAATCGTCATTTTGCTTGTTCAGATTTACATGGAATGTGGCAATTATGGGAACAGATAGATGCCTATTGTGATGAAACGGACACTATCTTTTTTCTTGGTGATGCGGCAGACCGTGGACCTGACGGATTAAGGCTAATGAAAACTTTGTTAATAGATAAGAGAGTTAAATATATTAAAGGTAATCATGAAGATATGTTAGTGAACGCATTTTATGAAAATGATTTCTCTCTTGTTCGTTATAATGGCGGAAATCCTACTATTAAAGATTTTCAAAAGCTTTCTGAAGAAAGTAAAGAATGGCTTATTAATAAATTAGATAAGCTACCAAAAGAGCTTGATTATACAAATACTAATGGTATCCATATCATAATGAATCACTCTGGATATGATGCAACTAATCCATTAATTGAATGGCGTGGAGAAGACCCATATATTTGGGATAGAAGACAAATTAGTTATCCATGGAAGGGAGATGACAATACTCTCATAGTTCATGGGCATACCCCTGTTCCAAATTTAATATATAAATTAAATGAAGTTGCTTTTATTTCAAATCAATTTTATGATATGCCACAAAAAATAGAAGATGTAAATATTGTAAAATATTGTGATGGTCATAAAATTGATATTGATTTAGGCTCTTTTGCAACTGGTAGGTCTGCATTATTAGATTTGGATACATTAGAAGTAAAATATTTTGTAACAGAAGTGAAAGGACAGTAATTATGTTTTTAAATAGAGAGCCTATTTTAAAAAGACTTCAAGAACATTGGGATTATGCAGTGCGGCAGGGCGTAGACCCTGACCGCATTGTTGGAGTGTTTTTATATGGAAGTCAAAATTATGGGTTCGCAAATCCAGATAGCGATGTTGATAGTAAGTTAATTATTGTTCCTAGTTTTGAAGATATGTGTTTAAAATCTGATTGGTTATCTAAAGAATTACATTTAGAAGATGAACACATTGAGGTTAAAGATATTAGAGAATTAAGAAATATGTTCTTAAAACAAAATATCAATTTTATTGAAATTTTATATACGGATTATTTCATTCTTAATCCAAAATATGCAGAACTATGGAAAACTTATTTTGTTGACAATAGAGAAGCTATCTCACATTGCGATAGAAATAAAGCTTTAAAATCTATTAGTGGTCAGTTAATTCATACTTTAAAACAAGGACCAACTGATAATAAAAAACTTCATAATGCACATAGATTATATTATTTTCTTGAAAATTATTTGAATAATAAAGTCTATTTAGAATGTATTCATCCAGAAGGAGAATCTTATAAATTTTTAAGAGATTTAAAATTTGGATTAAATAAGTTAAGTCAAGATGAAGAGGCTAAATTAGCAAATGCTGCTGAATTAGAACAAAAAGTAAAAGATTTAACTTCTATGTATCCTGAGTTAGAGTCTCCGCTTAGAGAAAGAGCTATGAGTACATTAAACAATGGAGTAATGGAAATTATTAAACTTTCTTTACAAGACCCCGAATCTGAAATGTCAAAAGAACAATTTTTTAAACAACTTACTAATGCTGAACAAAGAGCTTACTACTCTATTGTTAAAGAAATTGGAGCTGAAGGCAATATTACTATATCTAAACTTGTAGAGAAAAATTCTATTTCCCGCCCAGTTTATAATAATCTTATTGTAAAAATGAAAGAATGCGGAGTCGCTGCTATTGTAAGTCAAGGAATGAAAGGAACTAATATTAAAATCCTTCAACCTGAGTTAAAAGCAGAAGCTATTGATTTTATATAAAAATTATTATATAATATTTATATGAAAAAACAAAAGAAACAAAAAAAATAAATAAGAAAGAGAGGACATCAAAGTGTTCAATATCTTGAAGAACAGGGGATATGCTTGGTCGTAAGCGTTTTGTTCTAAGTCATCTGACGAAAAAAAGTATTGCTTCTATTGGAAGTATTCAGGCGGCAACTAACAAATTGGTAACTATCAATGATAGTATCGACCAAACTACTCATGAAATTGAGGAGATTGAAGCAAGCTTCTCACTAATTAAGGGCGAACTTGACCAGCGTAAAGCAAATAACGCTGCTATTATTGCTCAAATTAAGTCGATGGGAGAAAACAATGGGAAATCAGAACAGTTATAAATTTATTTGGCATAAGAATGAGAAATATAGCGAACCAATTACTCGTGAAACTTGGATTCGTACTGCAGGCGGACAGCTCGCCGCAGTTAATATCTTTATGCAGACTTTTGGTAATTTAAAAAAGAATACTATTGAACGAGCTGAAGAATATACTAGAAATGGTATGGAACTCTTCACTCCAAATACGGCTAAACAGAATGGTCGTTATGTAGCAATCTAAAATAATATTTTGCACTTTGACAACTAAATAAAATTTAAAATAAAAGGAGATAAAAGGATTTATGGCAAGTTCAATTATGACAGCGGTTGCCCCGATTTTATCAGTTCTTATTATCGCGGCAATCATCCTCTTAGCGGTAGTTTTTGTTGGTAAGGTTATGTATAAGAAAGCTCCGCCTAATGTAGCTATGGTAATAACAGGTCCTCGTGGAAATCGTGTTGCTATTGGTAAAGGTTGTTTTGTAATTCCAATCATCCAACGAGTGGACTATATGTCTCTTGAAAATATTCAGTCTGATTTTACATCAAGAGATGAAATTCCTACTAAAGATGCTATTAACATTTTAGTAGACGCAGTAGCCAACGTATCTATTTCTCAAAACCCTGACAGATTAAAGGTTGCGGCTTCCAAGTTCCTTGGATATAAGCCAAGCCAAATTCGTGAAATTATCACTCCTGTGTTTGAAGGTAATATTCGTGAGATTATTTCTCAGACAACATTAAAGGAGTTAATTCAGGGTGATAAAAAAGTTTTTGCTGAGCGTATCATTGAAAATGTAACTCCTAACTTGAATGATATGGGTCTTGAATTAACTACATTCAATATCCAGAACTTTAAGGATAAGAATGGTGTTATTGAAAATCTTGGTTTGGAGAATACAGTTCAGATTTCTAAGGATGCGGCTATTTCAAAAGCAAAGGCTGAGAAGGAAATTGCAGTTGCTAAGGCAGAGGCAGCTAAGGCGGCAAATGATGCTAAGGTTGCTGCTGACACAGAGATTGCTAAGAAGAATAATGAACTGGAAATTCAGCGTGCTGAGTTAAAGAAAGCTGCTGATATTAAAAAGGCTGAAGCCGATGCTGCATATCAAATTCAGCAAGAGGAACAGCGTAGAACTATTGAGATTACAACTGCTAATGCAAACCTTGCTCGACAGGAAAAGGAAATTGAGTTGAAAGAGCGTGAAGTTGCTATTAAGGAACGTGCTCTGGAAGCTACTGTTAAAAAGGAAGCAGAAGCTCGTAAATACGCAGCTCAGCAGGATGCTGATGCAAAGCTTTATGAAACTCAGAAAGAATCTGAAGCTGAATTGTTTGAAAGAGCAAAGAAAGCTGAAGCTGAGCAGATTGAGGCAGAGGGTCGTGCAGAGGCTACAAAAGCTGAGTCTGAAGCTCGTAAGGTTGCTATGGAAAATGAAGCTGCTGGTATTAGAGCTAAAGGTGAAGCGGAAGCTGCTGCAGTTCAGGCTAAGGCACTTGCTGAGGCTGAAGGTATCTTGAAGAAAGCTGAAGCTATGAAGCAGTATGGTGAAGCTGCTCAGATGGATATGCAGTTGAAAGCCATCACAACATTATTTGAGCAGATGCCTGCTATCGCAGAGGCTGCTGGTAAGGCATATACCAATGTCGATAAGATTTATATGTATGGCGGTGAAAGCTCTAAGTTACAGGAGGATATTATTAAGAATATCACTCAGGTATCTGAAGGTTTAAGCCAGTCTATGGGTATTGACTTGAAAGGCTTATTATCTGGCGTGTTAGGCGCTAAGTTAGTTGGCGGTAAAGGCGATACTATTGTAAATGTTGAGTCTGCTGTTGATGAAACAGTAGGTTAAGAATAAAAGGATGAGCATTTTGCTCACCCTTTATTTTTATTAAAATTTATTATATAATATATACATAAGAAATGAAAAAATATTTTGAAAGGAAAAATAAATATGAGAAAAGTTAGATATTTTATTACAGAAGAAACTAACACAATTACAGGCACATTTGAGGTGTCTGATATAACAACAGAAGAAGAAATCGATGATATGGTAACTGCGGAAGTCGCTGTAAATGTCCACGGAAATAAGTGGTCTGCTGATTGGAAGTTTATTGATTAAAAGCAACCGATGATAAAGGTTGCTAAATAAAAATAGCAACCTTTATTTTTTTAAAAAATTTTGATATAATATTTATATGAAATGAAGAAATAATAAAAATAAATTTTAAGGAGATTTTGAATGGGAAGATATGATGGCGAAAATTATGGTGAGAGTGGAATTACAAGACAGAGAGATTTAGTTCTGTCTACAAATGAATTCTGTTTCTTACAAAGTAAAACAAATGGTGCAATTAAGACTTATACAGGTCCTATTACCATGACTATTTCCGCGCAGGAGTCCCTGGTAGTCTTCAATCCTAAGACTAAGAGATTTGAAGAGACATCGGATTTTGAGAAGGCGCGACAGTTGTTTACATCAGCACCTGAGGGCTGGTATGTTGTATTGAAGAATCCGAGTCATGATGGTTCTTATCCTGATGCAGCAAAAGCAGTTAATAGTCCTGAACTGAAGATTGGACGTAAAGTAAATATTGCTGGTCCTTGCTCATTCTCTTTATTCCCTGGTCAGATGACTAAAGTTGTTCAGGGGCACCGTCTGCATTCTAACCAGTATTTGCTGGCTCGTGTATATGATGCAGATGCGGCAGAGAAGAACATGGCATCCGCGACGGTTGTTAATGTTGAAGGCAAGGAAGTTGAAACCACTGAGAGTAAGACATATCATGCAGGTCAGTTGCTGGTTATTAAGGGTACTGAAGTATCTTTCTATATGCCGCCTACTGGTATTGAAGTGCTTGCTGTTGGAGAAAAGGATGGACGCAATGGAAATAGCTATATCCGTGAAGCTGTGACTCTTGAGCGTCTTGAGTATGCAATTTTAAAAGATGAGGATGGCGAAAAGAGATATGTACACGGCCCTGCTGTAGTATTTCCTGAGCCTACTGAAACTTTCGTAGAGACTCCATCTGGTGGAAATATTTTCAGAGCGTTGGAGTTATCTCCTATCAGCGGTATTTATGTAAAGGTTATTGCTGAATACGATGATAAAGATAAGAAAGGTAATAAAGTACATCACCCTATCGGTGAAGAGCTGTTTATCACTGGTAATGACCAGATGATTTACTATCCTCGTCCAGAACACGCAATGATTCAGTACGATGGAAAATATATGCATCACGCTATTGCAATTCCTGAGGGTGAAGGACGTTATATTCTTAACCGTTTGACAGGTGAAATTCAGACAGTGGTTGGACCTAAGATGTATTTGCCTGACCCTCGTACAGAAGTAGTAGTTAAGCGTAAGCTGACTACTAAAGAGTGTCGTTTGATTTATCCTGGAAATAACGAAGTATTAGAATATAATAAAGCTCTGTCCGAAAAATCTACACAAAAGGCTGCTCAGAGAGGTAGGGCGGATGTTACGACAGATATGCTGAACAGTGTATATGCAACCTCTAACCAGGAAGCTACGTTAGCAATCTTTGAAGCAAATGCTAATATCAGCCGCGGAGTATCTTACACTAAACCTCGCACTATTACTCTTGATACAAAGTATGATGGAGTTGTAGCTGTCGGAGTATGGACTGGGTATGCTATTAATGTGGTGTCTAAGACAGGTAAGAGAGAAGTTGTAGTAGGTCCTACAACCAGACTATTGAAGTATGATGAGACTCTGGAATCTATGACTTTATCTACTGGTCGTCCTAAGACTACAGATAACTTACTGGAAACCGCATATTTAAGAGTAGAAAATAATAAGATTTCTGACCTTATCAAAGTTCAAACTAAGGACTTTGTAGATGTTGAGGTTAAGGTATCTTACTGTGTTGACTTCCTTGAGGCATATAAAGATAAATGGTTCAATGTAGAGAATTATGTAAAATATATGTGTGACCGTGAGCGTAGTTTACTCAAGAGAGAAGCTAAACAGCATGACATCGAAGATTTTTATGCAAATACCGCAGATATTGTGCGGAGAGTAGCATTAAACCTTGATGCAGAACTTAAGGAAGGTCAGAGAGCTGGACGTTTCTTCCCTGAGAACGGAATGCTTGTACATGACGTTGAAGTTTTAAGTGTTGGCGTAGAGCGTCATATTGCTGAAATTTTGAATGACCACCAGGAAGAGATGATTGCCAAGACTCTTGAGCTATCTGACGCAGCTAAGAAAATGCAGGTTGTATCTCAGTTGGCTGAATATGAGCGCAAAGAGCGTGAGTTAAAGCACGAAAATGAAATTAAGGCTCTTGAATTGCAGACTGATATTGAGACTAAGAAATTAGCAGCTCAGTCAGAGTTAGCAGTTAAGAAGAGAGCTGAAACTGAGGCGGCCAAGCAGGCAGAAGCTGATATGCAGGTTATTTTGGATGCAATCCAGGAATCTCAGTTAGACCGCGCTAAGAAAGAGGATGAAGCTAAAATTGCTACTGAAAAGCAGTTAGCGGAGATTGAAAAAGCAAGACAGACAGCATATGCTGAAACTGTTGCGAATATCATGAAGTCTGTATCTCCTGACCTTGTTGCAGCATTGACCTCTAAGGCGAATGCATCTATGCTGGAAACTGTAACTAAGAGCATGAGTCCTTACGCTATTGCTCAGGGTGAGAGTGTTGCCGATGTAACTAATCAGTTATTACGTGGAACAACTCTTGAGGAAGTCATTGAAAATATGGCTGCCGCAAAGAGTGAGTAGTTTGAAATAAGAAAAAAAAGAGCAGTAGAAATACTGCTCTTTTTTGATTTTTAATTAAAAATATGATAAAATTATTATATGGAAAAGATAAAAGAAAAAAAAATTAGCTTGTGGCAGAACTGAAAAAGATTGGGCAAATTATTGTTCTAATCCAGACCGTACATGGAGAACAAATAAATTAATTTTGACTAAAGTTCAATTCTTTTGGCATAAAGGTCCACGTATAAGAATTCATTATGAAATAAGATGCAAGAAATGCGGTCATACACGACAAAACGGAAACTGTTTTGGGTGGTCAGTAATTAAAGAATTATTGACTGGAGATATTTGGTTTTAATGAAAGATTGTTCTAAATGCCCATATGGTGGGATTGATGAATTTGGAGATTCATGGTGTAATTACTTTAATATCAATCCTATTGGAATTTGTGTGTATGATATAATTGAGAAAGAGAATAAGGAATATGTCACAGATAAAAGAGATTTGGGGCGACGGAACGAATGTAATAATTAAATTCGTTCGTGATGTTGGAGGAATTTGGTGGGCAGCAAGTGAATGGATGAGTGTAAGCTACCCATATACAGAGAAATTTTTAAAAGAAAATGGTTATAGAAAATTAAGATTGGAGGATTTTTCGTAAAATGACTTTTGAAGCATTACATCAAGAATTAATAAACTCTATGAAGAGCAAAAATCGTGTGAGAAAAGACGTTATTTCTGATATGATTACTTGTGCAAAAAATATGGCAATCGCACAAGGTTGTAAAGACAATATATCTGAAGAGATTGTAGACGCAGCAATCCTTAAGTCAAAGAAAATATGTCAAGAGCAAATAGATACTTGTCCTGCACAACGTCCAGATATATTAGAAGCATATAAAATTTGCATGGAATATATCGAAGAATTAGCTCCTAAAATGATGGATTATGTAACGATACAAGCCGCGGTTGCCCGCATTGGAGAAGCTAATAAGAATAATACTACTTTATCAAAAGGCATGATGATGAAGGCGGCTATGGCTGAATTGAAAGGTAAGGCAGATGGTAAACTTATAAATCAGGCTGTTACTGAATATTTAAAGGGGCAAAATGAATAAAGTAGTTCAAAATATATTAAATTCTTATCATACCAAAGAAGCTCAATTAAAAGAATTATCTAAATTAGCAAAAGATATTGAATTTGCTAAAGGTGTTGTAGATGGCACATATAAATATTGCAAAGAATGTGATGATTATTATTTAGCAAAGTCTTTTCTTCATGATTCTGAGAGAAAGAAAGCTCGAATTTGTGTATATGAAGATATTATAAACAGTGGCGGAAATGAGTATGTAGATGGATATATTCATATAAAATATGAGATTTGTCCTAAAGGACATAAAAGAGAAACTGAAAGGATAGAGGAAAGAGAATGACAAGATTATTTTTAATTAAAGAACCTGAAGATTGTCAGATTGTAAATGCATTTCTTGAAAATCTTGAACGTGATAATATTGAATATGAAGTTGATTACGATTTTGAAGAAGGTATGCCTGGTGTTTTAGTAACTATTGAATGGGAGGACTAAAATATGCCAGTTCATGATGAATTAGGTAAGAGAATGAAAATCTATGAAGCTGTGCCTAAAACAAAATTAGTGCGGAGAATGCCTGTGGCTATCCGCATTGATGGTAAAGCTTTTCATACTTTTACAAGAGGAATGGCAAAACCATTTGATGAAATTCTTATTAAATCTATGCAAGAAACAATGCAATATCTTTGTAAAAATATTCAGGGATGCGTTTTTGGGTACACTCAATCAGATGAAATTACTCTCATTTTGGTTGATTACAAAGAATTAAATACTTCCGCATGGTTTGATAATGAAGTACAAAAGATTTGTAGTATTTCTGCATCTATGGCTACTATGGCGTTCAATCGTGCTTTTGTAAAGAATGTAGATGAGTGGGGACGTTTGACTTTTCCTGACTGGGATGAAGGTGGTACAAATGAAGAGGTTGATGCAGACCTTTTGAAACTCAATGATGTATATCAGAGAGCTATCGAAAAAGGCGCGATGTTTGATTCCAGATGTTTTAATATTCCAAAAGAAGAAGTAGCTAATCTTATTTATTGGCGGCAACTTGATGCCACACGCAACTCAATTCAGATGGTTGGACAAGCTAATTTTAGTCATAATGAACTCCAAGGTAAAACCTGTAATCAAAGACAGGATATGTTACATGAATTACGCGGAATTAATTGGAATAATTATCCAACTACTCAAAAACGTGGAAGCTGTTGTATAAGAAATGAAAAAGAATGGATAATTGATAATGAAATTCCTATCTTTAAATGGGATGGTAGACAATATATTGAAAAATTAGTTTTTATTTAAAATAAATGGCAAGTATTATACTTGTCATTTATTTTTTTAAAAAAAATATGATATAATATTTATATAAAATAAAAAGGAATAATTGAAAATGATAGCAACAATTAAATATACTGATTGTGGAAGAGACTAACGCATTGTTTTTGGAGTTTTAGCTCAACTTAAAACAAATATTATTAAAACAGACAATAAACCATATACAATATATCATAATATAACTTTATATGTAGAAGATATGGATGAAATTAATACAATTATATCTATTCTAAATAAAAATACTACTTATGGAGTTGTATTGTTAAATTGTAGAAAAACTTTTAAAGAAAAAATAAAGGAGTTGTTTTCATATGAGCGAAAAGATTTATTTAATGGGTGATATACATGGAAGTTGGAAACCTGTTCGAGATTTATATCAACGTCATCCATATACCTTTAATAACAATGAAAATACTTTAATCTTACTTGGTGATGCAGGACTAAATTTCTTTTTTAATCATCGTGATGAAGAATTAAAAAAGGAATTAGGAAAATATCCATTTACTTATTTTGTAGTACGTGGTAATCATGAAGAAAGACCAAGTATCTGTGCAGAAAAGAATCCAGATAAATGGCATCAAGAATTATTTTGGAGAGGAAAAGTTTGGGTAGAAAATGACTATCCTTACATTAAATATGCAGAAGATTTTGTATCTTTTTATTATATTCCAGCAGGAGTAGATTACGTAACACCTGAAAACCCATCTGATGATGATATTGAAGTTCAGAAATATTATAAAACTTTAGTTATTCCTGGTGCTTATTCAGTAGATAAATATAGAAGACTTGAAGCGGGTTGGAGTTGGTTTCCACAGGAACAGTTGTCTGAAAGTGAACAATTAGCTGGTTTAGCTTTAATAGAACAACAAGGATGGAATTGTGATTTAGTATTATCTCATACTTGTCCTGTTATGTATGAACCTACTGATTTATTTCTTTCTATAGTTGACCAATCAATGGTTGAAAAAGATATGGAAAGATACCTTGGACAAATTGAGTATCAACTTGATTATAAGGCATGGCTTTGGGGACATTATCATCAATTCCGCGATTATCCAAGACCAGATGAAAGATATAGAACTATGCTATTTAATGATGTAGCAATAGATTTAAAAGATTACATGGAAGGGAAAGTAGAAAAATTATGAGAAAATTTTGATATTTAATTTGGTTAATCATTATCTTTTTGTGGAAGCGCATGTGGAAATGCCGTTCCTACTGAAGCAAAATACATAACTGGTTTTATTGTAGGATGTTTAGCAATGGCAGCATTAAGACTAGCTCATAACGATTAAAGAGGAAACAAAATGAAAACATATACAGGAAAAACAAATGGCAAGGCTTTTAAAGGTATCTATACTAATTCATGTATGCCTAATCAAAAACCAAAAAGAATAAAAAAAGATATTGAAAATATGAACCCTATAAACGATGTTAAAATAAATATCAATCTAATTGGTATATTTAGTGCAATCATTACAGCTATACAAGCGCCTCTTGATATGAATTGGAAAGTATGTTTGATTGTTTTGTTTCTTTTAACTTCTATCAATGTGGAGGCAAATGAAAATGAATAAACCTAAGTGGTTATATAGATTAGAAAGTACAGACCCTGCAAAAGGATTATGGTATAATTTGAATAATGAATTAGTTTGGACGATTGGGGAGTCAGAGAATTGTAAAACTAAAGACCTGCCTATGGGCTACGATGAGCGCTATCATAAGGATGGTCGAAACTGGTTTAGCTCTTGTAGTCATAAAGAAGACTTAATTCATTGGTATAGTCTTGAAGATGCTCAAATTCTTATTGCTCAGGGTTTTGTATTTACAAGATACCTAGCTACTGAATATGTAGAATATGAAATGGAAACTACTTTTATTAAAGAAACAGCACTAGCAAGAGAAGTTATTGACATTACAGAATTATTCGAGGTATAAAATATGAGAACGAGTGAAAGTTTTTTTGATTATCTTGGCAGAGTTGATGTTCATGAACAAGTTGAAAATGACATTCGTATCCTTACCAAGAAAAATAAGAAGAAGAATAATAAGGCGGCTGCTGCGCCTAAAGTTAAAGTAGAAGAAGATACATATGAACAGGCTATGGATACCAGTAAATATAACAAGATTTTAAGCGAATTAGCAATCTAAAAGAAATTTTTACCTTTTTGATTTTTAATAAAAATTTTGATATAATATTTGTATAAGAAAAGAGGTAATAAAAAAATGATTAAATTTTCCGACAGTAAACCAAAAAGAAAATCAGATGAAACTGAATGTTCTTTAAAAGCCGCAGTTAATGCAGGTATGGTTGCTCTTGGTCAAAGATATATGATTGAAGGTAATCCTGTTACTTGTGTTGATATTGATGGAGATAAATATATTTTTTCAATGGATGAAATCTTTAAATGCGCTCCTCATAAAGAGATTCCTTCTATTCTCAGACAGATTTATAAAACTGGTAAAATTGGAGATAAAGAAGTTTTACCAGTTAGTATGATGAAAGATATTGATTTTTTATTTGTTCCATGTGAGCGTCAAGTTTTTGGTCAAAATAAATATGGAGATGAGAAAAAAGAATTAGGTATTAAACAATTTGAATGGTATAAAAGAGGCAATGTTGTAAGAGTTAAGGGTTATCGTGGTAAAGATAATAGTTATTGGGAAGATGGTGAAACCTGCGCCTGGTGGTTAGCTACTGTTCGCTCTGGTAGCTCTGCTAGCTGCTGTTTTGTCGCCGGCAGCGGACATGCCAGCTTCAGCTTTGCGTCTTACACCGGCATTGGGGTTCCTGTGTTCCTTCAAATTACAAAAGAAACTGAAAAAGAGCCTGATTACGAATTTGATTTTTAAATAAGAAAGGAGTAATATTATAACTGAATATAATGTTGAAAAAATGTACACTTATTTAAAAGGGTATATTACTGGCGCTGGTTTTACTGAGAGTATGAAAGCTCTTGGATATGCAAAAGAAAAGCATGAAGGACAATTCAGAAAAGATGGCGTTACTCCTTATATTATTCATCCTTTACAAATGGCTTGTTATGCAGTTGCTCTTGGAGTAAAAGATGATTGTATTATTGCGACTATCTTATTGCATGATGTAATTGAAGATTGTGGTGTAAATTATAGAGAGCTGCCTGTTTGTGATAAGGTAAAAGATGCTGTTCGATATATGACTATTGAATGTATTGAAGGAGAAGATAAACAAGTAACAAAAGCTAGATATTTTAAAAATCTTCTTCATAATAGGCGGGCTTTAGTAGTAAAAGGTCTTGACCGTTATATGAATTTGCGAACTATGGCGGGAACATTTGAAAAAGAAAGAATTGAAAAAAATGTAAAAGAAACAGCAAATATGTTACTTCCAGTTTTAAAACAGGGTAAATATAAATATCCTGAGTTAGCAGATATTCTTTATGTTCTTCGTGAAAATATTAGAAGTGTCAATGATACTCTTGCTGCGGCATATGAAATTGAAATATAAATAAATTATATTATTGATTTTTAAAAAAATAAATGTTATAATATTTATATAAACAAAAGGAAAGGAAAGATGTAGTATGTTAAATGCAAAGGGAGAAAGAGAATTAGCATATGTAGTAAAGATTGATGGCATTTCTCCTATCGCCGGAGCTGATAGAGTTGAACTTGCTCATGTTGGTGGATGGAGAATTATGGTAAAGAAAGGTCAGTTCCAAGTTAGAGACTATGCTATCTATTTTGAAATTGACTCTAAAGTGCCAGAAAAGGAGCCGTTCATGTTTCTTGAGTCTAAGCACTTTAAAGTTAAAACTCAGAAATACTTTAAGGGAACTGTTATTTCTCAGGGTCTGCTTATGGCACTTGATGACTTTATTTTGAACTCTGAAGTTCCTTCTTGGGTTCAGAGTCTTAAGTTCCAGATTTCTAAAGGAGTAGATATTGAACATGAGGGTGTAACCGAGGTTATCGGTGTTACCTACGCGGTTGAGGAAGATAATAAAAGAAAAGCAGCTTCTGTTGATAAATACAAGAAGATGGCACAGCGTCGTCCTAATATCTTTAAGAAGCCTTGGGCAAAATGGATGATGAGACGTGAGTGGGGACGTAAAGTTATGTTTGCACTCTTTGGTAAAAAGAAAGATAAGAAGAACGGATGGCCGAGCTGGGTTTCTAAGACAGATGAAGAGCGTGTACAGAACATGACTTGGATTCTTGAAGATAAGTCTGAATGGATTGCAACAGAGAAAATTGATGGAACTTCTACTACTGCTACATATCGTAGAACGGGTAGAAGGAAACACGAATTTTACATCTGTTCTCGTAATGTAGTCTTTGACAAACCAGATAAGGGTTGCTATTATGAGACTAATGTCTACACTGGAATGGCTGAAAAGTATCATTTTGAGGACGTACTCGCAGCTTTAGTTGAGAAGTATAACCTTGAGTGGGCAACTCTCCAGGGTGAGACTTATGGTGTAGGAATCCAAAAGAGGGAATATGGTCTTAAAGAACATGACTTCGTAGGATTTAATCTTATCTTCTCTGATAGAGGTCGTTTGAACTCTGTAGAGGCTAAAGAAATCTTAGCTGAATATGGTATTCCTTGGGTACCTATCGTTGACGAGCATTTCGTATTACCTGATACTGTAGAGGAGTTACTTGCGATTGCAACTGACAAGTCTGTAATTGATGGCGGAATGCGTGAAGGTCTAGTATTCAGGTCTCAGGACGGAGCCCGTAGCTTTAAGGCGGTTTCCAATGAGTTTTTACTCAAGTACCATAATGGATAAGATAATGAAAAAGGAGAATAAAATAATGAAAAAGTTTTTCACTATTATGTTAATGGTATTTATGCTTGGGCGGATGCTCAACAGAAGCAGAGAGGGTATCCTATAACATCTCTCAGCAAGCAGATAATTTCAATACTGTGCGACAAATTACAGTCATTAATTGCTTACAGGGTGATGTTGTCTTTCAAATGACTGGAAAAATGTCTATAAATGCTGATGTTGCGGATAATCAACTTGAAGTTACAGTTGAGGATGAGTATGGTAGATATAAGAAACATTTTATCGGATTGTCTGATAATGTTACTTATGTAGTCGAGGATATAACAGACGGCGATGTTGATAAGTATAAATACACTCTTAACTTCAATCCTAAAATGTGGATTCCTTTCAATGTAGAGACGATTGATTAAGATAAGGAGTAGGTTAAAACCTACTCCTTTATTTTTATTAAAATTTTTGTTATAATATATATAAGAAATGAGAGAAAAGGAAAGAAAAATATGAAAATCTTAATTGTTGTAGATATGTAAAATGATTTCGTATCCATGGCACTGGGTACGTCGGAAGCACAGACGATTGTGCCTGCTGTAGTAAAGAAAATTGAAGAATGTAGGGCGGCAAACGATGTAGTAGTTTTCACCAAAGATACTCATTATGAAAATTATATGGAAACTCTTGAAGGAGAGAAGCTCCCTTTTCCTCATTGTATCGTTGCCACAGAGGGATGGCATATTATCCCTGAAATTGAGGTTAAAGCTAATGAAGAAGTTATTTCCAAGAATACATTCGGATATGATAATTGGATAAGAGTTCTTGACAACTGGATTGATACCATTGACGAGATTGAGATTTGCGGCTTATGTACTGATATCTGTGTAATTTCAAATGCGCTTATTTTAAGAGCTTTATATCCAAATATGCATATTACGGTTGACGCTAAGTGCTGCGCGGGCGTCACTCCTGAGAAGCATCAAGCTGCGTTGGAAGTAATGAAGAGCTGCCAAATTGATGTAATTAACGAATAAGGAGAGGAAATATGAGATTGCAAAGAATTATCACCAGCTTACTGGAAAATGATATGTATAAATTCAGCATGGGACAGGCTATCTATCATCAGTTTTCTGACTACAAAACCACTTGGACTTTTAAATGTAGAAATACTGATGTGAAGTTTACTGCTGAAATGGTTGAAGAAATTAAAGAACAGATTAAAGCATATTGTGAACTGCGCTTTACAGAAGATGAACTGACTTATCTTGAAAATATCAAGTGGATTAAAGGTAGCTATGTAGACTTTCTTCGTCTGTGGCAGCCGCGTTTTGAAGATTTCGAGATTACCGCCGACGCTGAATGCGGATTAAGTATTGAAACAAGAGGAACATGGTTAAACACTTCTATGTATGAAATTCCTACTCTAGCTATCGTTAATGAGGTTTATTTCCGCATGAACTATAACTATGATACTCTAATTGCTAGCTTCAAAGAAAGACTTGAAGAAAAGTTCACTAATCTCAAATCTGGCAAATGGTATGTAGGCGTATTCTCTGAATTTGGTCTCCGCCGTAGATTATCTGCGGAAGCTCAGGAACTAGTAGTTGAGAAGTTCTCTCATTTGAATGACACAGCACATTGTGCATCAAGATTTGTTGGAACTTCCAATGTGTATCTTGCTAAGAAGTTTGGTTTAACGCCTGTTGGAACAATGGCTCATGAATGGATTATGTGCGTGGGTCAAGGCAATCATAAACATAATCCTGCATATTCTAACTGGTATGCATTAGACGCGTGGGTAAAAGAATACGGAGTGCTAAATGGAACTGCTTTGACAGATGCAATCACCACTGATTGTTTCTTAAAAGATTTTCAACTGACATACGCAACTCTCTTCAGTGGCGTTCGTCATGATAGTGGTGACCCGATTGAGTGGGGCGAAAAGATGATTGAGCACTATGAAAATCTTGGAATTGATGCTAAAACTAAAACTTTACTATTCAGTGATAGCTTAAATTTTGAAAGAGCAGATAAACTATTTAGACATTTTAATGGTAGAGCTAAGGCAGCTTTCGGTATTGGAACTTATTTAAGTAATGATACTATCGCAACTCCTTTAAACATTGTTATGAAAACAACTCTTTGTAACGGACAGGATGTAGCTAAGATTTCTGATACACCTGGCAAGGGAATGTGTAAAAATCCCGCGTATGTAGATTATTTACAGAGATGTATAGATTGGAGAATGGAGCATGAATAATATTCTGCTTATACCAGGCAGCTTCAATCCAATAACCAATGCTCATATAGAAATGGCAAAGACCGCCCAAAAGGCGGTCAATGCTAATATGGTATACTTCATCCCAGCTCATGATACCTATGTGGCAAAGAAAAAGACTTTGATTCCAGGGCATAGCCGCTGTAGATTGATTGAAGAAGCTACGCCAAAAGATATGACATATATTCCTACAGAAGTAAATAGTTTTCTTCCAAAAAAGACATATGATACAGTTCAAGAATTAAAAGATTGCTTTGATAAGGATTATAAATTTTATAATTTTTATATATGTTTAGGAATGGATAATATATCAACTTTGACCACTTGGTATAATTGGCAACCTCTTGTTGAGGAAAATATGTTTATTGCCTGTACAAGAGAAAATGAAAATCTTGAAGAATCTTTGCAAAAAGCTGGTTTAGAAAGATATAAAAGTCATTTCCAAGAAATAGAAATTCCAAAAAATAATATTTCTTCAAGTTTAGTTAGAAGTTTATGTGAGCAAGGTAAATTTGAAGAAGTAAAAGATATTGTACCAGAAAATGTATATGAATATTTAAGGAGGTTTTATGATGTCCTCAATCGAATTTGATGCAAAGAAAACAAAAGATGAGTGTATTCAATGGATTAGAGATTGGTTTGATAAAAATGGTAAAGATTGTGTTGCTATTATTGGTATATCAGGCGGAAAAGATTCTACTATCGCAGCTGCTCTTTGCGTAGAAGCACTTGGTAAAGATAAAGTTATTGGAATTATGATGCCACAAGGAGAGCAAAGTATTCAGACTTCAGAAGAAGTGATAAAATATCTTGGTATTAAATCTTATTTATCTAATATTAAAGATGCCGTTGAAGCAATAGATAATCATGTATTTTTAACTCTTTCCACACAAGCACAGACTAATATGCCAGCAAGAATAAGAATGTGTACATTATATGCTTATTCCCAAACATTAAATGGACGTGTTGTAAATACTTGTAATAAAAGTGAAAATTGGATTGGCTATTTTACTATCTTTGGAGATGCAGCAGGAGATTTTTCACCATTGCATAATCTTTTAGTAAGAGAAGTTAAAGCTATTGGTTATGAATTAGGACTTCCTGCTGAATTTATAGAAAAAGTTCCAGAAGATGGTTTATGCGGAAAGACTGATGAAGATAATTTGGGATTTAGCTATGAAACACTTGATACTTATATTGGGGATGGAATAGAACCGCCAACCGCAATAAAAGAAAAAATTGACAAATTACATGAACAAAATCTCTTTAAATTACGACCTATAGCAGATTTCCAACCGAAAAGTGCAGATTAATTTCTGCACTTTATTTTTTAAAAAAAATATGATAAAATATTTATATAAGATAAAGAGAAAGGATTTGATGAATTATGGGTACAAAAAAAGGAGAAATTACTACAAGTGAATTTTATTGCACAGCTTGTGGAAAGAGAGGCATTCCTATTACAAGAAAACCTGGACAACAGAGAGAAGCAGGTCATTTAAAAAAGTTATTTTGTTTATATTGCAGGAAAGAAACAAATCACGCGGAAGTGCGACCTTTTGGCTCTTATAGTCGAGAAGATTTTGAGGAAGAGTTTAGGTTAGGACGATTTATTGATGGAAATAGAATTCCTGTTGCAGATTTAATGACTTGTAGTAAGATTCAATGTGAATATAATAAACATGGAAGATGTTGGAACTCAAATCATAGCTACAAATGTGGTCATAGGATTATAAAAGAAAATCCTAATGATGAAACTAAAAATTTACTAAATAGAGGGTGGTAAAATGAATAAATTATATATTGTAATGGGAACTCCTGGGTCTGGGAAAAGCACATGGATACAAAATCATCTTGATGAGCACTCTGTATGGGTATCTCGCGATGATGTAAGATTTTCTATGGTCGCGGAAGATGAAGAATACTTCTCCAAAGAAAAACAGGTTTTTAAGGAGTATACAAGAAGAATTAACAATGCTTTGGAAAATGGCTATGATGTGTTTGCGGACGCCACACATCTGAATAAGGCATCAAGGAATAAACTTCTTACTGCTATCAACCCTGAACTGAATATTGAAGTTGATGTAGTCTGGATTAAGACTCCGCTTGAAACTTGTATCGGACAAAATCAGAACAGAGAGGGAACTAGAAGTTTTGTTCCTGTAAGTGCAATCCGTCGTATGTTTTATCAGATTGAGATGCCTGAATTTGAGGAAGGAATTAAGAAAATTTTTATTGTAGAACCTAATAAACCTATTGAAGTAAAGGAGGAAATGTAATGGATAGAACAATTTGGCTAACAAGTGATACTCACTTTAACCATGACAAAGATTTCCTTTGGAAGCCGCGTGGTTTTCAGAATGTACAGGATATGAATGAAGCAATCCTCACTAAGTGGAATGAGACTATTAAGGATGGAGACATTGTTTATCATCTTGGCGATGTAATGTTGGGAGCAGACCTTCAGGCGGGACTCCGCTTAGTTAATAAACTAAAAGGTGAAAAGTATCTTGCTTTTGGTAATCATGATACTGATGCTAGACTTAAGGCATATGCAACTAATCACTTTTTCAAGGATATCCAGATGGGATACCGAATTAAAATGGGTAAACACACTTTCGTATGTACCCACTATCCGACTATCACAGCTAACGGAAATAATAATCGCGTACTTGGACTGTATGGTCACACTCATCAGCAAACAAATTTCTTTTCTGATGAATCAGGAATCCGCACTTATATGTATCATGTTGGTGTAGATTCTCATGACTGTAGCCCAGTAAATCTTGAAGACCTTATAGTAGAAATAAAGAAGTTAAGAGACGAATAAATGTATAATTATAATAAAAATGATGATACAGTAGCCGCACTTGGATGCTTTGGAGTGATTGTTCTTGCAATTCTTCTTATTCTGGTGTCCCCATTCATTGGATTCTGTTGCGGTTGGATAACAGGATGGATAATTAAAGTAACTTTTGGTGACACAATGATTCAAGGCTTAGGATTACTTGGTTTTAATATTGCAAAAGAGTCTTTGCCTCTTATGTGCGGAACTCTTGGTGTAATTGGTAGCTTCTTTAAGAATACCACAGTCAATCGTAAAAACGATTAATATGTAGACCTTGCTAAAGCAAGGTCTATTTTATTTTTAATAAAAAATATGTTATAATTATATAAATAGGGTAAAAATAGTTAATCAATATGTCCTATTTTTTAAATTCAAATGAACAGAATAAGAAAGGAAGTAAAAATATATGATTTTTTACGACACTTGTGCTCTATTGAATAAACTACATGAGGCATTTAATGAACGTTTTGAAGTAAGTACAATTACATTTAGAGAATTGGAAAATATCAAAACCTCTGCTAATAAAGACCCAGAAATAAAGTTTCGTGCTCGAAGACTATTACATCTTTTAGATGAGCATGAAGGAGAATATGATATTATTACTTATCTCCAAGACTGGGATGAAGATATTAAAAATTCAGCTATTCTTCCTATGACAGATGATAGTAGAATTATTATAAGTGCATTAAAAAGCAATTCTAATGATAATCCTATTACTTTTGTAACTGAAGATTTGTGTTGCAAACATTTAGCTAGTTTAATGGGATTAAAAGTTGAATATATTAAATTAACTGAGCAAAATTATTCTGGATATAGAGTAGTAACTTGTGATACAGAAGAAAAAATTGCACAAATTTATTCAGATTTATTTAATCCAGCTATTGATTGGGATATAAATATTAATGAATACCTTCTAATTAAAAATAAAGAAGGAGAAATTATTGATAAATATAAATATACAGAAGATGGTTTTAAGCAAGTGCCATTTATTGCTTTCAATAGCAAAATGTTTGGAAAAATAAAGCCAAAAGATGCTTATCAAACAATAGCAATGGATAGTTTACATAATAACAAGATAACTATGATTCGCGGATGTGCAGGCACAGGAAAATCATATCTAGCTATAGGATACTTATTTTCTTTATTAGAAAAAGGAGATATTGATAAAATAATTATTTTTTGTAATACTGTAGCAACTTCTGGTTCAGCTAAATTAGGATATTATCCAGGTTCCCGCACAGAAAAATTACTTGATTCTCAAATAGGTAACTTCTTATCAAGTAAGCTTGGTGATAGAGCTGAAGTAGAACGTTTAATATATGAAGGTAAAATAGATTTATTACCAATGTCTGATATTCGTGGATATGATACTACAGGTTTAAAAGCAGGTATCTACATTACTGAAGCACAAAATTTAGATATTGAACTAATGAGATTAGCTCTTCAAAGAATTGGAGAAGATTCAATCTGTATCTTAGATGGAGATAGTGATGCTCAAGTTGATTTATCAATATATGCTGGTAATAATAATGGTATGAGACGAGTATCAGAAATCTTTAGAAGCGATAAAGTATATGGAGAAGTTGCATTAGTAAATATATATAGAAGTAGAATTGCTCAGTTAGCGCAAATGATGTAATAATAGTCTGCTCGGGACGCTTACTGTCGACTTTTGAAACCAAAAATGCATTTTGGTAATTTTTAAACCAATTTTTATAATATAGAACTCACGCTAAAAATAGCGTGGATTCTTTTTAATTTCGAGGTGATTAAAATGTTAGATGAAGAGAAACTTGTCCAAGAGGAAAAAGATTGGGCAAAAAATAAACAATTACTTAAAAGAAAAATAAAAATAGAGAAAGATAAGGCAAAGTTAAGAAATAGTTTAAAAGATAAATCTAAACTAACAACAACTAAGTTACTTATTCTTTTTTTATTTATAAATTGCACTATGGTTGAATTATTTACTGGATGGGCTACCATCCAAAGTATTCAATTAGCACTACAAACTGGGCTTGCCCCAGACTTTACTCCTCTTGTTACTCTAATAGGTACAATAGTAGGAGAAGTTTTTGGATTTGCTGTGTATGCAGTTAAGTCTACAAAAGAAAATACAGTGGGCGGAATTGTTTATGATTCTGCTCTAAATAACAATAATAACGAATCCGTAGGATAAAAGGAGGATATACATATGGAATTTTTAGTTAATTATTGGTATCTCTTAGTTGCCGCCATTGCTGTTCTTGTAGTTGGCGGATATTGCATTTATGCTTTTATTAAACGCCCAACAAGTGAGCAAATTACAAAAGTAAAAGAATGGTTATTATATGCTGTAACTGAAGCTGAAAAAGAATTAGGTTCTGGCACAGGACAAATTAAACTTCGTTATGTATATGATATGTTTGTTGCTAAATTTCCTTGGTTAGCTAAAACTATTGCTTTTGAACAATTTAGTATATTAGTTGATGAGGTTTTAACTAAATTTAGAGAATTATTAGAACAAAATGAAAATTTAAAAATTTATGTAAAAGGAGAGTAAATAAGACATGACAAAACAAGAGTTTATTACTCAAGTTGCTAAGTATGTCCAAAAATACGCTCCTTTATATGATATAAAAGTATATTCACCTATTATCGCACAAGCCTGTTTAGAATCCGCATATGGAACTTCTGAATTAGCTACAAAAGCACATAATTATTTTGGTTTAAAATATTCAAGTACAGTAAGTAAAAATAAGGAATATATTAAAGTAGGCTCTGAGCAGAATGCAGATGGTTCTTATACCAGCTCAACTATGAAATGGTGTAGTTTCTCTTCTCTTGAAAAGGGAGTCGAAGGCTATTTTAAATTTTTATTTGGTAGAACTGGAGTTACTAGATATAATAATTTAAAAAATATAACAGATGCAGAGCAATATTTAACAAATATTAAAAATGATGGATATGCAACATCATTACAATATGTTAATAATAATATGTCTGTAATTAAAACCTGGAATTTAACTCAATATGATAATATAGAAAAAAAGGAGAATAATATGGGATATACAAATAGTTCATTAGTAAATTGTACAGTAAAAAGTCCGAATCATAGTGGAACAAGAACTCATACGATTGATACTATTACTCCTCACTGTGTAGTAGGTCAATTAACCGCTGAAGCTATTGGAAATTGTTTTACAAGCTCTAGTAGACAAGCAAGTTGTAATTATGGTATTGGCAAAGATGGACGTGTAATATTAGTAGTAGATGAATCTAATAGAAGCTGGTGTTCAAGTAGCGCTTCTAATGATCAAAGAGCAGTCACTATTGAATGTGCTTCTGATACAACATCACCTTATGCGTTTAATGATGTTGTTTATAATAAATTAATTACATTATGTATTGATATTTGCAAAAGAAATGGAAAAACTAAATTACTTTGGCTTGGAGATAAAACTAAGACTGCTAATTATACTCCAAAATCAAATGAAATGCTTTTAACAGTACATCGTTGGTTTGCTAATAAAAGTTGTCCAGGTGATTGGATGTATTCAAGAATGGGAGATTTAGCTTCTAAAGTTACTGCTGCACTAGGCGGAAATAACAACTCTACTTCTACTACTACTCAAACTAGTAGTTCTTCAAGCGCAGCCGCAACTAATAAAACTTTCCCTAGCGTTCCATTTACAGTAACAGTATTAGTTTCTGATTTAAACTATAGAAGTCAACCTTCTATGAGTGGAGCTATTAAAGGTACAACTGGAAAAGGTATTTTTACTATTTCTGAAGTATCTAATGGATGGGGTAAATTAAAATCAGGAGCTGGATGGATTTATCTTGAAAATGCTTCTTATGTAACAATAGGAAAAACAATCGCGGGAAGTAGCTCTACAGCATCTTCAACTAACTCTACAGCGTCTTCAACTGCAACTGCCGCATCTTATTTAGTAAAAGTAACTGCTAATGCTCTTAATATTAGAAAAGGTCCTGGAACTAATTATGGAACTAACGGAACTATTACTAATAAAGGCACTTACACTATAATAGAAACTCAAGGAAATTGGGGTAAATTGAAATCTGGTGCTGGATGGATTTGTCTCGACTATACTAAAAGAGTTTAATTTTAAGCGAGTAGCAATTTGCTACTCGCTCTTTTTTTGTCTATTTTAACTAACGATTTTAGAGACTGGTTTGACTTTCTTCAAAAATTATATTATTCTAAAGTTAGAATAAAAAATAACATAGTTCATAAATAGAAAGGAATTAAAGTTTAATGGTCAAACCAATAAACACAGAAAATAAAACTTCATTAGAAGTAAATATTATTCCAAAATTAAAAGAATATAATAACCTAACATTATCAGAAGGAGATACTTTAGTCATGTATGTAAATAGTGAAAAATGGGATATAAATGAAGCACAAGCTTTATTTAATCAAGTTGAAAAAGCATTTCCTCGTAATAATATTTTACTTATGTTTGATGGAATAGAATTAGGAGTGATTAAAAGAGATGAAAAATAAAGCTTTAAAACATTTTAAAACAATTTGTAAACATAAATATTATGTTGGAAAATATTGTTTTATCGCGGGAATCCCTTTAAGAGGAATTTTGCATGATTTATCTAAATTTTCTCCAACAGAATTTATTGAAAGTGTTAAATATTATCAAGGAACCCGCAGTCCAATAGATGCTTGTAAAGAAGTTAATGGATATTCAAAAGCATGGTTGCATCATAAAGGACGCAATCGACATCATTATGAATATTGGCAAGATAACTTTGATAATGGTGGAACTCCATTAAGAATGCCTTTTAAAGATGTTTGTGAAATGTTATGTGATTATCTTGGAGCAGGTCAAGCTTATATGGGCAATAATTTTACATTTGAGGGTGAATGGCAGTGGTGGTTAAATAAAATTAGTAAACCAATAGCAATGCATCCTAAAACACAAAGATTTATTAATCATATTTTAGATGATTTAAGACTATGTAATAATAATGATAAAAGTAAAATACAACATATATTAAGTAAACAAAGACTTCAGCTTGTTTATAATAGTATTGAGGAGATGAAAGAATGATACATATTTGGACAGATGGAAGTAGTCGTGGTAATCCTGGTCCAGGAGGATACGGTGTAGTTATAATAAATGATAATAAAGTAGTTTATAAATATAACAAACAAGAGCAAAAAATAACAAATAATCAAGCTGAAATGAAAGCGGTTTTACATGCTTTTGAAATCGCGGAAAACTTATACCCAAATCAAAATTGTATTATACATAGTGACTCTGCTTATGTAGTTAATATGTGTAATAATTGGATTTTTACTTGGGCAAAAAATAACTGGATAAATAGTAAAAATAAGAGAGTTGAGAATATTGATTTAGTCAAATCTCTTTATAAATATCTTAGCAAAGATTTTTTTAATTGTCAAGTTGTAAAAACTACTGGCCATGCTAATGTTACAGAAAATGAACTCGCGGATGCTCTTGCTACTAATAATATAATTAAATTTAACAAAATTATTGAAGAAAAGGGCATGAAGTTGATAACATAAATAAAATATGTTATAATATAAATAAATAAAGAAAAAGAATAAGGAGTATGATAGATGAGCGAAAACAATAAGCTATATACTGAAGACTCAATCGAATCATTAAGTCCTCTGGAGTTTACAAGACTCCGTCCAGGAGTATATGCTGGTGATACTACCTATTCTACACAATTATTAGTAGAAATAGTGTCAAATGCAGTTGATGAATTTAGATTAGGTCATGGTAACAAAATTGAAGTAATAGTAAATAAAGATGTAATAAGTGTACGAGATTATGGGCAAGGTTTTATTCCTAATTCATTTAGAGAAGATGGAAAAACAATATTAGAAGCTGCATTTAGTGTTCTTAATACATCAGGTAAATATCGTGAAGATGGAACCTATGAAGGAACATCATTAGGTTCTTTTGGTATTGGTTCAAAAATTACAACTTTCTTATCTCATTGGTTAAAAGCTGTAACTTGGAGAGATGGAAAGACTGAACAGATAGACTTTAAAGAAGGCGTTTTTGATACAAGAAAAGTTGAAGATTATCCTAAGAAAGATAGTGGAACTTGTGTAACATGGAAGCCAAGTGAGGAATTTTTTACTCATACAGAAGTTGACATGAAAGTAATTAAGCCTTTATTTGAGACTATCTCATGTTTATGTCCAGGTTTAAGTATTATACTTAATGATAATGGAACAGAAATTATTTATAAATCAGAGCATGGATTAAATGATTTAGTAGATAAGGCGGTTGCCGCGAAGGAAATTATTAAGAATCGTTTCAATATTAACTTCGTTGATGGAAAGAATAAGATGGATTTAGTTATGACTTATACATCTAATTATTCATCTACTATTGTTCCATATGTAAATACAGGTCTTACAGAGTCAGGTCCGCACATTACTCAGTTAAAGACAGTTTTAACAAGAGAGTTTAATAAGTTCTTCAGAGAGAAGAAATGGTTGAAAGAAAAAGATGAAAACTTAACTGGTGATGATATTCAAGAGGGAATGTATCTTGTATTTAATATGACTGCACCAAATGTATCTTATGATGCACAAGTAAAGAGTCGTATCACAAAGATAGATATTAAACCATTTGTTCAAGCGTTATCTGAAAATCTTCAAATTTGGTTCATGAACAATGAAAAAGAGCTAAAAGAAATTGCAGATAAAGCCATTAGCGCTCGTAAGGCTAGAGATGCAGCGAAGAAAGCTAGAGAAGCTGTTCGTGAAACTCAAAAGAAAAAGAAAGAAAAAGTAGTTAAGTTTGATAGTAAATTAGCTGATTGCAATAGTAAAAATCGTAAAGAATGTGAAATTTACATCACTGAGGGAGATAGCGCATCTGGTAATTTAAAGATGGCACGTAATAATTTAACTCAGGCGGTTATGCCAGTAAGAGGTAAAATATTAAATACTCAAAAAGCAACTCTTGCGCAGATACAGAAAAATGCGGAAATTATGACTATGATTGATGCATTTGGCTTGATTATTGACTCTAAGACAATGAGTGTAACTTATAAACCTGAAGATTTAAGATATGGAAAAATTATTATTATGTCTGATGCCGATGTTGATGGTGCTCATATTAAGAATTTGTTCTATACTTTCATCTGGAATTTCTGTCCGCAATTAATTATAGATGGATATATTTATGCTGGTGTTCCACCTCTTTATAAAATTACAACTTCAAAAGGTTATGTTTATTTAAAGAACGATGAAGCATTAGAGCAGTATAAAATTGAAAATAAAGGTAAAAAGTTTTCTGTTAATAGATTAAAAGGTCTTGGTGAAATGAGTGTTGAAGAAACAGAAGAGACACTTACAGATCCTAAGAATCGTATTATTAAGCAAATAACTGTTGAAGATATTGAAACAACAAACATTTTATTTGACCAACTAATGGGAACTGGTGTTACAGCAAGAAAAGCATACATCAAGGCTCATAGCGAGGAGGCAACATACAATGCAGAATGATGTTAAACAAGAGTTAGGTACTAACTTTATAGAATATGCGGTTGCTGTAAATACAGACCGTGCAATCCCAGATTCTAAAAGTGGACTAAAGCCTGTTGCAAAACGTATACTTTGGTCTACTTTTGAGAAAGGAAGAGTATATGCAAAGCCTCATGTTAAGGCGGCGCGTATTGTTGGTGATGTTATGGGTGAGTATCACCCACATGGAGATAGTTCAATTTATGGAGCTTTGGTAAGATTATCTCAAGATTGGGTTATGAGATATCCACTGATTGACTGGCATGGTAATAATGGTAATATAATTGGTGATGGTCCTGCTCATATGCGTTACACAGAAGCAAGATTAGCTAAGATTGCTGAAGTTGGTTTATTAGCAGGAATGAAGAAAAAGAATGTAGAGTTTACATTGAATTATGATGAAACTACAGATGAACCTATAACATTACCAGCTATCTTTCCAAATTTACTTTGCAATCCAAACACAGGTATTGGTGTAGCAATGGCTTGTAACTGGTTACCACATAACTTGAAAGAAGTTGCTCAAGCTATCTATGATTATATGGATGGAAATGAAGTAACTTTACCTGGTCCAGATTTTCCAACAGGTGGATTAATTATAAATAAAAATGATATTCCAGGAATTATGAAAACTGGACATGGAAGTGTGAAAGTTCGCGGAAAATATAATATTGAAAAGCAGAATATTATATTTTATGAAATTCCTTATGGAACAACAATAGAAGGAATTTTGGAAGATATAGCTGAAGCTTGTGAAAAGAAAGAAATTGAAGGTATTTCAGAAGCAAGAGATGAAAGTAATAAGAAAGGTCTTAGACTTGTTATTGAATGTAACAAAGATAGTGCGCCAGAAGCAATATTGAGAAAATTATTTGCTAAGACTTGTTTACAATCTTCTATTTCTTACAATCAAGTAGCTTTGATAGATAAGACACCAACTGAATTAAATTTAGTTGATTGTATTAAAATATATGTTGAACATAATATTGACTGTTTAAAAAAGGAATTAACATTTGATTTGGAAAAAGCAAAAGCAAGACTTCATATAGTTGAAGGTTTGTTGATTGCTTTGGAAGATATTGATAATGTTATTCAGTTAATAAAAAGTTCAGAAAGCGCGGCTGTCGCTTCAGTAAACTTACAAGCTAAGTATAAGTTGTCAGAAATTCAAGCAAAAGCTATTTTGGATATGAAGTTATCTAAGTTAGCTAAATTGGAAAAAGTAGAACTTGAAAATGAAAAGAAAGAACTTATTGTTAAGATAGCTGAATTAGAACTTCATCTTAGTGATAGAAGTTTACAGGAAGCTGATATTAGAGCAAGATTAGAAGATATTGTGGCGAAGTTTGGTGATGACCGCCGCACAGAATTAGCTCAAATTGAAGTTCCAAAAGAAGAGAAAGAAATTCAAGAGGTAATTCCAGAGGATGTAGTTGTAATTGTTACTCAGTCTGGAGATATTAAAAGAATCCCTAAATCTTCATTTAAAACACAAAAGAGAAATGGTAAAGGTGTTAAAAATGAAGATGATGCTATATTAGATACTATCTCAACAAATACAATAGATAATTTGATGTTATTTACATCAAAAGGAAAAATGTATAAAATGTTGGTTGATAATGTACCAGTTGGAACTAATGTTTCTAAAGGCGTTAGAATTGGAACTCTTTTAACTATGGATGATGATGAAAAAGTTATTGCAGTAAGTTCTTTACATAGAAAGACAAATGCTCAATATGTACTTTTTGTAACTAAACAAGGGCTTATTAAAAAGACCTATTTAGAGGAGTATACTTCTGTAAAAAGAAGTACAGGAATCGCGGCAATTAAGTTAAAAGAAGGAGATTCTTTAGCAAATGTAACATTTATTGATGAGGAAGAAATGATTATTATTACAAAAAATGGTATGTCTATTCACTTCCCAACTGACGATATTAATCCTATTGGTCGTGTAACATCAGGTGTTAAATCAATTAAGCTTGCGGAAGATGATGAAGTTGTAGTAGGACTTCCAATTCATAAAAATACTGATACAGTAGCAATCTTCACAGCTAAGGGATTTAGTAAGAAATGTACAATGGATGAGTTTTCATATCAGGCGAGAGCAGGTAAGGGTGTAGTTGCGTATAAACCTACTGATGTTACAGGTTTAGTAGTAGGCGCCGCAATGGTTGATGATGAAGATAATTTATTGTTAGTTGGAAAACCAAACTCTATATGCATCTCAGCTAAGGATATTCCTCTTTTGAGTAGAATTAGTATGGGTAATATAATGATTAAAGGAAATGTAACATCTGCGGTTAAATTATAAACCGCAGATGTTATAAAGGAGAATATATTTAATGGCATTTGATAAAGAGAAAATTAAAGAATTATATCCAGAAGCAATAATGTATGAATCTATGTTAATTCATCAAAGTACAGATGCTTCTCTTAAAAAAGCTTGTGATAGTGGAGAATATTTTGGTCAGCTAAAGAAAGATGGATATTGGTATCAGTTTGAAAAGCATGAGAATCATTCTTATTTATTTTCTCGTTCTGCAAGTAAAAAGACTGGATTACAAGCTGAAAAATCTGAAAATGTTCCTCATATAATTCAAGCTCTTGATTGTTTACCACCTCATACTATTTTAGTTGGAGAAATATATTATCCAGGCGGAAGTTCAAAAAATTGCACTGAAATCATGGGATGTCTTCCTGCTAAAGCTATTGAGCGTCAAAATGGCAAGTGGGGACAAATTCATTATTATTTACATGATATTATTATGTATGATGGAGTTGATTTAGTTCGTAACAAAGTAAATAATGAAATGAGATATAAAATCTTACAGAAAATTTATGAGTTACATAATTTAAGTAATTATTCTTTTATTGAATTAGCTGAAGCTTGGGAAGATAATCTTTATGAAAGAGTTGGTATTGCTCTTGATTCAGGTGAAGAAGGTATGGTTATTAAAAAGAAAACTGGTATTTATGAGCCTGGAAAAAGACCTGATACTAATTTGAAAGCGAAAAAGGTTGATTTTGCTGATGCAATTATCATTGGATTTGAAGAACCAACTAAGGAGTATTATGGAAGTGAATCTGATACATGGAATTATTGTATCTGTTATGAAAAAGATGCAAATGGTGAGTGGATAGAATGCGAAAGGTCAGATAAAGGCTGGTTTTCATATAGAAATATTAATCATAAGAGTGTATTAGTAACTAAACCATATTATATGGGTTGGTTTAATGCTCGTATTAAAATTGGTGCTTATGATGAAAATGGTGTTCTTGTTAATATAGGAACAATTCATTCAGGTATTTCTGATGAAATGAAACAATCTATGAGCGAACATCCAGAGTTATGGTTAAATAAAGTATGCAAGATACAATGTATGGAAAAGGACAACAAGGAGCATACTATACGTCATGGCTTTTATAAGGGTATACATGATGATAAGAATGCAAAGGATTGCACTTTATCTGCGATATTTTGAAAAATTTAAAATTTTTTGATATAATAGATATATGAAAGATAAACAAAACAAACATTTAAAAATAGCTGCTCAAAAGATAGTGAAAGCGGAAAAAGAATTACTTTTGGGCAAAAATGTTCAAGAAAATCAACAAAAAATTGAAAATATAATGTCTTCCCTCTCTTTTGAGGATGTTTTGTTATTAGATGATTATATTCAAAGAAAAAAATTATTGACAAAATGAAAATTTTTTGATATAATATAATCATCAAGAGATAAGATAATCTCTAAAAAATACTATAATATTATTATTTAAAACAAGGAGAATAAAAACAATGGCATTAAAAGAAAATTCAAGAAAAGTATTTGATTATGTAAAGAGTCTAGGTGGAGCAAATGTTACTGCGGCAGATATCGCAGAGGCTACTGGACTTGAGGTTCGTAGCGTAAATGGTATCGTTACTTCTGCCTTCCAGAAGAAGGGCTTAATGGAAAGAATTCCTGCTGAGATTGAGTTGGAAGATGGCACACATAAGCCAGTTAAGTTTATCAAGCTGACAGCTGAAGGCGAGTCTTTCGACCCAGATGCTCCAGAACCTGAGAAGGCTTAATTATATACTTTAATGACAGCGGGGCTAATTGCCCCGCATTTTTTTATAGGTAAATAAGATGATATTTGAAATATTATTTTTTATACTTGCTCTATGTATTTTAGGAGCAGGTATAAAATTTTATATAGACGCAAATAAAATAACAGTTTCTAAACAAATTGAACAATCAGAATTTGAAAAACTTCAAGAAGAATATGATAAACTTTGCAAACAGAGAACAAAGCTAATTTTAGATATAGAAAAAGAAAAACAAATTTTTGAAGAACAACATGAAAAAGAAAAAAATAATATTTCTGAACAAATAAATTTATATAAAGAAAATCTCTCTTATGCTAGTGAACAATATTTACATACTTTAGAGCAAAGTTATATTAAAGCTGAACAAGAATATGATATAAAAATGCAAAATTTAATAACGGAAAAAGAGCTTTGTGAAAAAGAACTTAATAAAATGCGGGAAGCTCTTAGTGCTGGCGTTCAAGCCAATCTCCGCGAAATGGAAAAAGAACAAAATTTGCAATTTTATAAATTAAGTATTTCAGATAAAGATTTAGAAGATGTAATGAAATTAGAAACAGTAAAATTATCATTGCATCAACCTGTTATTTTAAGTAAATTAATATGGTCTACTTATTTTCAAAAACAAACAACTGAAATGTGTAATCGTATTTTAGGAACTAAAAAGATTTGTGGTATTTATAAAATTACTAATCTAAAAACGCAACAATGTTATATTGGTCAGTCTGTAGATGTAGCTCAAAGATGGAAAGACCATTGTAAGTGCGGACTTGGAATCGAGGCTTCCGCAACTAATAAACTTTATAATGCTATGCAAAAAGATGGAATATGGAATTTCTCTTTTGAATTAATGGAAGAATGTCCAAGAGAACAACTTAATGAAAAAGAAAAATTTTGGATAGAACTATATCAATCTAATATTTATTCATATAATTCTACTAAAGGAAATAAATAATTATTAATTAGAAATTGTTATAAATAAGGAGACTTAAATGAAATTTGAAAATACACAAGTAATGAATTTTAAAAATGCATTAAGAGGTATGAGAAATCCTAAAAATAGTTGGGATAAGAGTGATAGCTTTTTTGGTTTACTTAATTTAAACGATACAGAGCAAGATTATGAAGTAACTGAAGCATGGATGCAAAAAAAACATCCTGATATGGATTTATATGGATATGAATATGATAATAAAGAATTAAATAAAGAATTTAATAATATTGACCAATGGTTAATTAAAAATGGAACTTTACAAACAGATTCTCAAAAATATCCAGAAATCGCGGAAGTTGCTCATATAGGTCCAAATGATATGCGTTTAGCGCAACAACTTATTAAAGCAGGACCAGAACATCGTAAGTTTATGCGTCAAATATTTGTATCTGTTGATATTACTGCTCCACTTTATTGGTGGAAAGAATTTGATACTTATAAAGTGGGTACAGTTGCAAATAGCACATCTACAATGCATAAATTAACTTCAAAGCCTATTACTCTTGATTGTTTTGAAATAGATGATTATACTGATAGTTTAAATTGGAATGGAGTTCCTATTGGAGAATGTGTAAGTTGCTATGATAGTAAGAAAACAATAGTGCGTCTAATAGATATGTTAGAAGGACTTCGTTTAAAATATCTTGAAACTAAAGATGTTCGTTACTGGAAGGAGTTAATTCGTTGGTTACCTGAAAGTTGGTTACAGACAAGAACAGTAACTTTTAACTATGAGAACCTTTTGGCTATTTGTTCTAAGAGTCAACGCCGCAATCATAAATTAAATGAATGGTCAGGTATTCATACTCCTGTAGAACAAAGTTTTATTCAATGGGCAAGAACTCTTCCATATGCTCAAGAGTTCATCTTTATTGACGAAGAGGTTAAACAAGATTCGTAGTAAAATAGTTGATTTACTAATTAAAAAATGTTATAATATAATTATAAGAAAAAAGAAATTATATTAAAGAAAGTGAGTTTAATTAGTAATGACAAAAAAAGAAGCTTTTATTAAAATGGTTGAGGATTTATTAAAGCCATGCGATATTGAGGAATTAAAAAAAGATAAAGAAAATTGTATGGCTTTAGATTTTTTTGAAGAATTAAAATCTGAAAAAACTACTGGTCCAAAACCAGAAATAACTGAGAATGGTGCAAAAATTCTCAAATATATGCAAGAAAATTATCAAAAATATAATAATGTGTTTAAATCTAAAGAAATTGGAGAAGGATTATTTATATCTTCTCGTTCTGTATCCGGGTCAATGAAGAAACTTATCACAGAAGGTTTTGTTAATAAAATTGGGACCGACCCTGTAGCATATGAAATTTCGCAAAAGGGAATTGATAAAGATTTAAGTAATATTTGACACATTTAAAAATTTTTGATATAATATATGTATGAAATGTTTAAGTCATAAATTAAAGAATAGGAGAAAGAACAAACATGAAACAGATGATTAATCAGGAACATATTGAAGGTAGAATTTATCAGCATGACTTAGCAGTAAAGACAGTTCAGAATCAGCAGTCAGCTAACTTCGGTAAAGAGTTTATTGCAGGTACGTTAGATATTGCAACAGATGAGGAAGGACTTAATGTACTTCAAGTACATTTTACATACATTACAGAAACTACAAAGTCTGGCGGAAAAAATGCTACTTTCGCAGCATTAAAGAAAATTATTGACGAAGGTAAAGCAATTATTACAGACGGTAAGGATTTGGCAACAAGAGTAAAGATTGATACTGCATTAGCATTAAATGATTTCTATGCACAGGATGGTTCTTTAGTATCCGTAAAGACAAATGAAGGCGGATTTGTTACAATTATTGGTGAGTTATGTCCAGAGAATGAAAGAAATACTTTCACTACTGATATGCTTATTACTAATGTAAATTTAGTTGAAGCTGATGAAGAAAAGAACATTACAGAGCCTTATATAGCAGTTCGTGGAGCAGTATTTAACTTTAGAAATGCTTTATTGCCAGTTGAATTTGTAGTAAGAAATGCAGCAGGTATGAAATATTTTGAAGATTTAGGTGTAACTCCTGCAGAGCCTATCTTTACTAAGGTATGGGGTAAAATTAATGCTACAACAACTACAGTTGAGAGAACAGAGGAGTCTGCATTTGGAGAAGCTGCGGTTAAGACATACGAGAGAAAAACTAAAGAATGGACTATTACTGGTACAGCAAAAATTCCTTATGATTTTGGTGATGAAAAAGTTTTAACTTCTGATGATATTACCAAAGCTATGCAAGATAGAGAAGTATACTTGGCAGATATTAAGAAGAGAGCAGATGAATATCGCGCTCAAAAAACTTCTGCACAGGCAAGCGCGTTTGCAGCAGGTGCTATGAGCACTCCAGTTACAGCTAAAGGTGGCTTTAACTTTTAATAAATATAAGAGAGCTTAGTCTCTCTTATATTTTAAACTTAAAATTAGGACGAATATAAGGAGATAAAATAGGAAATGAATGGAATTAATTTATTAGATATTGCGCCACATCAAGTTAGCCGCGATTTAAGAGGATATTCAGTATTTTTCTATGGCGAGCCAAAATCTGGTAAAACAACTATTGCCACAAAATTTCCAAGACATTTGCTTTTAGCTTTTGAAAAAGGTTATAATGCAATTCCTGGAGCTATGGCACAGCCAATTAACTCATGGGCTGAATTTAAGAAAGTCTTAAAACAATTACCAGACCCAAAAGTAAAAGAAAAATTTGAAACAATTATTGTTGATACTGCTGATATTGCATATGACCTTTGTGAAAAATATATTTGTGCAAATGCAAAACGTTCAGACGGTGGTTTTGGCGTAGACTCTATTGGAGATATTCCTTTTGGTAAGGGATATACAATGATTGCTAAAGAATTTGATGAAAGTTTGAGAAACATTGTTCAAATGGGTTACGGTCTTGTTCTTATTAGCCATGCAGTAGATAAAACATTTACTGATGAAACTGGTAAAGAATTTAATCAGATTGTACCTACACTTGGAAGTAAACCAAGAAATATTGTTTCTCGTATGTGCGATATTATTGGATATTCAAGAGCAATTCAAAATGAAGATGGAACAACTACAACTAAATTGTTTATGCGCGGAACTCCACGTTATATAGCTGGTAGCCGCTTTAAATATACTCCTGATTATATTGATTTTACTTATAATGATTTAGTAAAAGCAATCGGTGATGCTATTGATAAACAAATGCAAGAGGATGGAGCTGAGTTCTTTACAGATGAAAGAACAAATGTTTATGCGGAAGTTACACAAGAACTTGATTTTGATGAACTTGTAGTAACATTTAATAACATTGTTAATAGTATTATTGAAAATAATAATGAAGAAAAATTCCAAAATTATTGGCAACCAAGAATTATTCAGATTACTGAGAAATATTTGGGAAAAGGACAGAAAGTAAATCAGTGTTCAAGAGAGCAAACAGAAGCACTTGATTTAATTGTTACAGATTTAAAGGAATTAGTTCAAACAAAAGCATAAGAAAAATGAGGCGTGGTCTAAATAAGACACGCCTCATTTTGATTTATTTAAAAAAATATGATATAATTAAATAGTAAGAATATTAAAGAAAAAGAGGTATCATATGGCAGCGCATTATGTAACTTGTGTTTATTGCGGAGAACGATTTAACCGGGATAAAGAGCCTACTACCCAAGTATCCGCACGTCGATATGCTCATAAAGAATGTGCGGAAAAACATGAAGCAAATAAAAGTCAAGAGGAAAAAGATTTAGAAGCATTAGAAAAATATATAATGCATCTTTTTGATGAACCTTATGTTAATGCCAAAGTGCGGAAGCAACTTAAAGAGTATAAAGAACAATATAATTTTACTTATAGTGGAATTTTAAAGACTCTAATTTATTGGTATGAAATTAAAGGAAATTCAACAGAAAAAGCAAATGGCGGAATTGGTATTATTCCTTATGTCTATAATGATGCATTAAAATATTATTATACTTTATATTTGGCAAAATTGGCTAATGAAAGTAAAGATATAGAAATATATAAACCAAAGGAAAAAGTAATTGAAATATTACCGCCAAGAGTTCAGCCAAAGAGAATTAGACTTTTATTTGAAGATGAGGAGTAGACTATGGGTAGTAAATATACAGATTCAGCATCTATTGTTCAAGTAATAGGTGCCATTTATAATAATCCTTCTTTATTAGATGCGGAAGATAAATATCATTTTAATGAAGAAGATTTTACTGAAGAATTTCATCAAGTTTTATTTGGGTCTATTTATAATCTTCATGCTCTTGGTGCTGAAGAAATTCCATTAAATGCGATTGAAGATTATCTTGAACAAAGACCAAAAAAATTAGCTATATATAAAGCCAATAAAGGGCAAGAATATTTGGAAAAGATTAAACAATCTACCCAAATAGCTGCTTTTGATTATTATTACACTCGAATGAAGAAAATGACTTTATTTAGAATGTATGAAAGTATTGGTATGAATTTATCTTGGTTGTATGACCCTGATAATATTATGGATACAAAGAAAAAACAGGCTCAAGAAGATTGGTTAGATAATACTTCTATTGAAGATATAGCTGATTTAATAGATAGAAAAATAACTGATATTAGATTAAAATATATTGATAATTGTATCGGCGGTGCGGTAAGTGCGGGTGAAGGTGCATTAGAATTGCTTAATCGCTTTAAAGAAACTCCAGAAATAGGTTATCCATTATATGGTCCAATCTTTAATACTATTACACGTGGAGCTAGATTAAAGAAATTTTATCTTCGTTCCGCAGCAACTGGCGTAGGTAAAACTCGTTCAATGATTGCAGATGTATGTTCTATTGGATGTAACCAGATATATAGTTCAACTGAAGGTAAATGGGTTGAGAATGGAAATAAAGAACCTGTATTATTTATTACAACAGAGCAGGAACTTGAAGAAATTCAAACCATGATGATAGCATTTTTAGCTGATGTGAATGAGGAGCATATTATCAATGGAGAATACTATCCTGGAGAATGGGAACGAGTAACATATGCAGCAAATCTTTTAGCTAAAAGTCCAGTATATGTAGACCAATTACCTGATTTCTCTTTAAAAGATATTGAAAATACTATTAAACGTGAAGTTCGAGAGCATAATACTCGTTATGTTTTCTTTGATTATATTCATTCTAGTATGAAAATTTTAAGTGAGATTTCTTCTAAGTCTGGTGTAAAAGGATTAAGAGAAGATAATATTTTATTTATGATTTCTATTAGATTAAAAGATTTATGTAACGAATATGGTATTTTTATTATGACAGCTACACAGTTGAATGCAGAATATAGAAGTGCTGAACAGTATGACCAAAATTTATTACGTGGAGCTAAATCTATTGCAGATAAAATTGATGTTGGTATGATTATGCTTGAAGTGTCTCAAGATGATTTAACAGCATTATCCGATATTATTCAGCAAGGCGGATTTGATACTCCAGTAATTAAAATATCTGTATATAAAAATCGTAGAGGTAGATATAAAAATATTTTATTATGGTGTAGAGCGGATAGAGGAACTTGTCGAATTGAGCCAATGTTTGTAACAAATTATCAATTTGAATTAATGGAAATTGAAGATTTAAAAATAAAAGTAAAAACAAGCATAGAGACAAGTGCGTTTTGATGGAGAATAATATAGAAATACATGATTTAAGTTATTTGATAAAAAAAGCCGCTAAACAAAAGAAGAAGATATTGAAGAAAAGAAATAAGAAGAGAAAGAAGAAATAATGTATAGATATAATAAAGATGAACTCAAACAATCTTTAACAATAGAGCAAGTATATGAACTAACTGCGGACTTGGGTGGAGAACCAATGATGGAAGGTAATACATTTAAGTCAAGAACAATTTGTCATAATCCTGCGGGTCAAGGTTCATATAAACTTTATTATTATGATAATACAAAATTATTTAAGTGTTATACTGATTGTGGAGATTATTTTGATATATATGAGCTAGTTCGTAAACAAAAGACAATTAGTACAGGAGAAGAATGGTCATTACCAAAGGCTATTGCTTTTGTTGCAGCTTATTTTGGATACTCTTCCCAAACTTTTGATTTTGGTCAAGATAAAGAAATTTTAAAAGATTGGGAAATTCTTAGTAATTATGAGCATATTAATAATTATGAAGAAAAGCAACAAATTGTTGAATTAAAAAAATTTGATGCAAAAATTTTACAATTTTTACCACGACCAAGAATTAGTATCTGGGAACGTGAAGGCATTAAAAAAGATATTATAATGAATCGTGGTATTGCATATGACCCTAAAAATGAAGGTATTGTAATTCCTCATTTTGATATAGATGGAAATTTAATTGGGATTAGAGAACGAACTCTTATTAAAGAAATGGAAAAAAATGGAAAGTATATGCCAGCAAAACTTAATAATAAGATGTATAATCATCCTTTAAGTTTTAATTTATATAATTTAAACAACAGCAAAAATGCAATAAGTATTATACAAAAAGCAATCGTTTTTGAAGGAGAGAAATCTACTTTATTATATGCAAGTTACTTCGGTGAAGAAAATGATATTAGTGTAGCTTGTTGCGGGAGTTCACTCATATCTTATCAGGTCCAGTTATTGTTATCTTTAGGCGTGAAGGAAATTGTTATAGCATTTGATAAGCAGTTTAAAAAAATTGGCGATGATGAGTGGAAAAGATGGACGAAGAAGTTGAAGGCAATTCACACTAAATATAGCGGATATGTGCAAATTACTTTCATGTTCGATAAGACAGATTTATTAGGTTATAAGGACTCTCCAATAGATAGAGGACCTGAAACCTTTATGAAACTATTTAAGGAGAGAATTATATTATGAAATATCAGTTAATTAAAGAAGTAAATAGAGATTATACTGCACTTGAACAAGTGCTTACAAATAGAGGATTGAAGAGAGAAGATATACCACATTATATAAATACGACAGATGATGATATAAATTCTTTCTTAGGTTTAGGTGAGGAGAATTTAAAAGCTGCGGCTTCCGCATTGGTAGGAAATATACAAAGTGGAAATACTATTGGTTTAATTGTCGATAGCGATTGTGATGGTTTTACAAGTTCTGCACTCTTAATAAATTATTTATATGATATTTTTCCAGCTTGGGTTGAGGGGCATCTTATTTATTATATTCATGATGGTAAACAACATGGATTAAGTGATTTTTGTGATGTTCTTATAGAACAGAAATATCCACTTGTAATCGTTCCAGACGCAGGTAGTAATGACTATGAATGTCATAAAAAGTTAAAAGAATCTGGTTGTCAAGTAATAGTATTAGACCACCATGAAGCTGAAAGTATTTCAGAAGATGCTATTATTATAAATAATCAGTTGAGTGATTATCCTAATAAACATTTATCTGGTGTTGGAGTAACTTGGCAATTTTGTAGATATATTGATTCTTTATTAGGAACGTCTAATGCAGAACAATATCTTGATTTAGTTGCTCTTGGACTTACAGCAGATATGATGTCATTATTATCATATGAAACTAAACATTTAATAAACAAAGGATTTGAACCAAATAATATTCATAATCCTTTCATTTATTCAATATGGCAAAAAAACCAATTCAAATTAGGTAAGCATATTACTTCATGGGGAGCTGCGTTCTATATTGCTCCTTTTGTAAACGCTATGGTAAGAAGTGGTACAGCTGAAGAAAAATTACTTTTATTTGAATCTATGTTAAAGTTTAAAGCATTTAAAATGATTCTTTCAAATAAAAGAGGACATAAGCTTGGAGAAGAAGAACAATTAGTTGAACAAGCATTGCGTACTTGTACTAATGTTAAAAATAGACAAACAAGAGCACAAGATGCTGGAATGGCATTTCTTGAAAATATGATAATTGAACAAAATTTATTAGATAACAAAGTGCTTTTATTTTTATTGAAACCTGGTCAAGTAGATAGAAATATAGCAGGATTAATTGCTAATAAATTTATGGCTAAATATCAAAGACCTTGTTGTATATTAACAAGAGTAGAAGAAAATGAAAGTTATACTTGTTGGGATGAAAATGATAGCGATTATGGAGCTTCTTTATGTCATGTGAATGTTTCATATCAAGGTTCCGCGCGTGGTTGTGATAAAGTTGGAATTACAGAGTTTAAAGATATATGCGCGGCTACTGGTAAAACAATGTATGAAGTTGGTCATCAAGGTGCATTTGGTTTAGGTATTGAAGAGAAGAATATAGATGATTTTATATCTTCAACAAATGAAATACTTAAAGATATGAGTGAAGAACCGCTTTATTATGTAGATTATATATATAATGGAAATGAAGTGAACCCACAAAACATTCTTGATATTGCAGAAATGGGTTGTTATTGGGGTAAAGATGTTGATGAATCTTTAATAGCTATTAAAGATTTAAAAGTAACTAAAGATATGGTTACTTTAATGTCTCCAGATAAAACTCCTACATTAAAAATCGTACTTCCAAATAAAGTGTCTATTATAAAATTTGGTTCAAGTCAAGAAGAATATGATAAAATTGCAACTGATGGTTTTATTAAGATGGATATAATCGGCAAGTGTAATAAGAATGAATGGAGCGGATGGGTTAATGCTCAGATTATGCTTGAGGATTATGAAATCGTAGATTCTTGTAAATATTTCTTTTAACTGCTCGGGACGTACTTGACCAAGTTTTAGATTTCAAAATGGGTTTTGGAAATTTTAATGGAGATTTTGCATTATGTATAAAATATATAAACATACCAATATAGAAAATGGATTAGTATATATAGGCTATACTGGGAATAGTCCTGAAATAAGATGGAAAGGAGGACGAGGTTATAAAACTTGTCCTCGTTTCTTTTCTGCTATTTTAGAATATGGATGGAAACATTTTCTGCATGAAATAATTGAAGATAATATTATTACTAAAGAAAAAGCTTTAGAACGAGAGCAATATTGGATTAAATATTATCAATCAGATAATCCTAAATATGGATATAATATATCATTAAAAAAAGAAAAAAGAAATAAAATTGGTTATTTTTACACAGAAGAAACTAAACAAAAACATAAAGAAGGAAGTAGAAAAAGAGGATTTAGAGGAGGTAAAAATGGAACTGTAAAAGTTCAATGTATTGAAACTCAAGAAATTTTTAATTCTCTTACTGATGCTGCTAAATGGCGTAATTTAAAAGACCCAAGTACTATAAGTTCATATCTTCATGGAAAGGGAATGTCAGCAGGAAAACATCCTATTACTCATGAAAAATTACACTGGAAATATATTTAATTGCTCCAAAATCCATTTATTGATTTTTGCATAAAAATATGTTATAATATAAATAGAAATATTAAAGGAAGGAAAATAAATATGTTCAAAGGAAAAGAAAATGTTATAACCGCAGAACATTTAAAAAATGGTGAAGAATGTATTGTGATTGATTATGGTCAATCAATGACTCCTATTTTAAAATCTGGGCAAGCAGTTCGAGTTAGTCCTATAACTAATGATACAATTTTAAATAAAAATGATATAGTATTTGTAAAAGTTGCTGGTCATTTTTATCTTCATAAAATTTCTGCAATCAAAAATGATACTACTTATCAAATATCTAATAATCATGGTCATATAAATGGTTGGGTTGGAAAATCTCAGATTTATGGAAAGGTTGTTGAAATATTATGATATTAAATACAAAACAAGAGCAAGGATTAAGGATTGCAGTAGAGAGATATAGAAATCATGAGAAATTTACTGTAATTGCTGGATACGCGGGAGCCGGAAAGTCTACCCTTGTTCGCTTTATTATAGAAGCTTTAGACGTTCCTGAAGAAGAAGTTTGTTATGCTACTTTTACTGGTAAAGCTGCACAGGTTTTATTAAAGAAAGGCAATAAGAATGTAAGCACATTACATAAATTATTATATAAAAGTTTTCCAAAACCAGACGGGACATTTGTGCGGATTCCGGTAGAAGAAATACCATATAATATTGTTATTGTAGATGAAGTATCAATGGCTCCAAAGACAATTATGGAACTTTTATTTAAGTATAATGTACATATTATTTGTCTTGGAGACCCTTTCCAGTTGCCGCCTGTAGATAAGAATGAAGATAATCATTTACTTGACAATCCGCATATCTTTCTTGATGAAATAATGCGACAGGCACAAGAATCTGAAATTATTAGATTAACTATGGATATTCGTGAAAAAAAACCTCTTCATACTATGCAAGGCAATGAAGTAATTATTGCTCCTAAACATGAACTTAATACTGGTATGTTACAATGGGCAGATCAAATTATTTGTGGAACAAATGCAACAAGAATTGGTATTAATAATCAAATGAGAGAGCTAACCGGAAAAAGTGGTGGTCCACAGGATGGAGATAAAATTATTTGTTTAAGAAATTATTGGGAAATATTCGCAGATAATGAAGACCCGCTTATTAATGGAACAATAGGAGTATTAAATAATTCATTTAGTACTTTTTACCAACTTCCACGATATGTAGGAGGACAACAATTATCAGTTCTTATAGCAAATTTTAATACTGATAGTGGTTCTCACTTTGACTCTCTTGAAATGGATAAATTAATGATATCTACTGGTGAAGCAACTTTAGATTGGAAAACTAGCTTTAAATTAAGTAAAAACCCTAAAACAAGACATTTAGTTCCTCTCGAATTTACTTATGGATACTGTATAACAGGACATAAATCACAAGGGTCTGAATATGATAAAGTTTTAGTAATAGAAGAAAATTTTCCATTTGATAGAGTAGAGCATGCAAGATGGCTTTATACTTGTTGTACAAGAGCTTCTGAAAAGCTTGTATTAATTAGGAGCTAATATGTAAAATAATAAAAATGTAAAATAATAAAAGAAGTATATGCTTTTAGAAGAAGAGGGTAGCATATGAAAGTATCAAAAAAAATAAGAGAAAAACGTATAAACGATATACGAAAGTTATATAATCTTATTATAGCAGATAATCAAAATGCAAAAGAAGAATTATATAAATTACTTAAAAAAGAAATTAAAGATAATACAAATAATGCAGCAAAAGAAAGTATAAATTTCATTGAAGAAGTATTAACCAAAAATCTTTCTACCACTTTATCAGAATTGAAAAAAATATATTCAAAATCATTCGATTCTAAAAAAGTATTGAACTTACAAGAAATTTTTTATGATGCAGATGGAAAAACTTTTAAAGAAAGAATAGAAAATTGGTTCAAGGAAATTTTACATGAAAATCCATCTCAAGATGAAATATTAATATTATTTTATCATTTAGGATTAATTATAGATACTGAAAGTTTTAAAATTATTTCTTATTCAATGCAAAAGAAACTTAATACTGAATATGTTGAAATAATTGCAGGAGAAGGCTGCGATACTTGTAATGAATATTGTGATGGAGAAGTACATTTAGAATCTGAAATAGAACTTCCACCATATCATCCAAATTGCTTATGTGAAACAATTTATTTTGAAAAAGAAGATATTATAGAGGATTTATAAAAGAATAATGTAGTTGACTTTTAATTAAAATTATGATATAATTATTATATATTAAAGAGTAAAGGAAAAAAGATATGGCAAATATAAAAAGATTTGAAGTTCATAGTCATACTCATTATAGTAATCTTCGTTTGCTCGATTGTATCAATCGTCCAAAAGATTTAATTAATAGAGCGATAGAATTAGGTTTAAGTGGTATTACAATCACAGACCACGAAGCATTATGTGGTCATATGGAAATTAATCAATATGCAAAAACTTTAAAAGAAGAATATCCAGATTTTAAAGTTGCATTAGGAAATGAAATTTATTTATGTCCGAATAGAGAAAATGGTCAAAAATATTATCACTTTATTTTGATTGCAAAAAATAAAATAGGACATAGAGCGTTAAGAGAATTATCTTCAAGAGCATGGATGAACTCTTGGTATGACAGAGGAATGGAAAGAGTTGTTACTACTTATGAAGATTTAAAAGAAATTATGAATAAATATCCAGGTTCAGTTATAGCAACATCAGCCTGTATGGGCGGAGAACTTAGTACTCAAACTCATAATATGATAACAGCTAGAATGATTAAAGATTCTGTTAGCGCAGAAGCCGCGCATGATAGAATTGTAAATTTTATTCTTTTTTGTAAAGAAATCTTTGGAGAAGATTTTTATATTGAATGTGCGCCCGGTAAATCTGAAGACCAAATTGCAGTTAATAAAACGTTAGTATCTATTGCTAAATGTTTTGATGTTCAAATGGTAATCGGTACTGATGCACATTATTTAAAAAAAGAAGATAGATTCATTCATGAATCTTACTTAAACTCTAAAGGTGGAGAACGTGAAGTAGCAAGTTTCTATGAGTATGCTTATCTTCAAAGTGAAGATGAAGTAAAAGAAAATATCGCTGCAAGCATACCTGATATGTATGAAAAAATGGTAGCAACTTCTATAGAGATATATAATAAAATAGAAGAATATAGTCTTGAACATAAACAGACAATTCCTACTGTTGATGTAAAATATTATCCTAAAGATGATTCTTTAAAAGAATATCCAACTCTTCATAAATTATTATTAAGTGATGATGAACAGGATAGATATTGGGTAAATAGTTGTCTTAAAAGTTTAAAAGATAAAGATTTATGGAATGAAACTTATTTGAATAGACTTGAAGAAGAAGCTGATATTAAATCAACTATTAGTGAAAAGTTAGAAACTAATATGTTTAGTTATCCTAATACTCTTCAGCATTACATTAATATGTTCTGGGATTGTGGGAGTATTGTTGGTGCAGGAAGAGGTTCTAGTTGTAGTGGATTAAATCATTATTTATTAGGAATAACACAACTTGACCCTATTGAATGGGAACTTCCATTCTGGAGATATTTGAATAAAGAACGTGTTGAGTTAGGCGATATTGACCTTGACTTATGTCCATCTAAACGTCCTTTAATTATTAAAAAGATAAAAGAAGAGCGCGGACAAAAGTTTAGACAAGATATAGATGATTTATCAAGAAAAAATCTTGGATGTACATTAATAGCTACTTTTGGTACAGAGGGAACTCGTTCAACTATCTTAACTGCCTGTCGTGGATATAGAAGTGAAGAATATCCAGATGGTATCGATGTAGATACTGCCCAATATATGTCATCTTTAATTCCATCAGAAAGAGGATTCTTGTGGCCGCTATCCGATGTTATAAATGGAAATGCTGATAAAGATAGACGTCCTATTAAAGCATTTATAAATGAAGTAAATCAATATCCTGGTTTATTAGATATTATGATTGCAATAGAAGGACTTATAAATAAAAGAAGTAGTCATGCATCTGGAGTTATTTTATTTGATGAAGACCCATATGAATTTGGATGTTTTATGAGAACTCCAAAAGGAGAAGTCATTACTCAGTATGATTTGCATATGTGCGAAGCCGCAGGAATGACAAAATATGATTTCTTAGTAACAGAAGTCCAAGATAAATTAGCAGAAGCTATTAGATTACTTCAAGAATATAATGAAATTGATAAAAATTTATCTTTAAGAGAAGTTTATGATAAATATTTTCATCCATCTGTTTTGCCAATTAATGATAAAAATATTTGGAAGGTACTTCAAGAGAATAGTGTATTAAATATCTTCCAATTTGATTCTGAAGTGGGCAGTCAGGCAGCAAAAAAAATTAAACCAACTAATATTTTAGAGATGGCAGATGCAAATGGTTTAATGAGACTTATGACTGCAGAAAAAGGTCAAAAGACGCCAATGGAAAAATATGTTCGCTTTAAGAATAATATTGAACTTTGGTATAAAGAAATGGATAGAGCTGGTTTAACTAAAGAAGAACAGAAAACTTTAGAACCTTACTTCTTATCTTCCCATGGAGTTCCGCCTAGTCAAGAGCAGTTAATGAAAATGCTTATGGACGAAAATATTTGTGGATTTACATTAAAAGAAGCGAATGCCGCACGTAAGATTGTTGGTAAAAAGCAAATGTCTAAAATTCCTGAATTGAAAGAGCAAGTTCTTACAAAAGCAAAAAGTCCAAATTTAGGACAGTATGTTTGGGATTGCGGAATTGGTCCTCAGATGGGTTATTCATTCTCAATTATTCACGCTCTTGCATACTCATTCATAGGTTTCCAAACTATGTTTGTTGCAACTAGATGGAATCCAATTTATTGGAATACAGCTTGTTTGATTGTGAACAGCGGTTCATTAGAGGAAGAAGAAGATGAATATGAAATTGAAGAGGATGAAAATGGAGAAAAATTAGTTAAGAAAGAAAAATCAACTGATTATGCAAAGGTGGCGAAAGCTCTTGGAGATATTATATCTAAAGGTATTAAAATATCTTTAATTGATATTAACCGTTCAAATTATAGCTTTGAACCAAATGTAGAAAATAATCAAATTTTATTTGGTATGAAAGCATTGAATGGTGTAGGAGCACCAGTTATTGATGCAATTATTCAAAATAGACCTTTTAGTAGTTTTACAGATTTTATGAATAGATGTCCATTAAATAAGACAGCAATGTTCTCCTTAATTAAAGCGGGAAGCTTTGACTTATTAGAAAAAGACTGGGCGGAAGAACTTGGAGTAGAACCAAGACTACTAATTATGGTTTATTATATATTAAAGGTTTGTGATGCAAAGAAAAGATTAACTCTTCAGAACTTTAATGGATTAATTCAAAGAGATTTAATACCTGCATCTCTTGAGTTCCAGAAAAGAGTATTTACTTTTAATAAGTATTTAAAAGCTGAAAAGAAAGTAGGTAAATATTATATTTTTGATGATGTTTGTGAAAGATTCTACTCTCAATTCTTTGATATGGAGAAGTTGAGTGTAATAAATGGTATTACTTGTATTCTTCAGACAGACTGGGATAAAATATATCAAAAAGAGATGGACGCTGCTAGAGATTGGTTAAAAGAAAACCAAGAAGAAGTATTAAAAGAGTTTAACTATATCTTATTTAAAGAATGTTGGGATAAGTATGCAACTGGTACAATTTCAGCATGGGAAATGGAAAGTTTATGTTTCTACTATCATGACCATGAATTAATTGATGTAGACGTAGATAAGTATGGTATTTCTAACTTCTTTAATATGCCAGAGACTCCTATTGTAGATTACTTCTTTAAACGGAATAGCAAGGAAATTCCAATTTATAAAACATATAAAATAATTGGAACAGTTATAAGTAAAAATGATACTCGTTCATCAGTAACAATATTGACAACTAATGGTGTAGTAAATGTTAAATTCACAAAAGAATACTTTGCTATGTTTAATCGGCAGATATCTGAAGTGCAAGAGGATGGAACTAAGAAAGTAAAAGAAAAAGGTTGGTTCTCAAGAGGAAGCAAGATTATGGTAACTGGTTTCCGCAGAGAAGATACCTTTGTTGCTAAATCTTATAAGCATACATCTACACATCAGTTATATAAAATAACAAATGTAGAAAATGGAGAAATGCAACTAGAACATGAACGTTACGGTCAGGAGAGTAATTAATGGAAAATAAATATAAAGTTCTCGCCCTATTCGGAAAGAGTGGGGCGGGAAAAGATACTATTCAAAAATGGCTAACTACTAATTATAATATGAATGGAATTATTTCATGTACTACGCGGCCGCCGCGAGATTATGAAAGAGATGGTATTCATTATCATTTTTTATCAAATGAAGAGTTTGCTCAAAAGGTACTTAATATGTCTATGCTTGAAGCTACAGTTTTTAATGATTGGTGTTATGGAACTCCAATAGAATCTTTAAAAGAAGATAAAATAAATGTAGGGGTCTTTAATATTCAAGGAATTGAATGTTTATTACAAGATAATAAACTTGATATTTTACCTATTTTTATTGATTGTAGTGATAAAACAAGATTGTTAAGAAATATTAAAAGAGAAAAAGTACCAAATTGTTTAGAAATATGTCGTAGATTTATTACAGATGAAAAGGATTTTTCAGATATAAATTTTGATTATATTACTTTTGATAATAATAACGATAGAAATAGAGGATTTTATGGTATTTTAAATTTACCTACTGTTAAAGAATTTTTGACCTCATAAGACAGTTATGAGGTCAAAATGTTAAAATAATATTAACATGATTTTCATATCATATTATGAAAGTCATACGAAAGGAGTTTTATGATGCCAATTTTATATTCAACAGGATGTCCGCAATGTCAAGTATTGAAAAAGAAACTTGATAATACTAAAATAGAATATTCAATAGTTACAGATATAAATATTATGCAAGAAAAAGGATTTATGTCAGTTCCTATTTTAGAAGTTGGTGATAAATGTATGACCTTTATTGAAGCAAATAATTGGATAAAGGAGCAGTAAAATTTAATGAATGTAAATATTAGACTTAGTAAAAACTTCGTTACTCAATATAATAAATTACAGGCGGAGTTTGGTACAGATATCGCTAAGATTAACGGCTTTGATGATGGGCAGTTAAGCTATACAGATTTCATTGAAAATTTTGTTGATACTTCTGTAGTTGCTGATGCAAGTATAGATGGAAATAGTAATGTAACTAGAAAAGATATAGTTACTTTATTAAATGAAATGCCAAAACCACATAGAAAATTATTAGCATATAATAAAATTTATTATGAAATTCAAAAGAAATATGGTTTTAAGGCAGCTAATGAATGGTTAAGAATGGAATGGATGGGTCAACTATATATGCACGATGCTGACACCTCTACATTTAAACATTATTGCTTTGCTTATGATTTAAAAGACCTTGCTGAAAAAGGACTATATTTTTTAGGAGGACAGTTTAATGCAGAGCCAGCACAACACTTAATTACTTTTGTAGATTTTGTAAAAGAATTTATTAGTTATGCAAGTAATCGTAGTTCTGGAGCTGTAGGATTACCTAATTTAATTCCATATATGTTTTATTTTTGGCATAAAGATGTACAAAGTGATTATCTTGGTATTGCAACAAGCGGCAATGCAGAGAAATATGCAAGACAAAACTTTCAGCGTTTTATTTATGCAGTAAATCAGCCTTATGTACGAGATGGTTCACAGTCTGCATTTACTAATACTTCTATTTTTGATAGACCTTATTTTGAAGCATTATTTGGAGGTTCTGAATTTCCTGATGGTTCTTTTATGATTGACTATGAAGATGACATTATTGAGTTTCAAAAATGGTATATGCAAACTATGGCAAAGATAAGAAAAGTTAATATGTTTACTTTTCCAGTTAGTACAATTTCTTTGCTACGTCAAAATAAAGAATTTGTAGATAAAGATTTTGCATGTTGGGCTATTGAACATAATATGATTTGGTCAGATAGTAATTTATTTGTAGATGATTCTGTAAATAGTTTATCTAACTGTTGCCGCCTAAAAAGTGATATTAGAGATTTAGGCTACTTCAATAGTATTGGAGGAACTGCATTAAAAGTAGGGTCAGTTAAAGTATCTACAATTAATTTAGCTAGACTTGCTCTTGATACAAATTCAGAAGAAGAATATTTAGAAGAATTGTCTCATAGAGTTGAAGTTAATCTTCGTGCATTAGATGCAGTACGACACATTATTGAACGTAATGTAGAAAAAGGATTATTACCAAACTTTATTTATGATTTAGTAGATTTTGAACATTTATATAATACAATAGGTTTTATTGGAATCTATGAAACAATGAAAAAATTTGGTTATACATCGACTGATGAATTTGGTAATGTTTTTTATACAAAAGAAGCAAGTTTATTTGGAGAAAAGATATTTAAAATTATGAGAAGCGCCGCAGATGCATTTATTGAAGAAAATGAATGTGATTATAAAATAAATACAGAACAAATTCCTGGTGAATCTGCCGCAGCTAAATTAATGAAGAAAGATAAATTCTTTTATCCAAATGGAAATATTTATGATTTACCTCTTTATGGTAATCAATTTATTCCTCTTGGTATTCAAACGACATTACAAGAAAGAGTAAGAATTGCCGCGGAATTTGATAGTTACTGTAATGGTGGTTCTATTCTTCATGCTAATATAGATGCTCCATTTGATAGTTTTGATAAAGCTTGGCAAATGGTTAATTATATTGCAGACCAAGGAGTAACATATTTTGCTTTTAATACTAAAATTCAAACTTGTAAAAATAATCATGCTTTTTATGGAACTACTTGTCCTATTTGTGGATGTCCAATAGAAACAGAATATACTCGTATTGTAGGATTTTATACTCCTATTTCTACCTGGTCATCTGAACGTAATAATGAATATCAAATGCGTAAATGGGAACCAATAAATCAAAAGGAGATATAAATGATACTCAAAGGAGTTATATTTGAAGATTTTGTTAATTATAAAAAACCTTGTATGACTCTTGAATTTCCATATTGCACTTTTAAATGTGGTAATACTTTATGTCAAAATAGTTTTTTAGCAAATGCTCCAAACATAGATATTGACATAGATTCTTTAATTGAGAGATACTGCGGAAATGCAATAACTTCCGCAGTATGCTTTCAAGGATTAGAACCATTTGATAGTTTTACTGATTTATTATCTTTTATTACTAAATTTCGAGAAAAAAGTAATGATGATATTATCATTTATACAGGATACTATCAAGAAGAGATTAGTGATATGTTGACTTATTTAAAAAAATATGATAATATTATTATAAAGTTTGGAAGATATTTAACTAATCAAAAAAGTAAATTTGAACCATTACTTGGTGTTACTTTAGTAAGTGATAATCAATATGCAAAAAGGATTGAAGATATATGAAAATACAAGTTGTTAAAGACCCAGTTCATGTAGCTGAAGTTAGAAGTAAATTAAAAGAAACTCAAGGATATTGTCCATGTGTTCCTTCATATGCTTGGAATGAAAGTACAAAATGTATTTGTCAAGATTTTAAAAATGCTCCTACAGGAGCTACATGTCATTGTGGATTATATATAAAGGTGGAAGAATAATGAGTGAAATAATGATGGGAACTTTATATGATATGAACAAAGCAGCTATCATTAATATGCCTAGCCTTACTAATTCAGAATTTAAAAAAAATTTAAAAAAAATAAAACAGTTTTTTTTAGATAAGACTGATAAATATTTTATGTTATTAAATAGAGAGACTTATAATTTTACTCTATTTAATTTAGGCAATAAAAATGAAATTGCTATGAAACAAACAATGGATGATTTTAAAGAATGTTTAGATAACCGCGGACGTGTAGTGTCTATAGAACAAGATTCCACAGGTAATTATGAAATATGGGTAGTAGATGATTTTAATGAAGCTTTAGTTTACTATTTATTTCCTTATGACCTTGGTGTTATTGAACATGGTACGGAGGCATAAAATGCGTAAAATAGTTGGTGTGATAAGACCATTTGATATGAGACAAAATTTTTATGTCTATGAAGATGGTAATAAATTAGCTTGTGAACAACCAAGAATGAACGAATTAAATGAAACAATATTTAGTCTTATGGAAGAATATAATGTTGTTCAACTTGACCTTGTTGGTCCAAAGCAATACAATAGAGGATTAAGTAAAAAAATAAAAGAGACGGAAATGACTAAATTTAGTTCAAATAAATTAGAAATAAATATAGTATAATAGGAGAAAAATAATGGCAAGATATTTAATTCAAACAACTGAAGTATATAGGGTAGATAGTGAAGCTGAAGCAAAAGCTTTAATTGAAGAAGCAAAAGAAGAAGGTATTAGTAATTTAAAAAAATATAATTGTGAATATAAGAATCAAAAAGCTAAAGGTGAAATTATACAGGAATGGTATCGTGTAACTTTAACTAAAGCATTTACAGATGAAAAAGAACCAACTGAATCTGTTGCAATAAATTATGAAATATAAGGAGACTATAATGGAAATTAATATTAAACTTTTAAATGAAAATGCTAAAGTTCCTACAAGAGGAAGTGAATACGCGGCAGGTTATGATTTATATGCTGCTACAGATTATGATATTGAAATTGCCCCTCATAGTACAGTTAAGATTGGTACTGGAATTTCTGTAGAATTACCGAATGGTACATTTGGAGCTATTTTTGCTCGTAGTGGACTTGCGACTAAGAAGGGGCTAAGACCTGCTAACTGCGTAGGAGTATGTGATTCTGACTATCGTGGAGAATATATTGTACCAATGCATAATGATACAGACGAAGTAATGACTATTGCTTCTGGAGAAAGAATTGCACAGTTAATTGTTATGCCTTTTGTTGGAATTGAATTTAATATAGTAGATGAGCTAACTGAAACAAAACGTGGTGATGGCGGTTTCGGTTCTACAGGTTCAATTTAATAGATATAGAGATATAAAATATAGAGTAGCACGCATTTAGCGTGCTATTTTTTTTATGTAAAATTGACAAACTGAAAATTTTGTGTTATAATCTAGGTATAGATAAAGGAGGAATGTATATGAGAATATTAAGTTTAGATGCTTCAACAAAGTCAACAGGATGTGCTATTTTTAATGATGAAAAATTAGAAGCATATTATTGTTTGACCGCTTCTTCTTCAGATTTAATAAATCGTATCAAAAAGATTATTCCTCAACTGGAGCAAGTATTAATAGACCATCCAGTAGAAAAAATAATTTTAGAAGAAGTTAGACCCGAAGGCGGATTACAAAATATTAAAACACATAAAGCTTTAATGTATCTTCAAGCAGCAATCGCATTTCTTGTGCATGAAAGATTTAAAAATGTAGAAATAGATTATATATATCCAAATGAATGGAGAAAAATATGTGGAATAAAGACTGGCGCGGGCGTCCGCCGCGAAACATTAAAACCGAAAGATATTGCTTTTGTTAAACAAACTTATGGAATAGATGTAAATGATGATATAGCCGATGCTATTGGTATTGGTCATGCTTATGTAAATAAATTAAATAATGAAATAAATTGGGAATAAAAAAATAAGGAGAAGTAAAAATTTTACTTCTCCTTTAACTTTTTAAATATCTTGTTTGTAATTAAGATTATTTCTTCTCCATAAGTAGCTATTAAATCAGCTAATAATTCCTCTTGTTCTATACTTAATTCAATCCCATAAGAAAACATTGCTGCATGAGTTAACTCATGGCATAGTACCTTTTTTAAAAATTTTCCGCTTAATGTTGAATCAATATAAATTGTTCGAGTTTCGTTATCACACATCCCAACCGTAACGCTACCATCGCTACGGTATAACATAGGATGTAATGGTGGAACAAATTTTATATTCCATTCAACATTATTTATTATAAACATTATTATTTCACTTTACTTGCCAATAGAGTTAATTTCTGTTGTAGCATTTGTTTTTCTTCTGGGCTAGCTTCTTTAATCATATCAGTAATATCAGTAGAAAGTTCCTGCATATATTTTTCTAATTCTTGCATTTCTACTTCTTTTCCTTTATGCATTTCCTTAGATTCCATATAGCTACGTCTAGTCATAGGACTACGACCTTCGCGAACGTCTCTTATTTCACGAGGATATTGTGGAAAGTCTTGAATTGGCATAAAATATTCTGGTTCTCTAAAACCACGACCATTACCTCTAGTATCATTTCCGCGATAAGAACCTTCATTGCCATCATAATACATTTTACCATAATCTCTATCCATATCTCTGTAATAAGGTCTATTATATTCAGAAATAGGATAATAATGTTGATGCACTTGCTGTGGCATTGAATGAGATTGGAGTTTGTTTTCCATTTTATCCATAATCTTTTTTTCTTCTTTATATTCTTCCATTTCTTCTGTTATTGTACAATAATATATAGCTTCGCTTAAATCTTTTATCATATCAACAGCTTCGCCTAATTCTTTAGCATCTACATTGTCAAGGTTCCCTAATTGACTCTGTACACTACTCATTAAGGTTTCTTTCATTTGTTTTAATCTTTCCATATCGTACCTCCTATGCTACTCTTTCTACAATTACATTAGCATTTTGTACTAATATAGATTGTGTACTTGTATTTTTAACACTAATTTGTGAGCAACAATTAATAGGTATATCAATAAAAATTGCACCAAACACATTAAAATATTCTTCTACTGCGGCTGGTGTTACTATCATAGTTGTTGAATTTACAGCTTCTCCATTAATTGCAATAGCAACAGAAATAGCTTCTACAGTTCCACCTGTTGGAATTGCAATATTGCCTCCAAATGTTACTTTAAATTTTGCGCGGCATTGACCTTTAGTAATACCGCGTAAAGTAACTAATCCACTACCTTCTCTGTGAACTATACATGGGGCATTTCCGCATACAGGTGTTTCTGTAAGTAGAATATTTTGATTTGCAGCAACTGTCTGTTCTGCAATAGCAGTATATTCAGCCATTATTTTACCTCCAATAAATTATTTAATTTTTCATGCACAAGTTCCGCATCCATATCCATATCCATTTGTTGGATATCCATAAGGTGCTGCATATGGGTTACAAGTAATATAAGCTGGGATTGGGCATGGTCTTAACTCATTTACCAAATACTGATTTTGAGCAGCTTGTGATGCAGCCAATCTTAAGCTCTGGTTTTCAGATTGCAATGTTGAAAGCTTATCTTGGATAATAAAATCTAAGATGCTTCTTGTATTAGCGTTCTGATTATCAATAATATCTCTTGCAACATTAGCAACATTAGTATTAACAGCACAAGTATCTGTTGCCATTTGATACTGAACATCTTTAATGTTAGATTGAGTCTTGCAGCAGCAATCAGCTAATTGAGCAGCTGCAGCATTTGCGTTTTGCATATTTGCAATATTCATTGCATTAATATCTTGCTGGATAGCATTAGTATTCTGCATATTAGCCATATTTATATTATTAATTCCAGCTTGAGTCTGATAACCTAAAGTACAAACTGCATTATCTACTCCTGCAAAACCATTTGTTAATGCACTATTTACGCCAGCAAAACCATTTAATAAATTAGTATTCTGTGCGTAAAATCCATCACAGATACCTTGCTGAATACCTTTGATTCCGCTTGACATTTCTGCGAAATTCATATCTTGACATAAGTCGGCTCTAGTTAAAGCTCCCTGTAATCCAGAACCTTCACCGTTTCCGCCCCAGTTACCATTTCCCCATCCGCAAAATACGAATAAGAATAAAATAATAATCCACCAAGCTCCATTTCCCATGAAGTCGTTATTATTACCGTTGTTACCAGTTGCTGCGGCAATGTCAGATAGACTATAACCGTTACTCCACTATTAAACATATAGTGTACCTCCTATAAAATTTATTAATTTAAAACCCAAACATTCGTTTGAAGTTATTAAATTCTTCATCAAAATCTAATCCTTGTTCTTTCATAATATTTCTTGCTACATTTTCTACTCCTTTAGCATCATTATATTTAGCTAATTCTAATAAGTTTTTAGCCATAGGATTTTGTCCTACTTGATTTTCTAGCATATTCATAATTGCCTGCTGCGGATTGCGTGCAGCTTTCATCATTTGCATAAATTGCATCATATTTGGATTAGTAGTCACTTCCTTTTACCTCCTTTTTAGCTACTTGTGCGGTCACCGCGACATTATTCATCATAAGGCTATCTATTTTAGCATCAAGTGCATTTAAACGCTCTATGATTTTCAAACTATTATCTTCAACTATTTGAGGCTCTTTTACCTCTTGGATAATAGGTTTAAAAGTAATAATGCTTGTCGTACCATTATTATTCCATGATTTAATATATATTTCACTTAAATCTGCTTTTGGGAAAATTCCATATCCACCAATAGGAACTTCAGTAGCTTTTACAACGTCTTCGCTATCTACTATTTTACCATTAAGAGATTGCGGCTGTTGAGTTTGAGGTGCCATTGGTTGAGATATAAATTGTTGAGGTTGCGGCTGTGGCACATATTGATTTACATAATTATAAGGATAATTACCTAAATAATTAGAGTTGTTTAAATAATTCATTTTTCATAAGTCCTCCTACTTTTATCTCTGTTCTTTGACATATTTTTATGAAAATTTAAGTGAGATAATTTTAATAAAAAGTCCTTAATTTTCATAAAAATTTATTAAACATTTAAAATTTAGCAGGTAGTTAATTTTTTCTAATAAGGGAGGATAAAATTTACGAAAAAATAGATTTGAAAATAAATAGATTAAATAGAATTTAATATTGCTTAGCAAAAATAAAAATGGGCATAAAAAAATGCGTAGATTTTAAATCTACGCATATTGTAATCGATCTATCAGCTCCATATAAATATCATGAGCAAATAAATCATGAAATAATTTATCTAAACTACATAATGTTCTGTAGCTATTTTTCCTCTTTAAATATCCACGCCAAGACTGATAAGAACAATTAATATCATTTAATGTCATTAAACCTTGGTCATAGAATTTTTTAAATTTTTTCATTTTTCTTCTCATATGAGTTACAGCAGTTCTAGACACTCTTCTCAATATTTTTCCACTTTCTGTAATATTATATTTAGTTTTTAAAAAAGTGAATTGATGAGTCAATTTAACAATTTGAGTTTTATTAGGATTTAATTTAATTCCAATTTCATCACACATCCTTGTAATTTCTTGTAAACAATATTACAAATATTCTTTACTATGATGAATTAAATAACTATCATCCATATATCTTGCATAACCGCGAATCCTTAAAACCTCTTTAATATAATGGTCAATATGATTTGGATAGTTAATAGCTAGAATTTGACTGGTTTCACTGCCTAAACCTAAACTTTTTTCTCCAAATGGTACTACAAATTGTTTTGTTAAATTGATAATTCTTTCATCAAATATCTTCTTTTCTAGATCATCAAATATAGGTTCATGAAGTATATTATCAAAATAACCAGAAAAATCAATTATTAATATATATCCATCTCTTCCATATTCATTATAAAATTCAACTAAATGTTGAGTTAATCTTTTATGAGTAAAATCTACACCTTTACCTTTCAAACTAGCTCCATTGTCATGAATAAGAGATTTAGATAATATAGGTAATAAGCAATGTTTATTAACTGCTTTTTGCACTACTCGTTCACTTATATGAACACTTCTTATATATCTAGTTTTTCCTCTCTCGTTTAATATAAAATGATGGAATCCTTTAGAAACACTTTTACCATCATAAATATCTTCTCTAGTTTGGTAAACATTTTTAAAAAGATTCCGTTCATATTTTTGTGTGCTAGCTTTCCATGATACAGTTTTCTTACATTGATAGAAAGCATCACATAAGTTATCAAAAGAAATTATTTCATCAAAATTTCCATATTTTTCATTTAATTCTTTTTTCTTTTTAATTCTTTTTGCTACTCTTCTCTGATAGCGAGCTTCTTTTCTTTCTTCGCTTGTCATAATAAAAACTCCTTTGTACCGCCCAATATTACTTGTATATTTCCTTCGGTCAGCGGCATAGAATAATGGGCATGAAAATAAAGCAAATATACGAATCTTTATCCATGCAAGCAGCGTCCGCCCAATTCATCAAAGTATTTATTTACCAATTAAGGAAGATCACTTTTTCATGTGGTTATATTATTTGATTATATTATTTTCGCTTGTACTGCGTTTAAAAATATTGAGATTTATTCAATAATAAATCTACGGATTTCAGTTTGTTGTCCGTGGTATTGGATTTAAACATAACTTACTTTGTCTGTACTTTTATACCACATAAAACACACAGGAACCCCAATGTTGGTGTTAGACGCATTGTTGTTGTTGGCATTTCCGTTGTTGTTGACATTACAGCAGTTAGTAGAGTTACCAGAGTTAACAGTAGCTAACCACCAGTTGCAGGACAATTCCCCAAACAGCAATCTAGTACAGCATATAACTCACAACATTGAGATAACTGAGGAAACATAAAAAGTAACCTAAGTCTATATATTAAATTAACTTCATTTACAATTATGTTTCATAAAGTTAATATGACTTTCATCTTCACGCTTTAATAAATCATTTATCAGCTCTTCTTCGTCAACAATAAAACCTACAACACGTTCTCGCACTGACATTTTGATATGAAGTCTTTCTCTGGCATCCTGCATTTCCGCGAGGATATCTTCACAACAATCATACATATTCATTAAAGCTTCTTTCTTTCTTTTGTATAAGAAAGATTCGTTGTCATCTTCACCTACACAATTATAATAGGTGTTTGCATTTTTAACAAGTTCCCGACATAAATCAATCATAGGTATTGAATATACAAATCTATATCTTTTTGGAAAGACTTTTTCATTCATTACCATAGATGTAACTTCTCTTCTTATCCGCGTAGCATTATGAATAAACTCGACCTCTGATGTGGCTCTGTTTCTTCGTAATACATTACTCATTTAATGTAGCTAACTCCTCTTCAAGCTGATTGATTTGTGCTCTCAAATTTTCTCTATAAGTCTTAATCTCTGCATATTCGATGTCAGAGATTAAGCCTTCAGAATATTTAAGAGCTTTATAGTCAGAATTAGTAAGTAACTGTTTTAATGCAGTTATTTCACCATTAATTTGGTCTGCTCTTGTATTCATTTCCATATTCTTATATCCTTTCTATTCATCAAAGTTTAGGCAGAGATTCTAAAACACACAGGAACCCCAATGGCGGTGCCAGACGCATAGTAGTAGTCGGCAAATCCGCCGCTGGTGACACGACAGCAGCGAGTAGAGTTACCAGAGTTAACAGTAGCTAACCACCAGGCGCAGCGACCTCCGTTATTTCCTTTACCTTTGATTCTATGTGTGTAACTATTTGCAAATAAAGGATATTGTACTGCCTGACCTTGTGAAAATCCTTTAGTTCCCCATACTACTGAACCAAATACTTCATATTCATGAGGTAGCCATAAATTACCCATATCTTGCCAAGCCCAAGTTGTAGAATCTGTTAATGCACCACTTGCACTATATCTACTCTCTAACAAGCTTCTTTTATTTTTAATTACAGCTTTTACATCAGTTGGTAACTTAGGATAAATAGTATTATTCAAATAAGAATATACATTAGATACCAACCAAGGATGAGGACTTGTTGAGTTACCATTGTTATTATTAGTTGTATTCCATTGAACATAATTATTCAAGCAATCAACACTAATCCAATCAATATGATGTCCAAGTTGCTGGTCTGCAGTCTTATAATAAGTGTCAATACCTGCAATCTGCATTTTGACTACTTCTCCACCAGTCAATGTAATTGTCTTATAATCACCAACTCTTAAATCACTAAAATCAGCATTCTGACATTTAGTTTGTAATTGTGCCCAAGTATACTCAGACAATTCACGACCTTCATAAAGTTGAGGTCCTTCGGTTTTAATTTCATAAATATTACCGATATCATACTCAACACCATTTAATAGCAATTTTGTAATACCCATGTTTATCTCCTTTTAATTCTTAATTTATTATTAAAGTGTAGTTTCCAGTACTATTAGTTTCTACACTAAAATAACTATCTATCAGTTTCAATTCATCTTCACCCATACCTTTAGGTCTATAAGCAGAAATACAACCAGAAAATAAAGTATCTTCATCAATTACTTGAAACATATTCAACAAGTTTTGAATATTACCTAATAATTGATTTATCGCAGATACACTAACCGCAGTATGAGTAGGGTCAGTTCCCAATGTTTTATAATCATCTGTAATTCTTAAATGACCATATTTTTCATTAGTTCCAACACCATAATCTTGTTTAGTTGAAGCATGGTCTTTTTCAGCCATCTTACTAAACTGATTATATAATGCTTCAGAATTAACAAGATTCTCACTTCGTTGAGTAGGGACAGAATCAAAACCAATTTCTTTAAATTTATTATCTGTATCTCCTACTAATACCTTATCTTTAGAAATACTTGTTACACCAGTTCCACCGTACTTAACAGGAACTGTTTTCAATATCTCTAACATTGACTTTATTATATCATAATAATTTTGAACTGTCAACCCCATATTTCCAGCAATCTGCTGTATATTCTCTTCCAAAGGTATATTATTTAAATCAATACTGAATGGAATTGGGTCCGCAAATGTATGATTTTCATTTAATATACTTACAGATGAAATCATAGATGGGAAATTGTTGTCTTTAATAAACCATAAGGTTCCAGGTGTTAAATCTTCTACTGTGGTGTCTTCAGGTAGTTCTGGCAATCCATTAATGCTTTTAGCTACTAAAGGAGATTTATATTCAACATCTGTTAATCTTTTATCTACATCAAAAACATTATAAAAATGTTGAACAATAAACATTGTTTCTGACCAAGCCATTTTACACTATAACCTCCTTTATTTTTAAATTATTATTAGAACTTATAAAAGTAACTGTTTTTGTTTTCTTTAAATCTTGTTGTCCCGCAGTCTTTACAAAATATAATTTCTGAATAATAATCATTTCTTCATTTTGAACTTCAAATGTTGTTACCATAACATGATAATTTTCTGTTTGAGCTTCTTCTTTTTTATACTCTTCAGTAATAGTCATTTGATTATTTGCATCTATATCAAAAGAAGTCATACTTGGACTTCCAAGATGCATCTCCTCTTCAAGATTACTACCACTAAGCATATCAATATTTACAGCATCTGCCCCAAGAGGAAAAGGAGCAGAAAAGGTTGCATCTTGTAATCTTTGAGATAACTCTTTTATTCTTTTCATATATCCTCCTATCCCAAAATACAATCTACTAATGTAGTTGCTGGCTCATCTTGCTTAAAATAAATTGATGTTATATTAACTTCATTAAATTCTAAAATTTCTGTCTTTCCTATTTCAAAATTCTGTCCATTAATACAACATATATGAGTCGAAATTGACTGAACTCCGAGCTTCTTAATATTTAAGAAACTCGGAAAATCTTTCTTAATTATGTCAACTAACTCTTCATTCTGTTTAAAAGGTCCATGTATTTGGACAAATTTCTCATTAATCATCTTCACCCTCCACTATGAACCAAACTCCACCAATAGCAAGTTTTTGTTGTTGAGCTGATAATGTAGCATCATCTCTACTAGCTACCATAGTCCAAGAAATTTCGTTATTAAATGTTCCTAAATAATACCAACCTTTGTAATCAGTAGTTCCAGGTTTATAATTATAATCAAAAGCATAAAATAATTTATTCTCGCCTTCTTCTCCTATAGTCACTATTTTACCATCATACAAAGGATTTGTTAAACCATTCGGATATGTATCATTCAGATAACTTAAAGCATTATTTATTGCTTCAATTCCAGGATGTTCAGAAGGTAACACATTGAAACCAATCAAAACTCCTGCATCATCCTTAATACTTCCTAAATCTAACCAACCATCTTTACCATCATGGATTCTTGTTAATCCATCCTCAGTTAATTTCTTTCTGATATTAGGATTACTATAATAAACTAAAAAGTGATAATCTATTTCATCAATAGTAGTAGCTTCTATATAATTTACTGGTTGCTTACTAATAGGAATATCCTCTCCAGTATTATAAATTACATGGAAAAGATAATCGCTATCTTTAGTTATATCATCATCTATATAAACTTTATCAATAAACTTAATAATGTTATCAATAGCTTCATCATCACCAGTATTATAAACTACATGGAATTTATTATCACCTTCATCTGTAATATCATCAATTTTATTAAAATATATATGGTCAATATATTTTAACATATTATAATAAATCAATGGGTCACCATTATTATACTGAATAGTAATAGTTCCATCATCAGCAATAGAAATATCTCTAACCCATGTCAAAGTTGTTATATAAGGTGGCGTTCCATTATTATAAGTAACTGTAAAAGTTCCATTCGCACCTAAAGATATCCCAGTTATCCACTGAATTTCATTATCAAAAGTATCATCTGTTCCATCATTATAATTGACTTTAACAGTACCATTAGCATACATCTCAATATCTTTAATCCAGCGTAAATGAGTATTAGACAAAATTTCATCTTCTTTTCCGCCAGTATAATGTAAAGTAATTTTACCATCTTCCGCTATTGAAATACTTTTAACCCATGCTAAATCAGTTTCATAAATAGTTGGATTTCCATCTTTATCTGTACTATGATTATATTGAACAGTAAAATGTCCATTAGTAGAATCTAATGTAACTTGTTTAATCCACTTTAATAATTTAGTATAAGTATCAGTATTATCATGTGAATAATCAATAACTATAGTTCCTTCTTCATCAAAACTAATATTATCAATCATATTATAGTCACCTAAAAAAATAGATACTGGTTCTCCATTAGCATCTTTATCATAGTGATAATAGTCATAAACTAATACTTCACGTTCATTATCAATATCATCTTGACGTCCTTCATAATCCTGAATTGTCTCATCTGCTTTCATCACTCTAAAATTTTTGAAAGCATCACCCTTAATTCCTTTAGGAATATTAAAATGCCACTTCTCATAAAATGGATGAGTTTTATCATCTACTCGTTCTGTTAAATTTTCATTAATAAAATCATCAGTATCATTACTTCTGTTATAATAAGGACTTACACTTTCCGCAGTAAACTCTTCAACAAGATAAGGAAACTTAAATCCAATATATGCAATCGCGTCCTCACCATTTTCACTTCTTACACAACAGCAAGCCCATTCAACTACATCATTAAATTTAACTCCATCCTTACCAGGCACCATACTAACTGGAACAGAATAACTGCCTTCACTATATCTATTCTCAAATCCTTCTGTCTTTTGTTTCAGTTTAACTTGTTCAATAGTAGTCAACTCTAACATAGGCGCACGTCCAGCTGGTCCAACTATAGTTCCAACATAGACAGCTCCACCCATTTCGTTAGTATAATCATACCCTCTACGAAAAACTTTACCATTATCTGGGTCATTTTTATTTTCTGTATTGATTAATACATGCTCATCATAGTGAACAGCAGAATAGGTAGGTCCTTTCTTAAAATTCTCCACCATTTCCGCGATTGATGAAAAAGATTTCACTATAATAAAAGAAAACCCAGGCTTACCACCATAGAAACTTTCCATTCTTTTGTCCTCCTTTAATATTTAAAATCCATAATAAAGAAATCTTTTCCATCTTGAGTAAATAAAGAATCCTTTATTATAAAGCCAATATATGAAATATTTATATCTTCATTATATAATTCATATATTCCACTTCTACCTATTCTTATTTCTTCTCCATCTATACAAAATAATAAACCAGGCGGTCCTTGAATACCTATTTTTTTAAGAGTAGTCATTCCTGCATAATTCTTAGCTAAATAGCTACTAATTACATTTATTACTCTATCAAATTGAAGTATTTTAATTTTCATAATTCTTCCGCTTGTTCCATCACTATTATCTGTATAAAAATCTAAAGCTAATCTTTTTAATTCAAATATAATTTGATTATAATTTGAATTAGGAGTAAATATCAATTCAAAAGTAGTAGTTCCTACTCCCTGTTTAACTACAAAACTTCTAATATTTTGTATATTATCAACAGTAACTTCATCACTTTGTAGTCTAATTGAAAATTCTTGAGTTACTTCTGGAAGCTGAGTAACCTCAAATTTTAAATAATAACTATATATAGAAGATACTATATTAGCTCCGCTTAAGTACATACACTGGTCGTAAAAATCAATAATACTATTTTCATTTTTAATTAATCCTTGTTGATAAGATAATGCTGTACTATAAGAACTAATTTGATTACGTCTTAATTGACCAATTTGGTAACTCATATCCTTTTATATCCTTTCTAGCGCACGTGTGCAAGAGAGAGTCATAGTGCTTGTAATATCAAGAGGTAATGTAATATTATTTATCATATAATCTCCATAAATTCCGCTAACTGCATCTCTTACTGTAATACGCATATTTGGTTCTAAGTAAAAGATAGGAATTGCACTTACAGTAATACTTTCATTATAGCTAGTATACTGATGCAACATCTGTCTTACTACATTATATGCAGAATTAAAATTGCCTCCACCAGTAATCATACTAAATAAGTTTTGACTTAATTGAATATAATCTTGTCCTTTATTTTCGCACTCTTGTCTTAATTCAGCAATATCTTCTGCTGCCTGATTTAATAATACTAAATCTGGTATTTCAGGCTCAAATACACAGTTTACTTTATCATCATTTATTACTTTTGTGCGGCGACCAATATTAGTAATACTAATTTCAGATATATCCGCTCCAGTATCAATAAAATCTAAATAGAAATCAATATCACTTGGATACTTTAATACTTCATCAAAGAACTTCCCATTTTCTACATCATAGAGTTTAGGCCATTCATTCTTTAACTCTGTATAATAATAATTAGAATCTATCGCTAATGGGTCACTTGAACTTCCGCTTAAGTATAACTCTGTTCGCCAATCCTTAGTAGTTATAGCTTTTAATCCTATTGTTATTTCATCATAAGTTTTTGTCTTTGACTTCCACTCATAAATTTTCTTAGTAGAAGCATCCATATAAAAAACTTCTTTAACTCCAACAAGAGGAAATTGACTTTTATTAGGAAATACAGTCGGGCATTTAGCTTTTATAATTTTATCTTCTGGGTCTTCATAAAAGAAAACTTGATAAGTATTTCCTATCTGCGGCTTGTGGTCAATAGCAAGATGATAACGTAAAGGATAAGTTCTACCTTCAATATCTTCGCGAATGCCCCATACAATAAAATCATTCTTTATCATATTATACTGCGGAGTATTGCTATAAGAAGTAATCAAAGTGTTATCATCAAATGTATATACTGATTTTCCTTTTGTGTAATCTGCAAGATAATCTTCTTTTGTTATTTTATCCAGTTCTACTGTTGCATGGCTTGTGTTTAAATAATTCTTTATTTCTTGAAATACAAAATTTCCATCTATGTCATAGAAATATTCATAATTTCCTAATAAAACTTTTATCTTATCTAATATATCACATACTGAATTGCCAGCATCTGCAATTAGTTCATCTGGATAAATAAAATCAGTGTAAATATATCCAATATCACTACCATATTCATACATCTTATATAAACCCGCGGCAGCCGCTTCCGCACCATCTGTAGTTGGAGTATATTGGATTGAACTTCCATTCGTTTGTTCTATAATATAAAGTGGAGAACTTCCAATCCATTTCATTACCTTTTTTATTCTAGTATCTAAGTCACTAATAATAATCTTTCCAAGCTGTTCTCCGCCAAAATGACTAACTACCTCTTGTATTATCTGATAAATAGTAGGTTGAAGAATTACATATTCTCCATCTTCATTAACAGTTTCATACTCATGGAAAACTGTAGAGGCTGGTATAACGCCTCCGCATTCTCCATTTAAAAGACACATTTTATCCTTTAATTGTAAAGAAATAGTAACTCCAGAAGTTCCACTTGAAATAGATGGATTTATAATAACATATATTCCAAGTGGAAACCAGATAATTGGAAATTGACTATAATATTCTGTAGTATTTAAAATACCAATTTCTAAATCTACTTTCTTATTAATTGAAATTAGATTATTTACGTTAGTCAAATCATTCTCGTATTCTTGAGCTACCATAGTTAAATTACAAGTTCTTCTTATGCTAGAAGTCCCGTCTAAATTTATACTTCCACTAATTACTTGACCTTGTATTGTTCTAATTGGTTTTTCTACAAAATCAAGTAAAGTTATTCTAACATATTGCTCCTTATTTTGTAATTTATCTATTACTTGCAGAAAGGCAGAGTCTTTTAAATAAGGATAATTCTTTCTCATTTAATACTCTCCTTTCATCAATTCATAAATATAATCAATTAACGCATCTGTTGGACATTGTACTACATTGTCATCAGAAAATTCATACCAGTCTGCATGGTAAAAGATATATTTTTTATTTCCAACCGTATAAATACCATTTTTAACAGGTTCAGTTATATTACTTAATGAATCAGATTCATTAGGAATAATTCTAAATTCATTATCTTTTACTTCCATATTACTATGAGTTCCAACTACAATAGTATTACCTCTTATTTTGAAATAATTTGCATTTAATTTAATACAATCATTTTCCATATCTAAAGCATCTTCTTTTATTTCTTTCAATGTTCCTTCATCTACTTTAACAATTTGTTCTTCTAAATATTCTTCATTAGCTTCATATAGCTGAATCCCGCCGAAATGTAGTCCATTAACAACAGCATCAGGGTCATAAAATTCTAATATTCCAGTTGGACCAATTTCATGTTTAAAGAAATCATCATCAAATGAATCTCTCACATAAACTATTGTTCCAGGCACTGCTTCTATTGTTACCTTATTCAATGACAAAAGCTGCTGATGATATGAAGCATAATTCAATAAATATCTCTGATAAATTCTTAGAAAGACATTTTCATTAACATTAAATGTATCTCCCATTTGACCTACTTTTGTATAGAAATACATTTTATTATATAATAAGCTAGTATTTTCTACTTGGTCTACTTCAATCATATAATCAATAGTAACAGTTGAAGCGACAGGAAAAACAACTGATGTAATTTCCGTATCTTCATCAATTAACTCATAAAAACCTCGTGAGCTTACTATAATAGGTTTATTGTTAATATAAACAATGTAACCTAATGCAGTATTCTCATTTGGTTTTTCATTCGCGGGAAGTGGTGCTATAGTACCATTTGCTGCGGTCTTAATTAAGTATGGTGGCATATCAAATTCTAATCGTAACCATTTAATAAACTTAACTGAGTTAATATATTTTTCAGTTGTTTTACTTGTATATTTTTCTTGTAATATTTTCAAAATATCTTGTTTTATACCTTCATAAGTTCCTTGTAACTGTCCCAAAGTAGCAAAAGTATATTTTAAAAATTTACTATAAGTTCCTATTGACTGAATACCATATTTTTCAAAATTAGCTAATGAACAATTATCAATCTCATATGCAGTAGCATTGAATGTATATAACATTCTTCCTAAAGTCTGATTAGGTGTGAATGAAATATCCATCAACTTAACTAAAATATTTCCTTCTGTTGTAGAACGAAATAGCTTAATTGTATTTGCATGGAGAAAGTCCATTACTTTTTCTCTAAATTCACGCTCATAAATAAAATCTTGATATTCATTAATCTCATTAACATCATTATAATTATCATAATAAGTAATCGCACTTCCAAATGTGTTTTCCCTATTGATAAAAATACCTTCTTCATCACAAAAGGCAGTAATTAAACCAGAAATAGGAAACTGTCTATAACCAACATTTCCATTACGGCGGATGACTGGATATTTAGAACCTAAAGTGTCAGTTCTAGACTCTAACATAGTTTTCTTAAAAGAAGCTATTTGCGGATTATATTTTAATCTAATCTGCATATCTCCTCTTGTTAAGAACATATCATCAAATACAGCCATAACTGGATATCTAATATTTACAACAACTCCGCGGTCTCCCTTAGAATTTCTTCTTTGAGCACAGTATTTATACCAAACTCCGCTCTCTATAGTATAATCATACCAAGTATAATTTAATACCTTACCTTCTGCGATAGTGGTTTCATGTATATCTTCCCATATAGTAAAATTACTTTCACTAGAAGAACGTCTAATAGTTAGGTTTCCAAAGAAAAATTCAGTAATGGTTGCAACAATATCAATTCTTACTCTACCAAATTCTTCTTCCATCGTTGCAGTTACTGTTGCATCTAATGAGTCTATTGTATTTTGAATAATTAAAAATACATAAGAAACACTATCAGTATATTCATTTACAGTAGTGTAACTAAATACAACTTGATAAGTTACTCCATCTTCTAAAGCTGTCTTTAAAGTATAATTAATTTCATTTGGATTATATACATTAGTATATATATCTTCACTATCATAAATTAAAGTATCATTTGATTTTTTATATATTTTTATTCTATATAATTTAAGATATTCTTTTTCAATCTCTTCATTTTCTTCATAATACATACTTCCAATAAAATCAACTACTTTTGAAGTAAGTATAATTTCACGTTCATCTATATTTTTAAAACCTTTTAAATATAATTCAGGTTTTTGTATTCCTTTTATTAAACAAACAGTTGACCATTCAGAAAAAAACTGCTGATTATCAATCAACCATTTTGCAATTTGATTAGAATCAGTTAAATTAGTTGCTCCGACTCCAGTAAAGCGAAGTTGGACTTTATAATATTGATTTAATTCAAAAACTCCGCTTTGTAAATCTTCAGGGTTAATAGTAACAAAATACTTATCATCACTATCTCTACTTTCATCTTTTTGTAATGTAGCAAGTTTAATTCCTGCTGGATATAAGCTAGGAGTTAAAGCAGATAAATTTGTATTTTGATTACTAATAACAATTTGTACATTTTTAATTTCTTCTGCACTATTATAAATAGATAAAGAAAAATATATTCTACATGCCGTGGTTCTTATAAAAGCAGGCATGTAGGTATCCACAATAGGTGGATATAAATTATTTCCTATTCCAGGCATGATAAACTCCTTTTCTCTCTTTATTTATTTTAATTTTCATTATCACGTCGAGGCTGTTTTGGCAAAGCTCTTAATTCTTTCATTAAATCATAAATAAATGAATTTCCGCTTTCGTCAGTATAATGTTTATATCTCTTTTCAATACAATCTAAACTATAATCATCTATCCATTTTTTATTATAACAAAAATGATGATGTCTTTCAGTAATAAAAGATTTAATACTATCTTTATCAGAATCAATTAATAAATTTATTTTATCTGTTAAAATTCTTAAAGTTTCATTTTGAGTATTTTGCATAATTTCATAATTTTTTATATACTCGTTAAACTGTACTTGAATAGAGTCAATCTCCTGTTCTTTATCATTTTCTTTTTTAAACATCTGTTTTAAACGACCATATCCCCAATCCCAAAAGGAAACGAAGCCTTTTACTGCTGACGCAAAAATAACTAAAAATAGTAAAATCTCTTGAGTAGAGAATATTTTGACTAAATCTTTCATAAAAGTCCTCCTTCATTATTTTATACTTAATATTATAAAAATTAGCATCAAATAATGAAGGAGGATTGACCTTATTGCTTCTTCTTCATTGCTTCAATTTCTTCTTCTGTATATTCAATAGGAACTGTAATTTCTTTAGTTTCTTTTTTTTCTTGTTCTTCTTGCATAATTTTTGTAACTTCTGTACGATATCCATTAAATGCTACTTGTACTTCATTAAATATATCTTTAATAATATAATATTTAATACTAATAGGTAATGGATTATTATTTATCACATCACATAAATCATTACATAATTTAATTGCATAATCTTGTTCCATATTTTAATCTCCTTTTATCTCTATATTAACTTCCAGTATCACTTTTTGATGCACCTGATGCATCAGTAATTGCTGTATGAATACCATCATAAAATGATATACTTCTTGTGCTATAATCTATTTTAACAGTTACGCTTGTAATAAGAGAAGTTTCTAATCCTGCTATACTTCCTTTATGAACAGATACCGTTAAACCATTAATACTTGATACAAAATTAATAGAATGTGTTTGCCCAGACTTTCCATTATTTACTCTAATACCTTTAGAACCTATATTCAAACCACTAACTTCTGGATTCTTTGTACCTTGCCCCATTCTTAAGTAGTAAGTACTATTACCTACATCTAAAGAGGCTGTAATTGTTACATCCGCGGCTGTTAATTTACCAACTGCTAAATCTTCAACATATGTTTGAAGACTCTTACTTCCTACTGTTGTTTTTCCCGCAGTTAGTTTAGTTCCAGAAGCATTTAAAGTAGAACCACCTAATGTAATACTTCCTCCAGTTACATTTATATCACTAAAACTTGCTTTTCCGGCCGCAGTAATACTCCAATTTGTTCCACTCATAGAACCATTACTATTAAGCGTCATAGCTCCGCCAGTTAAAGTAGAAGTATTGATTGTCCATCCGCCAATTTTTCCGCCTGTAGCAGTAATAGCATTAAATGAAGCAGTTCCATTAGCATTAATATGCCAACTTCCTGCATCTGAACTAGAATAGATACCATTTTTACTAATAGTACAATTACCAATAGTTCCATCCTTATCAGCTTTAATTCTATTAAAAGTTGCAGTTCCTGCGCTATTAATAGACCAACTATATGAGCTTCCGCCTTTTAAAGTACCATTAGATTGTAATTCCATATTACCATCAGTAGCACTTAATTTATTACTACTAATTATCCAACCTCCAATGGTTCCTCCGGTTGCTTTAATATATTTAGCTAGCATATTTCCGCTACGGTCAACTGCAAATTTTTTACCAAGTCTAATACCATCTGTACCTAAATATACAGAAGATGAAGGTGCACTATCTTTAATAGAAACAATATTGTCACTTGTGCTAAGATATGAAGCATTGGTATTATAAGCAATATAAGATTCACTACCTCCATCAATAGTCCAATATCTTCCACTTGCGGCAACCGCACCATTACCAACTCTCACTACTCCAGTATTATCAGCATAAAACTTCTTTCCTAAAGAAATCATCCCAGTACTAATATATACTGAATTAGTGTCTCCCATATCACCATACTTGATATAAGAGTTACTAGAATCTCCATTAATTTCCCAATGTTTACCTGTATTAGCAACCGCACCATTACCAACTCTCATGATTCCATTATTATCAGCATAAAACTTACTACCTATTGATAGCCCATTGCCGCTTAAATAGAAACCAATTCGAGTACTAGTTAAAGCATTTTTACTATTGGAATAAATTTCAGGCTCTCCAGTTGTACTAAAAATTAAACTACTAGCTACTGTACTTCCATCTTTAGTATAATTACTTCTTAAAGATAAACCATCTTGACTTAAATAAAATCCAACAGCAGAAGAAGTTAAACTACTATGATTATTTGAGTAAATAACTGGTGTGTTATCACTGGTTTTCATCAATATCTTTCCACCGCCAGAACTTACTAACCCTAACCCTTCTGGACTTAAATGGAAACCTATTGTATTACTATCAAGTACAGTTTTTAAACCAGAATAAATTTTAGTATTAACTGAATCTAAAGTAAGTTTTCTACCACTATAAGGTGCAGGACTATATAATTCAGTATCTGTAATTTGCCACCTAGCAATAGAACCTCCGCCTTTCGCTGTAATATAACCTTCTTTATTTACTTCAAAATTACCACTACCAAAACGAATTTGAGGAGTAGTTAAATCTATCTCCATACCAGTTCCAGTACCATTTGGTCTATATACAAAATTACCTGAATAAATTCTTGCAGTATTATTAGTTGGGTCTATAGTAATCTGACCTTTACCATTCGCACCAAATACTGCTTTACCAGTTTGAGCATCTAAGAAGATACTTCTTACACCTTTAGCATAACCAATCAATCCAATATCCGCGCCAGACTGATTAGCTTCTTTTACTTTACCCATGATAACACCAGTAAAACTGTTATCATTTTCTTTTATTCCAGCTCCTACTTGAGGTGCTAAAATAAATCCACCATCACTATCAATATTTACGCTATTTCCATCCCAACCATTAATCGCTGAATTGCCATATCTATTTAACATCAAATGTACAGGAATATGAATACGTCCTATTACAGTACCAGACTTTCTAATAGTACCTTCAATAGCATTAGTTACACATTGTCCATCATAATCATCTAAAGGTTTAACTGCCTTTTGATTTACTAAACAGGTTTCTAATAATCTATCTCCTAAATTAATACTAGATAGCCATTCCTTTTCATAAATACGTCCTAGATATTTCCATTCATAATCTACTACATAAGCGGAAGTTGTTTTTAAACTAATATCTTCATCATATCCACTTATCTTTTGAGTTACAGTTAATTCAAAAGGATAAGAATTATCATATCTTGGTCTACGTCCATCTGAACTATAAACTGCGGTTAAGAATCCAGTTCCTTCTTTTAAATTCACTCTGTAATCATTATTATACATTTTAACTGTAATAAGTGGAATTGTAGCATAATACACTACTCCATCATATTCAACTTCTGCCTTAATAATATGTGCAGGTGAATCATTTCTATATCCAGAGTATGTAAAAATACCTGTACTTTCATTTACAATCAATCCACTACTGTCTAGTACACCTGCATTATATTTATTTTGCAAAATACTCCATTTAATAGTAGCTTGTTTGCCTTCTGTTGAACGCGCGGAAGTTACGCTATCTAATACCTTACTTTCATTATGCCATAGCTGCACTCTAAAGAATCTATTTGCTAATGGAGTTTGATAATTTAAAGACCAACTATAATCAGATAACTCAGTTAAAGTTGGATACATAGGTACTTTTTGTCCAGATATTGTATTAGGTACAATGCGACAAAAGAATTCAGTACCATTAGTTCCTGCATCTCTCTCTTTAGTAAATACTAAATCAGTTTTTGCGGACAAACTTATGCCTTTATAGTTAATCATTACTTGAATATCATTATTATTCTTAGTAATATCATATCTATCTTGAATCTCATAAGCAAAAGACATAAAGTCTCTATATATTCTAATTCCTCGTTCTAAATCTTCTTCATAATTTTCATAAGAATTAGGAATTTGAATCATAGTATTATCAATAGGAACAATCCATTGAATATCACTATGTTTAATAATTTCATCATCAATACGATTTCCTAAATTATCATAAACACTAAATGTAAGTGCTTTAATTTCAATAGGAGAGTCAACTGCGTTACTTGCTGGACTAACACCATTTTCATCATACTTAAACACACAAGAGCCATCATGAATAATCATAGTATATGAACCTTCCGCGGTCAAGCTGTTCGTAAGTACAATAGATGCAGTTCCAAGATATAAATTGCCTTGATATACTGTACATTGATATGTGCTAAAATTTGTAATACTATTTACATTTAAGTTCCAAATAGTATTTTTATCTACTCTTGTAATTTTATCATATTTATTTAATTCTGCTTTATACCAATTCAATCTATCTCTATTTGGTTCAAGTGGAACAAGTTCTTTTTGAATATTATCTAATAATGTATAATAATTATTCCATGCTTCTAAATATTCTTTATTAATATCAGATGTATCGCTAATACTTTCAAAATTCCCTACATTATTAGTTACCGCCCATGAATATGTTAAATTATTATCTTCTTTTCCGTTCACTAAACATCTCAATGTTGGGTATCCAATATCAAAATAAAATTTAGTTCCTTCATTTGAATCAATAGTAATATCATATCCAGATGCTAAATTTTTAATAACAATAGTTTTTGTAATAACAGTTCCATCATAAACTACTGCACATTTGTATTTAACTTCTTTTGCTATAATATCACGTTTAGATACCGTCCATTTATATGAAGATGGAATCCATTCCACTACTTCTGGGTCTGTATCTGTAGCCTTTTTAATAACAGTATAGTCGTTTAAACATTTCCATCCTTGTCCACCAAACTTATTATAGTAAGTGCTTTTAGATGTAATACCTACATGCTCTATGAACCAATAGAAAGGAAGTTGTTGGGATTTATTATCAATAACCTTTCCTTTAACACGGACTTGAGCTTCAATACTTCTTGTATCTGAAATTAAAGAAGTGCTATCAAAATAAATACCTTGTGGAGTATGAAAAGTTAAACTATAATTACTTAAATCATCTTCACTTAAACGCTCTGCTCCACATAATTCTATATCTTTAATAAATATATCATCAATACATTGATTATCTGGTTTAGTATTAGGAAAATCATAACAGAATATACTAATACTTTCTATATCAATAAAATTTTCTCCATCAATATCAAAGATACCATACTGTCTTGTATCATATAATATTTTATATGGATTTCCGCTCATCTTATCAATATCTATAGTATAATATCTTGTTACAATAGAATTATTAGTATTATCAGTGAAGTTTAATGCAAAAATAAGACCATAATTTCCTCTAAACTGTTGCTCTGCGGGAAGTGCAGTTCTAATTACAGCTCCGCAAATAATAGTTTGTTGATTTTTAATATATTCATTAATTGCAGTTTTATTCAAATTAATCAAGTTTTGATTTACAGTATATTGCTTACTATATAAAACTTTAACTTGTTTATTTTGTCTATATGACTGTAAGTTGAAAGAAGCAGATGTATTTATAATACAGTTATTGCCAACAATCTGGTATGCTTCATCGCCTTCTACTGTTGCCACATAGTTAATTCCTAATTTTTTAGTTGTGCCTAAAATAGTTTTATCAGTCTCTGTATTATTACCAGGAATTAAAATATATACAGTTGAACCATTTGGATAAGTAACTTCTGAATTACTTGAATATGCATAGAAGGTACTGTCTTGGTATTTAACTTTATATTTTCCTATTGTTGCATCTATACAACTAATTACAGTAGCTTGAATAGTTTTATCATAATTTGCTTGGTCTATTGCTCGTTCTACGATAATTTCAATAGCGTCACAAATTTGTTGTTCTATCATATTCATTGCTATATTCTACTCCTTTTCTCTCTTATTCTAACATAATTTTATTTTCTTGTCAAGTTTATTTAAGATAAGTGACCAAAATAAGGGAGGACTAATGCCCTCCCTTATTTTTACTTTTTAGTCTTAAATGCTCGTTGTGATGCGATATTAACAAGATTATTAAATGCATCTTCAATCTCTTGTGAATTTTGAACATTAGGGAATGAAGCTTCAATATGCACATTCTGTTCAAGAGTATCAGATGCTGTGGAAATGCCGCTCATAGGAATACCAAATCCAGTTGAAAGACTAAATAATCTATCCATAATATTTGCGTTTAAATTATTTAACATACCAGCCATATCTCTAACAATTCCAATAGCTGTTAAGAAATTAGATGTATCATCGTCATTTAATACAAGTTCTTTTTTATGTAAGAACGCTAATTTTCCACTACTATCTCCCCAATCACCTGTGTATCCACCAGTATCATATCCGCTGATTTGGCTTTGTTTTAACCAACCATACGCGGAATCTGATGATTGAACGTGAATAGGATATGGAGCACTTGGATTTAAGTGAGTAATAGTAACTTTCTTTCCAGGTCCGCGGCTTCCAGTAGGTTTTGTTCCGTATGAATCATAGTAATATAATCCACCTGTATAGGTAACTACATCACCAACTTTAGGAACTCCATCTCCTCCGCTTCCAGAGCCGCCACCGGAACCTCCTCCAGAACCGCCAGAACTACCTGAGTCTCCGCCTGAACTACCACCACCAAAATCATCTCCTGCAGCCGCTGCGGCTTCTTTCTGAGCTTGAACAAATGCATAAGCTGCTTCAGTTGCAGCTATAGCTGCAGCTTGAGCTTCTTCATATTTAGCTATTAAATCTTCTAATTGAGCAATGACATCTAATATTGCATCTATTTCTTCCATATATTTGTTAATTAAATCATCATTCGCATATAATAAATCTTGTGCTTTCTCAATATTCTCGTCATAGCCCTCAGATATAGCATCAAAATCAACACCTGCCGCGCTCTCTAGTTCATCAAATGAATCTTGATAATCATGAGTAGCTTGGTCTAATTCTTCAAATGCATCTTTACATGTAGGAATAAATCCGCCCTCTCCTGCAAATACATCCGCCATGTGCTGTACGCCAGAATCCCACTGAGGGATTAAATCATTAATAACTAAATCTTTTTCAGCATCAGTTAAATCTCTGAATGCTTCTATATCTTTACCTGTCATCTCTCTAAAGGAATCAGCATCTGCTGCGTATAATCCTTCAAGAGTCATGAATGTAGATTCATGTAGGTTTTGTTTAATAGTTTCATTTTGCTCAACAAGACCGTTAATTAGTTCTCCATACTGTTCAGTTAATAACTTAGCTCTTTCTTGTCTTTCTTCGTCAGTCAATGACATATCTGACATGATTTCCGCATACTTCTCTTGGAACTCTACATAATATTCATAAATCTCATTTAAGTTCTCTTTATACTTATCTTTATCAAAATTATATAAATCATTTTGTGCGGCAAGTAAATCTTGCTGTGCTTGAGCAATGCTATCTTCGTCAGAAACAAATTGATAACTATAATTTCCTTGAGAATCACGTCTCAATCTCATTTTTGACTTATTTTGTTGAGCTTCTTCAAGAGCAATCTGTTTTAACGCAATTTCATATAACATATTTGCACGGTCTACATCATATTGCGTTAATTTATCCTTATCCTTCAACATACCTAACTGTTCATTCATCATGTCATTTAGTTTCTGTTGCGCGGATAAGCTATCTGTCTGGTCTAAAGCTTCAAGATACTTATTCTCCAAATCTTGAATAGCATACATGCTATTAATTGTATCTAAATATTGGTCAGCATTTTTATTGATTAAATCCCATTCATCATTTACATAATCTAAACCTTTTCCATTTGTTACTTTTTTATTTAATTCATCAAATACTTGATTAATTGTATTTTGGTATTTATCAATAATATTTTGAATAGAATCTTCAACCTTTTCGTTTAACTTCTCTAAGGCATCCATCCATTCTTCTTCCCATTTCTCTTTAGCTTCAGGGTCTGTTTCTTTCTGCATCATTTCTTCTGCATATGCTACACGTTTCTTTAAAAAGTCTAATTCTTGATTATTATTTTGTTCAATTTTCTCATAATATTGTGCCATTTGAGCATATGCTTTATCTCCATAAACAAGTCCAACTACATTCATATCATGATTTAATAAATCTTTAATATATTCATATTGGTCTACTTGTTTATCGAAAGCTTCAACTGCCTCATCAATCATATCTAAGTAAGATTCTTTTATTTCATCAACTAAATCTACAACATCTTCTAACTGTTGCATTAGTTCTTCATAATATTTTTGCAAATCTTCCATAGCTTGAGCTTTATTATCTCCGTACACATCTGCCCAGCCATTATCATTAATTTGCTTAATTTGGTCCATAGTATCATTGATTTGGTCAGTTAATTTTTGAATAGGTCCAGTGCCAGTTCCTTCTGTATTAAAATAAGAAGTGTAATCTTTTAATTTAGATTTTGCTATACCTAAAATATTATCATCTTTAATTCCATCTATTACTTTACGTTTAAATTCATTGAAATCTCTTTCAGCTTCCGCCATGTCCAGTCTTAATTCAACTTCCATAGTAAATTTCTGAATATTAATTTCAATTTCTTTATCAACCGCATCTTGAATAGCATCTTCTATTTCTGGAATAAATGATGATACCAATTCATCGTAACGCTCCATTTGAGACTTAAATGTCTCATAATCTTCTTTTGCAGCTTCTACTGTTGTTTTGAAGCCTTCTTGTTCTTCTGCAGACATAGCATTATATTGTGCAATAACACTATTTACATAATCTAATTTAGCTTGTAATGCAGAAGCATAATTAGTCATATATCCATTAGAATCAAAAGCAACACCTTGCATAGCAAGAAGGTTTCTTAACTCTTGAGCTTCAGCTTTAGCAATTTGTAATTTAACTTCATAAGCAGCTTTTTGTTTTTCTAAAATATCTAACTGTTCATTTAAGTTATTAATTAAATCCTGTCCATATAATTTTTTCTGCTGTTTATCTAATCTGCTTAAATTAGTTTCAAGGTCTTCAAGTTCCAAATTAATGTCATGATATCTATCAGCCTCATCTTCAAGATATTCCATATAATCTGGGTCTTTTTTGCTTGAACTACCGCTATCACCCGAAGTTCCTTTTCCAGAACTAATATTAGAAAATGTTTTATCTAAATCTGTTCCAGTTGCTCCAATTTGAGCAATCATACCCTCAATATCATTTGCTGCAGCTCCAGCAGAATCTGCCAATTCAACATATTGTTCAGCTAGTCTTGCCCAAGTTTCACTGCTTTTACTATTAGCTGAATTAAGAGCATTTTGAGTTTGCTGAATAATTGAAGCTTCACTAGATTGTCCTGTAGAACCAGAATAATTTATTCCTACTGTCCCTGTAGTTGCAGTGCCTCCATTAGCAACTGCGTTCATATTAGCTATTGCAATAGATGCTCCATCATAAGATGAATCTGCCATAGATTGAAATGCACTTTGCCAATTTTGAGCAACAGTTTGAGCATTAATATTAGAACTATCTGCAATTTCTACTGCGTTATTCATCTCAGATTGAGAAGACTCTTGACTATTATACTCTTGCAAATTTGCTAATTCAGAAGAAATTGTTGCACGCGCGGCTGCTGCTTCTTCATCAGTTGCGGTTTCATTGTGAGCTAATATTAATGCAGCATTAGCCATATTCTGATAAGACTGCTGTTTTGCTCTTAATAAAGTTGCTTGATTATTTAATTTATCAATCGTAGCTTGCGCATCTGCTTGAGCTTCAGATTCCGCCATACCCATTGCTGATTGTACTACTTGTTCATTTAATTGAACAGTTCCATCAGCTAATGTTGTCATACCTTCTAAAATACCTGGGAAAGTATTATTTAATGCTCTTACATCTTCTGCAGCGACAATAAAATCTTCTCCAATTAAAGAAGCTTTTTCTTTTATATCATCAAAAGCATTAGAAATACTGTTAAACTCTTGTTCTGCTTCTGAATGAATTGCTACATCAATTTCATACTCTTGATTTAATAAATCATCCATTGCAGTCTCAAAAGCTTCTGGGTCTGCATCTATATCAATAGTAATATTACCATTATCTTCTGAAATAAATTCATCAACTTTTTCTTTTGCTTCGTCCGCTTGACTAATTAAATCTTCTAAGTTAATTGCATAAAGCTTATTTTGAACTATTTCAAGTGCTTCCGCATATTCTTGAGTACCTACTAACCAAGTCTTACTTAATAAATCTGCTGCAGCTGTTAAATCTTCATCTTTATCTTTAATATTATCTAATTGATTTAATAAATCAGCATATTCTTCACTTTCGCCAATATTACTTGATGTAATATCTCCAGTTTGAATACCACTTATTAAAGTTTCAATATCAGATTTAGCAGATTTTACAGAATTTAAAATTTTTTCTTCCCAAGCAGAAGAATCGTATTTATCTAATCCTGCATTCCAAGCATCTAAAAATTCCTCTGATGTTCCTAAACCTAAAGCCTCTAAATCATCTTCTGTTAATCCAAGAGCTTCTAATAAAGAATCTTCATCTAAGCCAGATAATTGAGCTACTTCTTCTGGTTTTAAATCATTAAAAATACTTGAAAAATCAATAGAAGAAATATTTCCATCTGCATTTGCTAAAGTATTTAATAACGCACCAGTAATATTAGCATCAAATTGTTTTCCAAATTGGTCAGCACCTTGTTGTAATTTATTAAGAGCATCAACAAAAGCAGTACCAGTATCTTCAGAAGTTTGTGCAAATTGTTCTGTTAATTGGTCAATCTGAGCCTGTCTTGCTAACGCATGACGCATAACATCGTCAGATACAGCATCTACAATTTTAGTTCCTGTCTCATCTTTTACAGTACCTTTATTTATTCCACTCTTATAAGTAAAATCAGTTGTATCATAACCTAATACTTTTTCTGCATAAAGCATAGCAAGGTCTTCATCATCGTCAATACTATAATTCGCCCCAGCCGCCTTTAAAATTTCATTAGTTTTTGAATTAGAGGTTGCTTTAGAGACATCAATCGAAGCAATCGCATCTGCTAAAGATTGTTCATTAGATGGACCATTTGCTAAAGCTGTTGTAGTTGCAGCAATTAACTGATTATATAAAGATTCATTAGTATTACCTTCTTCATCAGTAGCCATACCTTCTAATCTATCTCCATAGGTATCTTCAACTACTATACCCATGATTTGTTCGGCATAATATTCATTAGCTTTTTTAGCATCATTCATTGAATCTGCTAAATCTTCTAATGCTTGTCTATTAGAAATAATACTATCAATATTATCTGTTACTGCCTTATCTAATGAATTTCCCATTGCGAGTAACTGTTCTTTAAGCTGTTCATCAGAAAGTGCAACTCCATTATTAGCTTCAGTTAAATTTGCTATTGCTTGTGCAGCATTTTGTAATTCATTATTCGTAAAATTACGGAAAATTTCTGTACCTTCAGAATTTATTCCAGTATCTACGACAGAGCCAATATCTCGACCTAAATTAGTTGTATTACTCTTTAATTGTGCTTGATTTGAAATAATATTTGCACCATATGTTTGAGTTTGAGCTTTACTTACAGCTTTCTCTGCATCTTCTATCGCTTGATTTAAAGCATTTTCATCAATGGTAATTAAACCATTATTTATACTCCATTTATCAAATAAACCATAAGTTTCAATTAACTCTCTTGCTTTATCATTTGCATTCTCTAATGCTTCTGAATATTCATCTGTACCTTCAGTTAAATCTTCTAAAGCATCAATAGCATCATCATATTCAGAAATATTATTTTTTAATTCAGTTGCAGCATTATTTAATTCATTATATCTTTCAGTTAAATTTTTAACCTGATTAGCAGCTTCTTCTGCAGCGTTTGCATCTGCATTATATGCATCAATGCTTAATTTAACTACTGCTACAAGTGCTCCTACTGCTGCGGCTATTGCAATAATAATTGGAAGAACTGGAGCTAAAGCAGTCCATAACATTCCAATTGCTGCAGTTAAACCTGTAGTCGCGGCTGTGGCACCAATTTCCGCCCCTGTAACACCTGCTAAACTTAATGCTATTGTAGATAAGCCTGTAGCTAATCCAGGAATAATCTTAGCAATATTAGTAAAGTTCATTATCAATATTGGCAAAGAAAATAATAATGTTGTAATAATAGCTTCAGCTTTTTCACCAGCAGTTAAATCTTGATTGTTTAATGTCTGAATAATACCAGATAATGTAGTCATTAAAGATACTACAGTCATTAAACCAGAAACCGCTTGAGATAATAATTGCTGTCTCTTAGCTTGTTCTGTTGTTTGGTCAATTATTCTTTGTCTAGCTTGTTGCTCTTGTTGTAACTGTTCTAAATGACCATTTTCTATATTTTGTCTGTATTGTAATGCTTGGTTAGCATCTGCAATACCTTGCTCATTCTGTTGGATAAGTCCTCTTTGTTGTTCAATTAAATTATTAAGGTCTCCCTCTTCAAGTGCCTCATTTTGAACTGTTTCCAAAATCTGTAATTGTTCAGCTGAGATTCCCGCTAATAATTCTGCGGTTTCACTATTCTCATTAAAAATTTCTTCTCCAAGTTGAGCAATTCTTGTGCTATGGGTCATCCAAGTCTCTTCAGACTGATTACATAATTCTAAATATTCTAATAAATTTCTCTGGGCTTGAACTTCTTGTTGTTTAAATTCAATACGATTAGTAATAGTTTGAGTGCTATCTTTTTCAGTAAGGTCAATTCCTTTTAATAACTTACCATAATTAGTTGTTTCTTGAATTTCTTGCTCTAATAATCCAATTTTTTGTTGTTCAGCAGTTAATTCATTATATTGTTCAGATGTTAATGCTTTACGAACTTGTAACAACTGATTAGCAATAGTTGCCTCTTTTTCAACAGCTAGTTCATTTGTAACATTCTGCCCAGATACAGCATGAGCATCAATAATTTGTTGCTTCATAGCAATAGCATCTGAATTTGTACGATAAGCATCAATATTTATTAAACTCTGATTTATAGCTTTACCAATTTGATTACTAAAAACATTAGCAATAACACTGCCCATATGAACAATAGAGTTCATGCCACCATTTAAACCAGTTAAATAGTTATTAAAGATTTCTAATGCTCCAGTTGCTGTATCCATGAAATCATTAACAGTATCCTGGTCAAATAAAATATCATAAGTTTTATCTGCTTCAGTTCTTAATTGCTCTAAATGTGCAGCTGTAGATTCCATATAAATATCTTGCTGATGCTGTAATGTTTCAACTGCGTCAACAGAAGTATTAACAGCTTCATTATACATATCCCAGTTTTCAAATAAAGCAAGCAAGTTATTATATTGTCTCTTACCAGCTAAATCAATAGCTAAAGCTTGCTTTTCTGCTTCAGACCAAGCTCCACTATTCCATTTATTACCAACTTCTTCAATAACCTCTCCAAGGTCACGCATAGAACCTTCTGCATCTAAAATATAAACACCCATAGATTCAAGAGAAGAAGATACTTCACCTAATGAAACACCAAATTCATCTTCTCCATCTAATTCTAGGTCTTCCATACGCGCAAAGATAGTTTTAAATGCAGTACCCGCGGATTCTGGCGCTTGACGAGTTACAGATATAACTGTAGATAACATACCATTTAATTTATCTATATCTACACCCATCGCGGCCGCTGCAGATGCTACCTTACTCATACCTACTGATAATTCTTCTAGGTCTGATGCAGTTGTAGCAGCTACTGCCGCTAATTTATCAACGTATAGTTCAGTTTCTTCTGCTGTAACTTTATAACCGTTCCATACAGCAGTGAGTTGTTCTGAAACTTCTTCACCAGTTTGACCAGTTACATTAGCTGCCTTTAAAGTAGTTTCTGCTCTTGCCTGAGCTTCTTCATCAGATAAACCTTGCTGATAGTAAATTAAAGATGCTTGTGTATAATCTAAAGTACTCGCACCTAAAGCTTTTGCCGCACTATTAGCTTGTCTAGCAAAAGTTTCCATACTTTCAGCGCTTTTATCTGTTACTATACGAATATCATTTAATGAACTATCCAAATTCTTAGTATAAGTATAAGCCTGTTGGACAGAATTTGTTAAATTATTAAAAATACTAGATGTAATACCCCATTTAACAGTATTAGACATCGTAGTAGCCATATCATCTAAAAGTTTATTACTTTGTTTTAATTGTAAGTTAGTATTTAAAACACTACTAGCAAATTTATTATATGCAGTTGCAGCAGTTGTCGCTCCAGTACTACCTGCATTTCCTGCTAAGGTAAAAGAAGCTCTTAACTGCTCAACACTACCATAAGTAGCTTTAATGCTATTATTTAATTTACTTAAATCTAATTGATTTAATTTACCATTCCAAGCATCGTTAAGAATAGTTTGTAACTGTTGAGCCGCTTTAGAAGCTTCTTTTAATTCAGTAGTTAAAGTTCCACTTTTTGATGCTTTATTAGCTTCTAATTGGACTTGTCTTAAAGCATTTTGAATTTCATTTAATCCTGCTTTATCAACAGTATAACCAACTTGAAAATTAATTCTATTAGCCATCTATCTCCTTTTTCCTCCATTTTTTCTCAAAATAAAATAAGCCTTTACTACCAATATATGATAGTAAAGGCTTATCTTTTAATCTATTTTGCCCGCCTCATCAACAGGCTTAATATTCTGTCTCAACCCTCTTAATGGTCTATCACCATTAGCAGCTTCTGCAAACTGAATAACTTGTTTATATTTTTCTGGATTAAATGAATCAACTATTTTTACTGCGGCTTCCGCATTCTTAGGTAAATCATTGATAAGACTTTGAATAACAGCTCCCGCAGTATTACGATAATTTAAACTATCTGAAATAATTTCATTAATACATGTATATAAGAAATTATATTCACTTTCTTCAATAGTTTCTAATAATAAATCAATAAAACCATTGCTCTTTAAAGTATCATATAATTTTAATTCATTCTCCTTTTGTTTATCTGTAAAAGATAAATTGGTATACATATAAACTAAATGTAAATGGAAAAATACATCAACTTTCATAGCATTATAAATACCATTTTCAAATGCTTTTTGCAATGTAATCATTACCAAATCATATTTATCCTCAATAGGAAGATACTTTAAAACTTCAATTTTATTCCCTTCAAAATCGAAAGTATTAATAGAAGTATCAACTTTTAATTTTAAATTAGCATAACTAACTTTCATATCTTTTTTTATCTCCTTTTGTCTCATTTATAATATAATTATACTACAAAATTTTTCTTTTGTCAAGTTTTAATAACTATAATTTCCAGAAAGAACTCTATCATGAACTTCTTGCAATAGTTGAGAAGCAGCCTCGTTAGTCATAGTTTTTAAATGATTTCTCAAACGACCTTTTTTACGAAGTGTTTCTTTTTTCTCTTCTAATTTTTTAATATTAAAATCATCCGCTAAAATTTCTTTAGCAAATTTAGTAAACTGAGCTAAACCTGGAATTGAAGCGTTAGCTGATTTAATAGCGTATTCAATATTACCAACTGTAACGTCACCTTGTAATAAACCAGATGCTGAATCAACTTTTCCAACTTCTTCCATATAATCTTGAATATTTTGTTCCATATCATTTTCATATGTTTTTCCTAATCGTTGTAAAACAATAGCAGCATATGCTTCGTTAATATCACCTTCTGCGGAAACTTTCATTAGATTCCACTTTTCCGGCGGATTTGGATTAAGCCACATAACAGTTTTTATTTTACTATATCTATAACGCCACATAACTTCTTTATAAGTAGCATCTAATTTTGCCATATTAATACTTTCATCAAATAAATTATCCATTCTTGCTTGCTGAAGTCCGCTTATTTCATTTTTTAATGTTCCAAAACGTGCAGTTAAATTATAAGTTCTTGATGCAGTATCATATTTTAAATAATCAGTTATATTTCCTAATTGATATAATTCTGGAGTTCCTTCTGCATTTTCAAATACAAATACAGTTTCCACTTCTTGACCAAGTGCAATATTAGCAGCCTCTTGTAATTCAAATGCAGCACTTACGATTTTTTGTGGCATTCCGCTATTATAAAAGTTATCAGTAATAGTTTTATATTGCTTATATGCTTCAACTTCTTGATAAACATTTTTATCTTTTCCATAAGATTTAATAAGTTGAGATTTTCGTTTTTGTGCATCTCTAAATTCTTGTAGCGCAACTCCAGCATCTGCCATAATCATTTGATATTTTTGAGCTGCTGCTTTTAGTTTTATAAGACGTTCATCAACTACTTCTTTTAATGGATTATTTAATGCATCTAATAATTCATTCTCAGCCTGTGATAATTGTAATTCATCAGTCTGTATTTCATACATATAACATCACCTCAAGATAAAAAAATAAAGGAGGACAATTAAATTGTCCTCCTATTTAATTTTAGCCAAGAGCATCTGCGCTAGAAGAAGCGTCTGTAACACTATCTTCTTTTGCCTCTTCAATCTTTTCACCTGATTTATGAGGGAATACAGATTCACCATCTGGTTTTACAGCCTCTTCTGCGTCATCAATAATTTGCATAGCGCATAATACTTTCTTAGTAGGATTGAAATAAGTATATCCTGGGAAAGCATCCATTGTGAATGTAAATGTTGATGGGTCTCCAGTAGAAGCCATTGTGAATGTAAAGTTAGACTGAATTTTAACATTAGGGAATGTTAATTCAGCTGGCATATCTACACCGTCATTTTGGCGTCTAAATAATGTAGAAGCTTCCACATAGTAATAACCAGCAAAGTTTTCTGCATCAATTTGTAATTCAGATACAGAGTTAGCTTTCTTTGTAATATAGAAATCTACAAATACAGTTTTACCTGCTGCTACAGTACCTTCTAACTTTTTACCATCTGAACTTACTGTTAAACCTTCAATAAGTTCTCCTGTGATAGAACCATCTGCCTCAGCAACAGCAACAAATACTGGTGCAGTAGCACAAATCTTTTCATTTTGATTTAACGCATCTGATAAATCAATAGAGTTTTCATCACTATAGGCAACAGAAGTTGTATGAACATGAACTTCTTCTGATTCAGTTCCTTTTAGTAATCCAGCACCAGATAAGATTGCAAATCCCATAGGAGATAATAATGCATCTTCAACAGTAAATGTTAAAGTTTTTTCACCTTCCCATGCAATCAATCTAGTGTTACCTTTACCACCAGTTGCATATACTGTTGTAGCTGCGCCTTCTGTGGTAGAAGTTTTTGCTGTATCGATATAAAGAACTGGCTGACCCTTTTTGAATATCTTATTTCCGATTTTTACAGTTGACTTAGCTTTAAATACTACGTCACAAATCTCGCGTACACCAAATTTCATTTAGGCATCCTCCTTATAAATTTTCAATTTAATATAGATTATGAATGAATATCTTTCATCCAATTATCTACTTCTTCTAAATCCTTGGCTCCCGCCATTTTTGCTTGAACATATATATCATATCTTTGTTTCAGTTCAAAACGATTAAATTCATCAAATAATTGATAAATAGTATAGCCTAACAGAGTATCAAAACTTTTATTTTCTCCAACAGAAAGGATAGATATATATCTACTTAAAAGATTAATTTTTTGAGCTTCTCCTTTCGCGGCTGCCGCTTTCTGTCTTCCTTTTTTCATCTTTTCAGCAAGTTCTTTTGCTTTTTCCCCTGCTGGATTATAATCCGGTTCAGAACTGCGACTTTTTAAACAAAACATAGCAACAACAATTTCTTTAAAATTTTCAAAATTTTGATTATTTATGCTATGAATATCATCGCCTTTTATCAAAGATATACAATCTTTTTGTATGCGAATCTCATACTCTGGAAACATTAAAGTTAATACCATAAATGCACTAATTTTACCTTTTTGTGCTGTCAGACTTTTATCTTTCATTATTGACATAAATACTTCAAAATTTGTTTTATCTTCTAAATTAGTTTTGTCCTCTGTAGCTAAGACATCTTTAGAAAAGTTTAATAATTCGCAACCAATAAAAAATGCTTCTTCACCTATAAAAGAAATTTCTTTTATAGTAGGTTGATGAATACTGATTTGAGCTTGTTGAAATGGAATATCGGTTCCAGATAAAAGCAACAAATCGTTTAACATTTTAATCTTCCTTTTTAGGAATTTGGTCATCAGTTCCATGAATTGCTCTATAACTTATACTATATCCAGATAAATCTTCACTAAGAATTATCTGACTGCCGCCCGCAAAAAACAATTCACCAATTCCTGATAACTTACTTTTATTTAAAAGACCGTCAATGTAACCACATATTTTAAGCGGTCTTAATCTATAATTTCCAATGTCCCAATAGTCAGTATGACAGATTACATCAAAATTGATATTGCAATCTCTAAATTCAGGGTTTTTAGCATTAGGAGTAAAATTATCAAAAGAAATAATAATATAAGCCTTGACTTGCTCATGCTCTGATAAACGAACTTTTGGTTCTAATTTAATATATCCTTCTTCACGCAATTTAGCAATAGACATATTATTTAATTTCTCTATATATTTTGGATTATCTTTATTATCTAAACAATCCTTTGCACTAATAACTAATAACCTTTTTAATTCATCACTATAAGGACGGCTTTCAACAAATAATTTACGCAGGATAGTTTCAGTATCTTTCTCACAAGATAAGAAAGATGATTGTAATTCTGGTAATCTTGCTAAATCTCTTTTCATCTTAAAACTCCTTTTATTTCCTATAATGATTTAATTTCAATAGGCAAAGTAACACTTTGGTTGTCTTCACTTGTATATGTTAAATCAAACTTTCCACTTTTTCCTGTAATTATTTCTATTGTAATTACATTTCCTTCACTTTTTATAAAATTGGCTTTTTTATTATTGCTAATAGACCACTGTCCTTTATTAAAACCTATAATAGTATAATCTATTATATCAAAAGGACTAACAATTTTTGGACCTTCAATTCGAGGAATTGTTAACTCATCAGTACTTTCATCCGGTTCTATAGGCTCTTCATGCTCTTCTTCAAATTCATTATTATACCATTCACCTAAGCAAACTTCAATAATACCATCTGCGGCATATGGGTCTACTGTTTTTACTTCCCACATATTTTTACCAATTTTAACTTGTTTAAATCTATGAAAATAATCCAATGTATCTTCATTTTTAGTAATATACATAATTAAAGAATAATTAACATCATTCCAAGATATATTACTTTTTTGATTCCATTGAATTATTGTTTCTACAGGTCCGCGTATATAAACATAATATTTTTTTCCATTTATTTCTATAGGCTCTTCTTCACATTTATATACTTCCCCTCTAAAATATGAGTCTTCTTCAAGAAATTGTAAATATACTAACCAGCGAGTATTTGTTTCTTTCCATAAAAAAACTTCACCAGCTTTTATACCAGTTGGTATCATTCCTTTAGAAGTTAGACCATCAGGTTCTTTAAAACTAACTTCCGCGGTTTCTTCATTATACTCACCTAAACAAATATCTTCATATGGTATAGATAATATTTTACAATCATAATCTGCCTTTTGTTTATCTGTATTCAAAAGACAACGAAACATTTTACCATGTATTACTGCGGTTTCCGCTTGATAGGAATATAAGAGAGACTTCCGCAAGCTCTCTAATTTATCTTTTTGGAATCGACCTTCCGCAGTAATTCCTCCATGATATTCAAGTCTAGTTCTTAAATTATCTAATCCTGACACTGTTTCATTAACGTATTCATCATACTTAAACATTCAAAGATAGTACGTCTAAAAAGACCAAAATCTTCAATATCAGTAAGGATGAATAGTCCCTCCAATTTACTTAATAAAGGAAATAAAATTTCATGTTGGTCGATTAACAATCTATTCATTCCTGCTAATTCTTCAATGATGGTTTCTAGTGGTTTTTCCCAATCTATATTTTCTTCTCTACTTGGAAGTAATTTATAAATAAGATTGGTAATTTTCTTTAATTCTTTTATAATTACTTCATTATTTATTTCAACATCATACTTTATAACCATTGTAATGAACTTTCCTTCCTTGTGGATAAGATTCCATAATGGTTTCTATAGTAGACTTTGTTTCACCATTATCATTTACAATTCTTCTTTTATATAATCTTTGTAAATGGAAACCTTTTCTTTCATAATCTTTTTGTACTGTCAAAATCTTTGTCATATGATTGGCTTGAGAAGTAAATTTAAAATCTGAACCACTATATTTCATTCTTGTATTTTCTACACTTGCTAATTGTTGACCCATCCATTCGACAATCATATATGTAGATAATACATTTATTTCTTCAGTGGTTAAAGGCACATTGAAGTATCCACCACTGTAGATTATTGCTTTTACAGGTTTATTTTCGCTTTCTACTCCAGAATAAGTTTCTTCATCAACAATTTCATTTTCATCATAGTCATTAATATTAACACGCGGAAATTCAAACCAATGTATAGAAGAAACTAATAATTCTTGTAACATTCTAAATGTTTCAAGTTCAGTTAATTCCATATACATATCATCAGTAATTTTAGATAGAAAGCTATCATAAACTTTTGAAAAAGGTGTTTTGTTCATGATACACCTCCTATATATTATTCAGTCTTAGTTACAACTTTATATTTAGGAGTAGAAGCTTTACGTTGCGGAGTATCAATTTGAGCATTTTGAGCTGGATTAGAAGTTTCTTGACCAGGCACTGCCGCCTTACGAACCTTCTTAGCTTCAACTTCTTTCTTTTCTGCATCTTCTGCATATTTATTATTCTTAATAGCATTATCAGGATTAAATCCAGTTTTTTCAAAAATTAACTCTCTTTTATTCATATCATTAAGTTTAATTTTAACTGCAATAGATTTTACCATTTCAATAACTCCAACTGGAGCAAATGTCAAACAATCGTCTAATTGGTCAAGAGTTCCTTTAATTAAAAGATTTTGAATATCTTGTTCTGTATAATAATATTCTGGCTCAACTCCACCAATAAGCTCTTCTACTGCCTCTTCATTAAACATTATAAGATAATTCTTTAATAAATAATCTCCGCCAGGTTGATAAGAAAGTTTTCTTAATTCATCCATCGTAACTTTTTTACTCTCTCCTGGAGCAAATTTTCTTTTTAATCCATTCATTTCTGGAATACTATAACCAGTACTTCCATTATTTCTATTTGTAACAGTAATAATTGTTTTATCTTCCAACATAATTTATCTCCTTTTATCTCTATATAAAAAAAACTGGGGATAAGTGATTATCCCCAGTGTTAATAATCCCTTATTATAGATTATTATTATTTTGTCAAACTAGTATTCTGATATACACAAATATCATTAGTAATCATAGCACCTACGCCGACTTTCTGATAGATGTGTGTTGTTGTTGACCAATCTTCATTCTGAGTTTCTCTCATATGAGCAGTTCCCTCAAATGCAACTTTTACAGGTTTTTCAGCTCCGCCAGGAATAATCCATGCGTAAGATGGGTCAATAACTTTCTCACTGTTGGTTTCATCTGTATAAGACTGCTGTAAAACTACTACTCTGTGTCCTTTATAGTTACCAAGATACCCATTATTCCACATAGTATTCTTCATCTCATTAGATACCCAACCTTCAGCTGGTAACATAGTAGCTGCAAAATCAAAAGTACAATAAATTGTTGCCTGACCATAAGAATCAGCTACTGCTAACAATTTATCCATTTCAGCTTCGTCAAACTTGTTATCGGTATGTTTATTAGCAGCCTGTAGATTAGCTACAGATGCAATCAAAGCTTTTTCAATTTCAAGATAAATCTTTTCATCTAAAGTATTTAATACAATATCAAGTACATCTGACATCTGAACTCTTCCATCCAAATACTCTTCAAATGGAATCTGAGCAGCTCCACCGAATGCACTTGTAGCTACTTCATAGCTCTTACCATCTAGTTTGAATACTTCATAAGTACCAGCCAAACCAACTTTAGTAATAAACTGTTTAGCACGTCTACGAGATGCTTCAGTAATTCTCTGTACAAATACAGGTTTATCTCCTTGTGCGAAAGTCTTAATTTCAGCAAACTGTCCATACTGTTCAAGAACTTTCTTAGGTAATACATCATTAATAACTTCTTCCATTAAAGAATAAGCTTGTTTAGGATTTTCTTGATGTAATTTATTTAATTCTTGAGAAAATGTCTCATTTAAAGTTGTATATGAGAACTTATCTTCGCCCCAAGTATAAGCTGTAGGAGCAGAAGGGTTCGCATTAACGACAACTCTACCTAATGCTAATAACTCATTATAAGTCATATCTGTTCTCCTCCTTATTTAGTTCTCATTAACTTAACACCAGGCTGTCCATCTGGCATTGTGTAAACTTTAACTACAGTTAATACATAATCTGCGCTGTCTGCCCCATCTGTATTTAAAAATCCATTAGAATCTGGAGTTAATTTATCTCCTTCTTTTAGGGCGATTCCGGCATATTCTTGTCTATAAGAACCTGCACCACCAACGCAGTTAGTTGTATATAAATCTCCAATATTTAACTTCACCAATCTAGGAGTCATTTCCTTATCTGTGAAGTTTTCTGCTCTCATAGCATAGTCTTTATAAGTTTCATTATAGGTATCGCCATATAACTTCACTTCGTTAAATACCATATACCATTCTCCAACACCTGTGAAATTAACTTCACCATTTGGAATATCGTATTTGGCAAACTGACCATTCTCTAATTGAGTAATAGCCTTAGCAGCTGGTAACTGAGCATGAATCTGACCAGTTCTCTGCATAGACAAATGATTTGGTTCTACTTGACCAAAACCAATTCTCTTAATAGTCTCTTGAGCCATCTATATGTTCCTCCTATTTTATTTTTGTTTATTTTGAGTGTTTCTGCAAGCTTGAACCCAAGCTGGCACATCATTCTCTACTGCTGAATTTAAAGAATATGTAGTAACAGAGCCTGAAACTTGTTCATTTTTCTGTTCAACATTCTCATTAGTGTTTTCAAAAGAAACTTTCTTTCTAAAACAAATAACAGAAAGTTTAGCTTCAATTTCTTCTAAAGAATATTTAGCTTTATTCTCAATAACATCTTTCTTATCTTCATCAGAAAGCATATAGAAAGTTTTAATTAAAGCATCTTTCTTTTCGTTATCAATACTATTCTTGAATTGAACAAGAGCCTGATAATCTTTTTCCATAGCAGAATATTTCTGCTCCAAAGCTGTGAACTTTTCTTCTAACAAGGAATATTTCTTATCTTTATCCTTATCATTTTCACCGCATTTATGCTCATCCTTCTTATCTTCAGAATTAGAAGTATCAGTATCTTTTTTATCTTTCTCTTCGTCCTTTTCTTCTTCTTTCTTAAACTCAGAAGTTTCCGCACCTGTATTAGCAGCTACATCCTCAGTAGATGAACCTTCTGTAAATTTTTGATTTTCATTGCTAATATTTTGTTCATCTTTGCCCTGAGTAGCAGAAAATTGTTCAGCAGGTGTTGCTACTTGAGTTTCTGGCTCAGCAGCTGTATTTTTTACATCAGCCATTGTCTGTCCTCCTTGTAACGCAAATTTTAAATCTTGCATCATAGTAAACAAAGTGATTTTAAAATCATCATCAATCTTACTAAATGTTTTACTTACTTCTGGTTTAGTAACGCTAGAACCTTCAAAACATGGTTCAACGTCCTCACCTAAAATACATAATTTTGAGAATATCGCGTCATTGATTATGAAAAATTCAAGACCTGTTTTTAAGTCTTGTGACCATTTTCCGTCCAAAGTTTCATCATCCAACTCCATAGAATGCGGACGACCATTACCTTCGACAGCTAATTTTGCTTCTTCATATTGACCAGTCCATAAAAAACCAGTCGTCATTAAATATTCTCTAATAACTTTGTTACCAAAGTCATCTGTATCTTCAAATTTCTGAAACCATACTTCCGCGTCAGGAGCAACAAAACCATAAGGTCTTGTCATACATCCAAATTGTATTCCATCTCCATCCCAGATAACACGGTCGCCATGGTCAGCAAAGTCACCTTTATCTTCTTTGTACCAACCTACAATCGGTGCTCCCCGTAATGTTTTAGACATTTCAGTAGCGACTTCTTTAGTTATAAAACTTCTATTTCTATTCTGTCCTACATATAATACTTTAATTTCGCACTTAGACATTAAAGGATTTATGTCCAAAGGTTGCAGATTGATAAATTCTGGATTATCTATTGTGGCAATACTCATTCTTGACATCAATCACATCCTCCTTAATTCATCGACTCTCTATTTTGAATAGTCTTTTCACTCTTTTCGTCATTAGGTTTTTCATTTCTTCCTACATTTCCATCTCCATCTGAACTAGATTTACCGCTTCTATTAGCGATAGCTTCCGCGTTCATAGTATTGCTACTCATAGGTGGAATAAATACATGAACTAAATCAAGTATATCATTTTCAAAGTACGCATTTGCAAGAATAGAACTTTGACTTTGACCTAATGCAATTTGAGGTAACATTTTAGAGTATCCTAATTGAGTTTGTTCTTTATATAGTTTTGCCATCTCTTGATAATTATATATTGTAGTAGTTAAAATTTGAACTCTATAAAAAATCTTTTTAGGTGTTTTATTAAAAGGTGATAATAAATCATTCATAAATGATTCAAATTGTAATAATAAATTATACATATTTGCGGCATCATTTAAAATAGATTTTTCAAGTGCAATATTACCATTTGTATTAAATTGCATTTGAGATACACCTGCTTCATTATATACAGTTCTTTCTACCTTCATTAACTCATCTGTTGTCGTTGTTGTATTTTTATCAGCCATATCAGCAATATCAACTTCTGCAAAAGTAGTTAATACATCGATACCCAAAGCATTTTGTAGCATTTTAACTGCATTATTATGCAATGCTTGTGCCTCATCTACATCAAAAATTAAATCTCCATTTTTATCCAAAGGCATCTTCTGAATAATAATTTTCAAAAGCTGCTGCTGCATTTTCTTTCTATCTAATGCTTGTGCTTCATCCAAATCAATAATAGCTGGAATCATAGAGATAAATGCTGGATAATCATTATCATTAAGATTAAATTTTATACAATTATTAATATCAAGTAAGTACCAACCAGAGGTATCTCCCGTAAAGTCAGGCTTTAATTTACCTTCTTTATAAAGAACATATCCCTTTTTAAATTCTTGTGGAAATAAATTTAACATTTTCATTTTTTGAGCTGCATCTCTAAACATATCATCAAAAAATCTCATATTAAATTCAACCGCAGGCTTTCCATTTACAGAAAAACGTGAACGGCAATATTTAGGCGGAAGTTCTTGAACTACCATTTTATCTGTTTGTGGAATTAAATATCCATAATAACAGCCATTTCTAATAACTTTTAAAGCTACTTCTCCAAAAAAACGTTTAGCTTCAAAATTATCAAGATACATTAAAGCTTTATTAAATCCGTCTAATATTTTTTCCTGTTTAAGACTTTCAGAGTTTATATATGGAGTAATATACCAATCATATCTATAAAGATAAGCCATATATCTACATAAACGTGCATAGATACCACTAGTTTTATAGAAAAAATTAGATATATCTCTCATAGTCTCATAATCACTATTCATAATAGCTCTAAGAACTTCAGTTTTATCTCCTAATTTAGGATTAAGTTTCTTATAATTATTAAGCTCTAAAATAGCATTTTCTAAAGACTTTGCTCCAACTCTTATTTTTGAAAAATCGACCATATCATGAGGAGTTGAATATATGTCATCTTCTATAATAGAGGGAATATTCGCATTCATGCTAAAACCCTTTTTCTTAATCTCTTCTCTTCTATTTATCAAGATAATACCCAACCTTTCTAATGATATTATAACAAAAATTTAGAACTTTGTCAACTTTATTTAAAATTAAATTTTTTAATAGCCCGCCGCGCGCATAATATAATCATAATCAATTTTACCTTCATCCCAATATGGAATGGCTATTAAAGTAATATCATGTTTCTGACAATACTCTCGTTTTTTCATATCATTATATTGCTGTTTACGTAATCCAGAATATCCACCAAATTTACTTTTAGCTTCATAATGCTGAATACCTTGAAATTCTATTAAAAAATCTAACTCTCCATTATCATCAAAGACAGCAAAGTCGAACCTCAGAGCTCTTCCATTTGTACTTACAAGTCCAGGAAAACTATATTCTTCTTTAAAATTTAAACCAGCTTCAGTTAAAATTTCTTCAATTTTAATTTCTCCTCTTGATGCTCTCATTCTGTCCTCCTTAATTACACTAATATTTTAAAAAAATACCAAGTATTTTAATAACTTCTGACCACTTCTTTTAAATCAATTACTACTTGTGTATTATCAGTAAATCTAAAAATTAATTCTCCTTTAGCATTAATTAAAGCATCATTAATAAGTGGAATTTGTTTTAATGACGCTTTAATTTTATCTAATGCTAAATCTTCATCAATCGAATGAACCATTCTTACCTCGATGAGAAGAACATCATATCACTAATATTATGATGTTTTCTCTTTTTTAATTTTTCTTCTTCTTGTTTAATATAATATAAACCATATTCAAATGCTGAAAATTTATCTTTACGGATACCTTTTGTTGATTGTTTTAAAATAATATTAACACCTTCATTTTCTTCTACTAAGTTAAGCATTTGTTCTCTTAAAATAGTAGTTAAAGTAAAAGGTTTTAAATAATCCGCACGTTTATTAGCATCCATAGCTTGCCCTGTTTTAGTTCCCATAAGTTTAGCTTTAGCCTGATTTTCATCAATTAAAAATTTAATCTTTCCACTAAATAATTGAGTTTGAACATAAGTATGAGCTTCTGTATTAATTGGAGCATTTGCTTTAATCAAAAATAACGCATCTCTTTCCATATCATCAGTTCTAAACTTCTTATAAAAACCTTCATCATCATTCATTGGACCAAAAGGCGGATAATATGAGCCATCAATATCTTCTTGAGATTTAACCATATAATCAATTAAACCGATACCAAGACCATTAGCGTCAATAGCAATAGCTCTAGCTTTATATTTATAATATAGCTTTTTAATATTAATAGATTGCTGTTCAAAATGTTCTTCATCAAATGTATATATATTAACAAGAGACTTCAATGCACTTCCTTGCGGCTGCGGTGTTACTTTAAATACACAAACTTCAGTAGTGCATCCTTTACGACCAACGTCTATTCCTAAAATATAATAAGCTGATTTAGAACTTCTTCCACTCCATTCATATTCTGGCTGTAATAAAACTCTATATTTATCAATACGTTCAGATGAGAAAAAAGCATTTTCCGCATCTCCGCTCCATTCAGATTCATATTCACGCGCGAAAGATGCATCATTATAAGTTCCATCTAATTTCAACTCTTCAATAAAGCTACGCTGTAATAATTTTTCCATTACAGGCACTCGCCATGTTCCACCAAGAACTACAGCTTCTTCAGGTTCAATAATTTGTTGAATTAATGTCTGAATTAACTTTTCATAAGCAAATGTATTCTTCCAACCCGCAGTAGTTACAAAAATCTGACTCTTATTAACTAACTCTTCTTCATGACGACTACCATCCGGAAGACGTCTATTAACGTTCATAGTAGGAATAATAACTTCATTCAACATTGTCTGGTCTACAAGAATACATTCCTCTACAAGTCCGCCAGTTGCACGTTTACCACGAGAAGACTGTCTTGCTGCCATAATATCAAGTTTACTTTTATTCTTAAATAGATATTCTACATTATCTTTAGAAGATTTAGATGCTCCTCTACTCCAATCTATTTCATTTTTAATACCTGGTATTAATTTACAAAGTTCTTCTACTTTTTCTCTTGCAATACCGGCCGCCTGCTCCTTACCGCCTGTTGTAACAAATAAGTGGCTACCAGGATATAAGATACAACGTATCATCAAAATCAGCACTGATAAAAATGATTTTGAATATGCACGAGGGAAGGTTGCATACGCATATCTATGGCGCATAACTGCTCTTAAAAATACTCTTTGATAAAAATATAATTGGAAATTTTCAGGATTATTTCCGCATAAAAAATCTACAAATATATCAGGGTATTCACGCCAAAAAGCAACGTATTCACGCAACACTGGAATTTGTGCTTGAATACGTTCTTCAGATAATCCAACTTTTTTTACATTTTTAGCTTCAGAGAGTGCCATTAAATCTTGTAATGCCATTATTCACCTTCCTCATCACCATACATAATCTTTATATCTCTTTGCTTTTGTTCTTGTATTTCTTCAAAATATTCTTCATAATCTTTATCTTTTAATCCATCTATTTCATCTTCATCAAAATCAAAATCATCTTCCTGTTCACGCATTTCTTTTTGAATTTGTAATTTTTTAATAGAATCTTCAATTTGTTGACCAAATCCTAAATCTTGAGTTACTAATTTACGAACATAATTATTCATATCTTTTAAAGTAACATCTACTTTATCTTGAGGAATATCTGTAGCATAACGCGGAATGAAGCCTTCACGCTCACATATCGCAACTAATTCACCTACAGAATCAACATAATCATTCTTAGCCTCTTTATTTTGAGCAGCAGTAAATTTAGCTGATTTACGCAAAGTATCATAAACTCTTGAAAGAGTATTATATCCAGATACATCTCCGCAGTCAATAGCCTGATTCATCTTTAAGTAAGTCTTGCAAATAAGAATAAGTGTACCAGTTGTATCAGAATCTTGAATATCGAATGAGTTCATCATTTCAGTATATTTACGTTCTAATTCAACCCATTCATTTGGCTTATATAATCGTCCCCATTTCATAGCAAGATACATTTTATCTTCTGTAGTAAGTTCTGACGCAGGGTCAATTAATTCGTCCTCACTCATAAAATTATTTTCATTATAAGGATTATTATCCATATTAGGAGCAGGACCGTACATAGGCTCTTCCGCATGTTGAGTTTCTGTGCTCATTAAAGTTTTATATTGGGCTTCACTAATTTTACCTTCATCATATTGTTGTTTAATTTCCGCCTCATAAGCAGCTTGTTCTTCTCTTACTTTTTCTGCTCTTGCTGCATTTTGTTTTCTTAAACGTTCACCATCCGCCCATCCGTAAGCTTTCCACTGTTTAAGTTTCATTTTAGATAAATATTTACCAAATACAGACATTCCATTCATTTTATGAGGGTCTTTTGCATAAGCCCTATCTCTTAATACATTCCACTCTTCTGGGATATATGGAACATCCATCTTTTCAAGTAACCATAAAAAAGTATCTGGTTCAAAATTATCTATATGCATAGTTAAACATTTTTTACACATTTCGGTCTTTTGACCATCTTTATAAGTGTAGAATTGTCCTTCATCCATAGACTTACCACACTTAGTACAAGTACAATTCGCCATAATAGCTTCCTCCTTTTTAAATTCTCATTTTACCTAGGTATTAGTTAATCTAAAAAGTCCTACTTTTTCTTATTTCTACAACATTTACAAATACTGTAGAATCCATCTTTAGAAGTCTTATTTTTACTAAAGAATCTATTATGAGCAAGTTTAACTTCACCGCATCTTGAGCATCTTTTCCATTTGCCGCGTTCTTGCATAGTATAATACCAAATAAGATAATCTTCTTGTGCTTGTTCAGCTAATAATTTAGGAATCTTATTTCTCCACAAAGAAGAAATATATTCTACTGAATGTTTAATTCCATGTTTTTTATTTAATAGCTCTTGTATTTCAATATTTTGTTTTCCGTCAATTTTATAAATAAGCAAATCATAATATAATGGATATTTATCTTTTAGTGTTCGTTCAATTAAATTATCTAAATCTTCCATTAAATAATATGAATCACTACTAAATTTACCCCATGCATCCTCTTTTAATTTTGAATAATTACATAATAATGCAGATATATGTTTTTGGTCAAATAAAGAAACAAGTTCTGTATTTTTTACTTGACCATCTTCTGTTATTGTAATTTTTCCATCTAATTGTAACTTAAAAAAACTCTTAGTTACATTCATCATATACATAGGTTGTCGATATGCACTTTTCAATACATATTGGTCTTGACGCATTTCGATAAGTTGTTTTTTTAGTAAAAATTTACGTTTACCAGTTGCCGCCTTAAACTGTTTTTCTACATTATCAATCGCATCACGTAAATCTTTTAAGCCAGGAATTTCTTTAATATCTTCTTCAGTAATAGTTACTTTAGGCATAAAAATAATATTTTTATCATTTGCAATCATATTATAGATACCATCTTCACCATTTTCTAATTGCCCAGCTAATCCTTGAAATGATGTCTCTCTCCTATTTACAGTTACCATTCTATTGTCAGTTAATATCTTTTTCTTTTTTCTTTCTTCTTTATCCATTGCAAAAATAATGTAATCTGATAAAATTGTTAAATATTTATTAGTAAGCTGTTCAGGAGGCGTCTCATCAATAATTTTTTTAACTAATTCATTTCGCTCTTGCGGAGTTTGTAAAGAATAATCTAATTTACGAGCAGGTTTAATATTTTCTTCTATTAACTGCTCTTCTATATTCTCATTTTCATCTTGGTAGTCTTCTGTATCTGCCTCATCTTCTTCCACTAGAGCTACTTCTTTTTCATCTAAATCTGCCATAAGAGCGCTCCTTTCTTTTCTTCTAATTATAGTATAGCACAAATTTTTTCTTTTGTCAACTCGTTTAATGATACTTTAATTGATTTATTTAAAAATAAATGATATAATTATTATAAGATAAAAGTAAAGTAGGTGAATAATATGGTATTAAATGCATACGGTAGCGCGATTTTAAAAAGTGAAATGGATTTTTCTATATGGGCAATGAAAAAAGGAATTAAAAATCCAGTTGAAAAAAGAATAGAAAGTGAAAAAGAGGGAGAAACTGCTAAATACAATAAACTTATTGAAGAGGGATTTGAAGTTCATGTCAGTCCATTTATACATAGCTTTAATGGAGAACCATCTAAAAAACTCTACGATTGTATCAAAAGAGAAGGCGGACCTGAAGCAGAAGAAAATTATAAAATAAAAAGATTTTTATATCAATTCATCTATATTGCTAATATTATAGGAATTGAATATGCTGAAAAATGGATTAATAGCTATAAAGAAGATAAATATAGACAAGAGGAATATACAAGAATGGTAAAAAATAAACCTAAACTTGCTTATTGTCATTTAAAAAGTTCTAATGGTCAATGTAGAATTGATTGTCCTTTTTGGAATGGCGGATGTCAGATATCAGTCGCAGAAGAGCAGCAATCCCGCGACCTATTAGAAGAATATAAACCACTTGAACGGAGGAGATAAAATGGAAGCATTAGGACAAGGTTTGGAGCTCTTGGAGACGCAATAGGTTTTATTGGAGGATGGATAGGTTTTGTTTGTATAGCAGGAATTGCGGCAAGCACTTTTCTTGTATATACAGGTAAAGCTACTCTTGAACAATTAAAAGATTTATTTAATAAGGATAGGAGATATCGATGAAAGTCGCAGTAACAGGACATAGACCTCCAAGATTAAAAGGTAAAGAGCAAATTATAAGTCAGTGGATATATAATAAATTATTGGAACTTAACAATAAAGATAAAATAACTGCCGCGTATAATGGAATGGCGGCAGGCGCGGACCAATTATTTGCTTTACAATGTATTAAATTAGGAATCCCAGTTTATTGTGTTTTTCCTTATAATAGAAAAAAATATCACCCAGATGAACTTTATATTGTTGAGCGGGCAGCTGGCTCGATAGCGCTTCAGGACGAGTATTCCCGCGATTCTTATTATAAAAGAGATTGCTTTATGGTAGATAATTGTGATATTTTGATTGCAATATGGGATGGTATTCCACAAGGTGGTACTTATATCACTATTGATTATGCAAGAAAACAAGGTAAACCAATTATTTATTTACCGCAAGGAATATTATGAACAAAATTGTAATAATATGGTCTGGGGATGAAGAATTATTATCTAAAACTATGGAAAAATTAATAGTAGATAGCCAATGTTTTCTTTTTACTGTGATATGCGGCGGCACCGATGAAAGTAACCTTAAGTCTAGTTCAGGATATCGTTGGGCAATCCGCAATGGTGCTCCAGTGGAATTTATGATAGAAGCGGATGTGGAGAAACTATTAAATAAAATTGCCCAAACCGCGGACTATATTGTTTGTTATAACAATGGAAATCAATTAGTAAAAAGATTGATAATGAAGTTTAAGTCGCAAGGAAAGCATGGAACAGTGATTATAGGAGAATAAAATGGTATATACAAGTTATTTTGGAAAAATGAAGTCATTCCCGCCTAATATGATACCTATAGCGATATGTGGCGGAATCCCCGATTGGTATAAAAAGGGAATGATAGATAAGAGATGGCTATGGTATAAAAAGTTAGCTCCTAAATGGGAGTTTTTTCAAGTTTGGAAGCAAACGCATGATAATGATTATTATATTCGCAACTATAATACATTAGTGTTAGATAAATTAGATGTGAATCGCATTGCCGCAGACATTCAACTTATGCTTCCTCTTGAAATAAGAGAGCAAATGACAAGTAGTATATGGTGTAGTGATAATATTCACGTTGCGCTTTTATGTTATGAAAAGCCAAATGATTTTTGTCATAGACATTTAGTTTCTAAATGGTTTAATGAACATGGATATAAATGTGAGGAATGGAAAGTATGAAAAATAAAGTATTAGTAATAAGTGCAGAAAATTATTGTCGAGAAATAGAAGACAAAATTAATGAAGAATTAGAAAAAGGTTGGTTAATTGAACTTTTTTATGAAGCACGTGGAGATAATGGGAATAAAATAATTGTTACCTTATATAAGGAAGAAGAGAATGCGGAAGGCGACGTATAAAGGTGGAAACTTTCCTATTGTTCCTGGAACGGTATGTGATGTAAGATTAATTTGGGATAATGATTGCGAATATGTTTATGTATATGTATGGACATTAAGCGGAAGTATGAAGTGTGCTTATGATGGAAGAACAGAAATGGAGAAGGAGTGGCAGTTATGATAGCTAAATTTATTGGGCAAGATGGAAGTCTGGGATTTAGAACTGGAAGAAAATATATTATAAATATAGAAAGGGATAATAATAATAATTGGATTTGGGTAAAAGAATTATTTGGAAGAAGTTGTCCATATCAAAGTATGAATACTTTAAAAAAGAATTGGGATATTCCTTCAAATAAATTTCATCCTGCAAGACAGTATAGATAGCTATTCGTTTTTAGATTTTCAAAATGCATTTGGAGATTTTTTGGACGAGGCCAAATCATTTTCACAAAGTCAAAAAATTTTTTTCCCGAAATATACCCCGGGGTATTTTTTCTAGTACGTCAGATTCTTGTAGACTTCTTTCAAGAGCAAGATAAATAGACAGCCCCACATAATAAAGAACTGCGGGAAGTCGTTTAATGAGCATAAGGTTTAGCTATCTTATGCTAACACGCTTACTCATAAGAATAAACACATTAATGTAATTTAATAATAGATAATTTATTTTATTGTAATTGTAAATTACATTAATGTGTTCGCTGGCTCGCGTGCGGTCATGGCGAGCCGCGATTCTTGTCAAGTAGTAATGTTGTACAATTTTTTTGCCAAATGTTTGTGCATTATTATAATAGATTCTATCCCGAAATGACTTGACACGTAGAGTGTTATGTGATATAGCATAATTACAGAAAGGGAAAGAGAGGTAACAAGCATGATTACAAAGAAATTTGATTACAAAGGACAGATGATTAACTATTTCAATAAAGTAAGAAAGAATCCAAATATTAGTGCATGTTATTGTAGTTTCTCTTGTGTTCATGGGTGCTATGTAGTAGAGTACTGTTACAAAGAAAGATAATCTTTCAACAAAAAAGTCTAATAAAACGCTTGACACACAAAGATATTCATGCTATAATAAATACATAAAGAACAAAGAAAACAACACAAAGAGAGGTTGATAATATGATTAAAGAGTATCAAGTAACACTTATTTGTGAGACAGGACAATACAGACCAGTAAGCGCCATTATTAAGGCAGATGATAAGACTGCGGAAGTCATCGGTATTGATGCTTTCAAGCAACAAATCCGCACACAAGGTATTACAAAAATATGCCAAAAAAGGTATTGGGGTAGTTCAGATTTAAAGAGGTATCATTATACAAAAGTAAAAATGAGAGAGTATGACAAAGAAAAAATCGAAAAAGAAAATGCAGAACGCTATGAGAAAATAAAGCGGGAACGCGGTTGGATTACCACAGACATAGACAAGGGAGAACAATAGTTCTCTCTTTTTTGTCCCTTGTTGATAACGTTAAAAAATTATGGTATAATAATAATGTAAAGAAAAATAAAGACAATAGAATAAAGAAAGGAGCAGAACCAATGAAGCTTAGTTTAGACGAACTAACTGCTTTAAAGCTTGTACTTGAGTTCGTATCTGTTAAAGACTTGCTTATATCAGCAATAAATAACTTTGCAGAGTAAGAAGATATTCACTCTAAAGATAATGCAGACTTGTGCTTTAAAGCTATTACTTCATTTCTGAAATAATTTATTTCGGAGACCGTACACGTTCAAGGTGCGGTCGGTTCACTCCATAGTGGTATACAGCCAGATATTTTTTGCCAAAAAGTCTGGCTTTTCGCTTGACAAAGTTATCCTGAAATGCTATAATAAATGTATCAAAGGAAAGAGAGGTAAATACAATGTCATTGATGTATACAAACAAGGAAGCGTTTGAGAGAGTAAAAAGATTCTTAGAAGTTAATCAGTACTCATTTGAGTTTTCCATTTCAAATGGACAATTTTATATAAAAATTACTTAATAAGGGTTGACAAACTACAAAGAACGTGTTATACTTAATGTATCAAATGAAAGAGAGGTAAGTAAAATGAATGAGAAGTTTAAAGGTATGATAGATGACATAATAAGAAAGTTTGGTTTTGAGGATATTCACACTATTATCTTCTGCGGAATGTGTGAGAGAGCAGATGTTCCTCTCAATTCAATTTATGAAACCTATGATGAATACATGAGTTTAGATATAATGCTCGATGAATAATCGAGCATTTTTTACGTCGCGGCGCGTACGACCCTTGCGCGCCGAATTTGCGCATTATTATATTGTACCACATTTTTCGCTCGCTGTCAATAGACAAATTGCACAAAGATTGAATCCCGAAATTGTGCAATATTTTTTTAAAAAAAGTATTGACGTACTCGTACTCACGTGCTATAATGTATTTACAAGGTAAGGAAAGAGAGGAAAACAAAATGACAAAGGAAACAATGATTAGAAATTATAGAAAATTCAGTGCGGCTGATAGTTATATATTAGGCTTTATTTATAACCATGAGGTTTATGCGGTAGAGGTTGCGGAGATAATGCCTAGATACATGAGAGTAGAACACGAAAGCAGTAAAAAAGGCGGTTGTGCAAAATTACAGTTGAGATTGCCGAAAAATTATCAAGAACAGTTAATTAGAAAAGGTGCGGTTGTTATCGGTTCAGAAAATATCTTAAATGGAGAATATAATAAAGGCGTTGAGTTTGAAAGAGTTATTTCTGAAATGAATGGAATAGCATTTAGAGGTAAAGACAACGAGCCATTTTATAAAGCAGGCGACTTAAATATAAATGGTAAAGAAATACAAATAAAATTTAATGGTGCTCAAATTGTAGTAGAAAGAACCTTAAAAAAATTACAAAAAATGCAAAAAAATGCTTGACAAACTGATTACCGTATGGTATTATAATTATAGAAAGAGAGAGAAAGAGAGGTATTCAAAATGAGAAAAACATTAGTATTCGATATGGACGGAACAATCGCAGACCTTTATGGAGTGAATGGTTGGTTAGAAAATCTTAGAGAAGAAAACGCAAGACCTTATATAGAGGCAAAACCGCTGTATGATATGGATGTTCTTGCAAGTATCTTAGGACTTTTAAGATTGAATGGTTGGACAATAGCAATCACAAGCTGGCTTTCAAAAGAAAGCACAAAAGCCTATGATAAAAAAGTAAGAGAAGCCAAAAAAGAATGGCTTGCAAAATATAACTTCCCTTATGATGAAATCCATCTTGTAAAGTATGGCACAACAAAAGCCAACTGCACTAGAAAAAATGGTGGTTTCCAGATTTTAGTAGATGATAATGAGGAAGTTCGCAAGAGTTGGCACTTAGGCGATACAATCAACGCAAACGAAAACATCATTGAAAAACTGGTTGACTTACTGGTTGCGGAGTTTATTCATACTCCGCAACTTTAAAAATTTTTCAAAAAAAGTATTGACAACGTGCAAATAATTTGTTATACTTAATGTATCAAATGAAAGAGAGGAAAACAATATGACGATTGAAAGAAGCAATGATACAAATTATCCTTACACAATAAAAGGCGGTTGGGGAGATAAAGTTTATTGTTCTCTTGATAGTTTAAAAGAATTAAAAAGAGAAATCAATAAAATTTTAAAAGAGGAAAAAGCTAAAAATCAGAAATGATTTTTAGCTTTTTTATTGTGTGCGGGCCGCGCACGTTTCTCGCGCGGCCGAAATTTCATTATACCATAGTCCTTGAGGTTTTGTCAAGCGTTTTCCTCATAAATACTACACAAAAAGAACTCCCGAAATTTGGTCATTATTACCTATTGATTTTTAATAAAAATTTTGCTATAATATAGAAGGTAAGGGAAAGAGAAAGCAACAAAAAAGAAATTAAAAAAAGTTGAAAAATCTCTTGACAAACCGCGACACAAGTGCTATAATAAAGATACAAGATAGGAAAGGGTGTCGGACTTCTACCAAAGTACAGGTAGTGAATTTCTTGAAAAAGAGGTTGATTGCTTAGGAAAAGAAGTTCAGCTCTTTGAAAACAAAATCCTAAAAAATCTTGAAAAAGTGCTTGACAAGTCACTGTAAACATGGTATAATAAACTTATCAAATGAAAGAGAGGTAGTAAGTATGAGTAAGAAAGAGTTCCTTAAGAAGTGGAGAAATGATAGAGATTTCCGCTATGACATGAGAAGAAAGGGCATTAAGGTTATTCAGGATAATGTAATTTTCTTCAACCCTGATGGCTCTGTTCGGGCGATGGCTGGTGCTTACATTCAGTAAGCACCGCAAGAAAAAAAAATAAAAAAACTATTGACAACTAAATAAAGAAATGTTATAATAAAGATGTAAAGAAAACAAATAAAAAAAAGAAAGAGGTAATGAATTATGGAAAAGAAAATGACTAAGAAAGAGTGGTTCGCAGTATTAGCAAGTGTGGTTGAGGCTTCTGAAATGGAGAATAAGACCGAGGCTCTGGCTTTCATCAATCACGAGGTTGAACTGTTAGAGAAGAAGTCCGCAAAGAGCGGTCAGACCAAGACACAGAAAGAGAATGTCGGCATTATGGAGGAAATCAAGTCCGCACTTGGCGAGGTTGGTAAGGCTGTTACCATTACAGAGTTGCAGGCGGCTTCCGCTGAAATGGCTGAATATAGCAATCAGAAATTATCCGCTTTGCTGAAAAAGTTGGTTGAGAGTGGCGAGGTTGTAAAGACCACCGAGAAAAAGAAATCTTACTTCTCCCTTGCGGAGTAGTAAGCAACCGAAAGGGCAAGACAGAAATGTCTTGTCCTTTTTTGATTTGGCGGCGCGCGGACAATCGCCCCGCGCCGATTTGCGTGTCAAGTAGTATATTGCATAAAAATTTTGTGCGATTTTTGTGCATTTTGCCTATTGTATTTATCCCGAAATGCTGTTATAATGTATTTACAAGGTAAGGAAAGAGAGGTAAACAAAATGACAAACTTATTATTTTTATTTATCATAATGAACGCACTTAATGTAGTAATGCAGACTATTAAAAGTCTTTGCACTGTAAACTCTGGTAAAACAGTTGCGGCTATTGTAAACGCGGTAGCTTATGGTTTTTATACAGTAATTGTAGTTTACATGAGTTGTGACCTTCCGCTTTGGGAAAAATCTTTGATTATCGGTCTTTGTAATCTTGTTGGTGTTTACATTGTAAAACTTTTTGAGGAAAAGAACCGCAAAGATAAATTGTGGAAAGTAGAATTGACAGTTAGAGCAGAAAGAACAGATGTTCTTGCTCGACAGTTAGAGGAACTTGTAATTCCGCATAACTACATTACAAATGTTGGCAAATGGACTGTATTTAATATCTATTGTAATACACAAAAGGAAAGTGCTTTTGTTAAGGATTTAGCAATTAAGCACAAAGCAAAATTCTTTGTATCTGAAAGCAAGCGGTTATAATTACCGCTTGCACGGATAAAAAATTTTAAAAAAGTATTGACAAATAAAAAAGAAAATGATATAATAATTATAGAAAGAAAGAAAGAGAGGAAAACAATATGAGAAAATTAGTTTATGTAGTAGGCGGTCAGGAAATTACATCTTACGAAAAGGCTAGAGAAATTCAGCCGAGCGGTCAGCTTCAGATAAAACTTGATGAAATTCGAGAAGAAGCTAAGGTTAATCCCGAAACGCTGGCAAAGAGACAGGCTTACTTTGCAAGGCGTAGAGCTGAAAAGGCGGTGGCTTCCAATTAAGGAAGCTACCAAATAGGGCTTGACAAATAATCAAAAAAATGGTATTATAATCATAGAAAAAGAAAAGAGAGGTGCTTACTATGAGAATTAATGTTGAAATGAAATGTCCTTTTTGTGGCTCTACCCATGCAGTTGAAGTAAACCTTGCACAGTTTGAGGCTTGAGAGAATGGCGAACTCATTCAAAACGCAATGCCAGACTTATCAGCAACTGAGCGAGAGCAGTTAATTTCTCACATTTGTCCTAAATGTCAAGCAGATTTTTTTGAAGGAGAAGAGTAATCTTCTCCTTTTTTTGGTCGCGCCGCGCACGTTCCTCGCGCGGCGATTTTTTCATTATACCATACCGCCGCAAATTTGTCAAGCGAAATGTGAGAAAAAATTGCACAAATCCGCATCCCGAAATTTGTGCAATTTGTATGTTGACTTTTGTATGTAGCGATGCTATAATGTATTTACAAGGTAAGGAAAGCGAGGTAAACAAAATGGCACTTGACAAGGCAATTATGAGCGGTAAAGAACACCGCAAAATATATAGAGGTAGTAAGAGTATTGATAGGACTTGTCGCAATCATGGTTCTTGTGATTGGTGTCGTGAAAATCGACAATATAAAAATTTAAAAAAATTGCAAAAAACTCTTGACATGATGAAAGAGGTCTGATATAATAGTATTACAAGGTAAGGAAAGAGAGGATAAAAAAATGCAGAAAGAATATTTTATGGTACTTGATACAGAAACCGCAAACAGTGTAGAACAGCCACTTCCTTATGATATTGGCTATGCTATATGCGATAGACAAGGAAATGTTGAAATTGCAAGAAGTTTTGTAGTCGCTGAAATGTTCCTTGACAATAAAGACCTTATGCAGTCCGCATATTTCGCTGAAAAGATTCCGCAGTATTGGGAAGATATCAAAAGCGGAAAAAGAGAGTTAAAAACTTTCTACAATATCCGCAAACAGTTGAAAGCAGATATGCAAGCCTATGGAGTAACCAAAGTTGGGGCTTACAATATGGGCTTTGACAAGAGAGCTTTAAACAATGATACACGCTATATCACAAAGTCTTTCTTGCGGTGGTTCTTCCCTTATGGCACAGAGTTCTTTTGTATCTGGAATATGGCTTGTAGTGTGATTTTAAACAGACCGAGTTATATCAAATTTGCCCTTGAAAATGGTTTTGTTTCCGAGGCTGGAAATATTCAGACTTCCGCGGAATGTGCATATAGATATATTACAAAAGACACTGATTTTGTGGAAAGTCATACAGGTTTGGAAGATGTGCTAATTGAAGTCGCAATTATGGCATACTGTTATAGACAACATAAGCCTTTTGAAAACTCTATCAATTCCGCTTGTTGGCGAAAAGTACAGAGAGCGAGAAAAGAAATGGAATTAAAACAAGTGTTCGCTTAGGCGAACGCTTGTTCGAGACGTGCACAAAATTTTCAAAAAGTCAAATAAAAAATTTTTAAAAAAACTATTGACAATAAAAAATAAAAGTGTTATAATAGTATTATCGAAAGGAAAGAGGTTTGAAAAGAGCAAAGAAAAAAAATAAAAAAAACTCTTGACAAACTAAAAACCTTATGATATAATAAATACATAAAGAACAACAAATAAAAATTTTAAGAAAGAAAGAGGTAATGAGCATGGAAAAGAAAATGACTAAGAAAGAGTATTTTGCAGTATTGGCTGAGGTAGTAGCAAATTCCGACATGGAAAACAAAGAGGGCGCACTTGCCTTTATCGCTCACGAGGTTGAACTTCTTGAAAAGAAGTCCGCAAAGAGCGGTCAGACTAAAACTCAAAAGGAAAATGCTGAAATCCTTGTAAAGATTAAGACTGAACTTGCAGAGGTTGGCAAGGCTGTTACTATCACTGAACTTCAGGCGGCTTCTGCTGAAATGGCACAGTACAGTAATCAGAAACTTTCCGCACTCTTAAAGAAACTTGTTGAGAGTGGCGAGGTTGTAAAAACTACTGAAAAGAAAAAGTCCTACTTTGCAGTAGCTGAAACCGAGGGCGAGTAATCGCCCTCCCCAAAGGGAAAGAAAATAAAAAAAATACTTGACATTCGCCACATTGTCTGATATAATAATCATAGAAAGAGAGGTAAACAACATGGATAAAGAAAAACTTATCAATTAGATAATGAAAGAGTGTGCAGAGGATGGCGAACCTGTCACAAGAGAAGAAACCGAAGAAATGGCGGAAATGGAATTGAAAGCCAAAAAAGATTGTCGGCGGTATGAGAGCGACAAACGAAAAGTCAAAAAGCCCTCTACAAGAGAAAAGAAAATTGATACCGAAAAAGCGCGGTTAATGGAACTGTTTAATTACTGTTTGCTTGAACCTAACCGCATTGATGATGAACTTCCTTTCAAAATTGAATTTGTGTCAGTAGTTAATAATCAAAAAGAGATTACTTTCAGCATTGGCGAAAATGATTACTCACTTACACTGACAAAACACAGAAAGAAAAAATGATTTTAAGCAGGTTTCCTTGTGGGAGCCTGCTTTTTGATTTGGCGGCTCGCATGCGGTTGCCGCGAGCCGAATTTGCACACGTTAGTAATGTTGTACAATTTTTTATTCAGATTTTTGTGCATTTTGCCTATTGTATTTATCCCGAAATGCTGTTATAATGTATTTACAAGGTAAGGAAAGAGAGGTAGTTAAAATGAAAGCGACTGGTATAGTAAGAAGAGTAGATGATTTAGGAAGAATAGTTATTCCAAGAGATATTCGAAGAATAATGCAAATCAAAGAAAGTGAACCAATGAAGTTTTTTGTAGATAAAGACGCTATTGTAATAAAAAAGATTGAGACTAATAGTTATACTTTAAGACAGACAGAAGATTGGGTAGAATTATTAGATGAAAAAGGGAAAGTATTGGCAGAAGGTCATAGTTTAAGACCAGAAGAAATCTTAACAGCACTGAATATTGATTTTGAAGTTGAAGAAGTTGAAGAAATGTAAATTTTTTATTGACAATAAACAAAAAGTATGATATAATAATTATAGAAACAAGGAAAGAGAGGAAAAAAAAGATGTTTGTAAGAATCAATTATTCTAATGGCTATTGTGGTTGTGATGAATCAGAAGTTTTAGAAGTTGAAAATATTGAAGAAGCAGAAGTTTATGCGGCAGAGGGTATTCATGACTATGCTGAACCTTATACTTATGTAGCTACAGGTTGGGATGAAGGTTTTGAATCTGAGGAAGAAGAAGAAACCTATTATGAAAATTGTACTTTCGATATTGAAGAAATTACAGAAGAGGAATATCAAGAGGAAAAGTAATTTTTCTCTTGACAAACTCAAAAGAATCTGTTAGAATAAATATATCAAGAGAAAAAGAGGTAAAAGAATGGAAGAACTGAAAGCCTTAGATATGATTTGGATAGTTATTAACCCTGATGGAACTTACGCGGGAACACCTTGCCTTACTTGGGAAGAAGCGAGAGAGCTTGTTGCACAGAAAGAAGGCAGGAGAGTTTTCAATCTTGACCCCAATGAAGAAGATGTAACAGAAAATGAAAATGGTTTGATTTAAGAGGGCGCAAAGCCCTCTTTTTATTTGTCGCGCCGCGCACGTCCCTTGCGCGGCGATTTTGCCTTAACCTTTCATTATACCAAATTTTTTGCTAGATGTCAAGGGGTAAAAATAACTAAATCTAATTCCCGAAATTTGTGCAATATTTCCTATTGATTTTTAATAAAAATTTTGCTATAATAAATACATAAAGAAAAGGAAATAAGTAGTGACTGTCAAGGCACTAAAAAATTCCAAAAAAAATAAAAAAAAAGTCTTGACAAATAAAAATGCTTATGTTATAATAAATACATAAGAAAGAGATAAAACAGAAAACAAGCACTGAAAAAACTCTTAAAAAAAAATAAAAAAAATGCTTGACAAGAAAAACTGAATATGGTATAATAAAGATGTAAAGAAAAACAAACAAAGAAAGGTAAGAGGTGTTGAGTATGGCAGAAAAGAGAATTACAAAGAAAGAGTATTTTGCAATGGTAGCAGGTGTTGTTGAGCAGGTTAATCCTACAAACAAGGAAGAGTTGTTGGCTTTTATCAACCATGAGGTTGAGTTGCTGGAAAAGAAGTCTGCTAAGTCTGGACAGACTAAGACACAGAAAGAGAATGTCGGCATTATGGAAACTATTTCTGAGGTACTTGCTGATATGGGTAAGCCTGTAACTATCACTGAACTGATGAAAGATGAGCGGTTGTCCGCATACTCTAATCAGAAGTTGTCCGCACTGGTTAGACAGATGCCTAATGTGATTAAAACTACAGAGAAAAAGAAGTCTTACTTCTCTCTTGTAGACACAGAGTAGGCGAACATCTGTTCGGGGTGGAGAGGCTCAAATCCTCTCCCTACTCCTCAAAGACATTTTGAAAATCCTCCTTTCTATGTGGTGTGGGGCTTTTGCCCCATTCCACAAACCTTTTAAAAGATTTTCAAAAAAACTATTGACATTATAAAAATTTTTTGTTATAATTATTTTAGAAAGTTAAGAAAGAGAGGTTTTCAGTATGAAATACAATTTGAATGGTAAAAATATCGATATTCCAGACGCTGATATTGAGTGGTCAATGAAAAGCCTTGAATTGACAAAAGAAGAAGCAATTCAGATGTGGCTTGAAGATGAAGGCTATCTCAGAAATGAAGAACAAGAGGAACTGGAACGCAAGGCAAAGGAAAACCGCATTACAGCAACTATCCATCAGGCAAGCGCAAAAGACCCTCATAAAAAGACACAAAAAGAGCGGGTTCGCAAGGAAAATCCGACAAAAGAAATGGTAATTCGCGAAATTGCGGCACTTTTACCTAAATTTGCGGAAGATATTGAGATTTTGAATGTCGGAAAGCTGATTTCTTTCAGAATTGGAGAGGAAAAGTACGAAATTGACTTAAAACAGAAAAGAAAACCGAAAGAAACCGCTAAAAAGTAGCGGTTTCCACATAATTTTCAGATAATTTGGCGGTTTTGGGCAGTTTTCACAAGAAAACTGCTCTTTTTTGTGCATTTTTTCTACTTGACAACAATATAATTATGTGCTATAATTGTCGGCGCGTCGCCGATGGTGATGCGCCGAATCCGCCTCCCCGCACGCCATATGCAATTTTTTCGTAGATGTTTGAAATCTATCATCATTTCCCCAGTTTCCCGAAAATGCCCCAGTCCAATGTATCATATGGCCGCGCCCGCCGCATGTTTGAAAATTCAAAAAATTTATAGTATAATATTTATATAAAATGAAGGAAAATATATAAATTTGGCAGTCCATCTAAAATCTTAATACATTCATTTACTTTTATCACTGCCGCCAACATTTTTACATAAAGCCCCTGCCGCAATAAAATTGCTTAAATACAGTTTACTCAATCATTTAAACGGAGTTGTCGGAGACACTTGAAAATTCAAAAAATTTATAGTATAATATTTATATAAAATGAAGGAAAGAACAAAAGAAATAAATCAACGATAGGAGATTATAATTTATGGAAAAGAATGTAGAAATGCTGTCTTTAGCTGATGCACTGCGTGATGGAGCCTCTCTTGAGGATATTCGTAAGTCCTTTGAAGCTGCACTACAGGATGCACAGAGTGAGGTTGCCGCAGAAAAGAAGAAGGCACAAGAGGCTAAAGCTTGTAAGAATTGCGGCGATTGTGATGAGTTAGACCTCGATGTATGCCGCGAAGAGATGATTTATGCGGTTTTGGATTATCTTACAGCCCTTGGTCTTATTCCGGAAGATATGGAGATTGAGGATGATGACATTGACCATCTAATTGATATGATTAAGGAAGTTGAGGAAGAGTATAAGGCTAAGATTGGCTTCGTGGAGATGCTTTCAGTTATGGCTAAGATGGAAGCGGATAAGAAAGAAAAGGTCAGCGAAAAGAAAGTTGCTGAAAAGCCTTCTGCTGATGATGTAATTGCTCAGTTTCTGAAGGGACTCCGTTAAGGGGTCTCTTTTTTCTTGATATATGCACCTTGAAAACGGAATACGGTAGACGATACAGGTCTGGTCCTGGTCGCATATCTACTATTACAAATTTTTCTTCCTTCATTAAAATTATTTACAAATCTTCACTTCTTCACTTCTTCATTAAAATTATTTACAAATTTTTCTTCCTTCATTAAAATTATTTACAAATTTTTCTTTCTTCATTAAAATTATTTACAAATCTTCACTCCTTCATTAAAATTATCCAAATTTCTTCATTTCCTCATTTCCGCACAAGAGCAAAGGAAAATATAAACTCCTTCGCCCTCACACATAAATTCTACTCTTCACCATTTAACTAACTTGTGTAATATCCCGACCATTTTTAACTTCATATTTTACTTCATCATAATCTTCGCCTTCAATAGTAGAAAAATACTTCTTTGTCATTACCATTCCCATCGCGCTATTCTGTCTTTCCGCAACATACATACTATTTTTGCACCATGGACACACAATATATCCCTTTTCTGTATCTCTATTATTTATAACCAATACTTGCGGAGTCCATACAATATCTTCGTCTTCAAAAGCAGTCAAATTGCGGCAAACACTACATCTAACTGCATTAATAATCCCCTTATCCGCCAATAAACTACCTAAACTCTTTTCTTCCTCAGAATTTAAAATCATTTTTTTAAACGCTCCTTTTTAAAATCATTTTCTTAGATGATTGCAACGAAGCGCAATCATCTATAAACCAAATTCAAATCTGCCCTCTTTAGTCTTTTTAAACCAAAAACAGAAGTAGCATAAACTAAACTCTTACAATCTACTTTATTTAATATTATCCCCGCATCTTTTAATACTTGAGTTAAAGTTTTTCCATCTATCATTACTTTATCTGCGGAAATATCTCTTGATACAGCTATATCATCATAGGCTTTTAAATCTTCTAAATCTACATATTTATGCGGCATCACGGTTTGCGAACTTACTGCATTACAACAATATGTATTATCTCTATTAAAACTATCCATACTAAAATAATCTTTCATTATAATCTCCTTCTATATATGTCAAGCATTATTATCCACTAACGTGGATAAAATGCTTTCCAAACAACTTTAATAATTCTGTTTGAAAATAGCAAAATACTTACTTTTATGAATATTCTGTTTGAAACTTGCAAAATACTTACGCATATATTATAATATATTATGGGTAAGTAAAAATCCACTTTCAAACAAAATGCTAAACTGTTTTGTTAGGTATATTATAAAATGCTTCTTGGTTTAAGTCTACATTAAGTCCAAGACAACGTTGATAACCAGCATAAGCTCTTGATGACTTAAATATCGCAGATTCTTTTAATATCTTATTACTATCTTTAATTTGATACTCACTTAATCCAGTAACCGCGGAAAGCTCCTTTATGGTGAAAGGTTGTCTAGTCGAAAGTAACTCAATACCTAGCCAAGTCTTTAATAAAGGAATCCAACTTCTCTTATGATACTTATCCGCAAGTATCTTACAATTTCTAACCATTCCTATACCAATCTTCATATCTTCTTCTACTTTTCTATAAAGACCAGCAATAAAATAATTAGGATTAGTTTTATCAATATTATAACTAATAAATTCTCTTTCTGCTAAACTTTGTAATGCATTTTTTAATTCAATAATATTATTTTTTGATACATTACACCCTGCATATTTCAAAAAATCTTCATAGCTCCCTCTAAAAACTAACATTGGAGTGGTTATAATAGCAAGAAAACACATAAAATCCCAATTCATTAACTTTAATGTATCATTACTTAATATCATTTCTTCTCTTACTTCATCATACATAGTAATAGCTCTTTGGTCATCTTCAATTTCTTCTATATAATTCGCGGTTTTGCCTCTACCTTCTTTAATAATCCTAATACCATGTTTTTTTAAAATAGATTTTTGAGTACGCGGAAAAGCATTTTTCATACTGCTTTCTGATACTTCATATTTTTCACATACTTCTTGTAGCGTCATAAAATTCCAACAAACTTTTCGTTTGTATTCTCCTTTCAATAAGTTTACAAGATATAGTAAAAATTCAAACAAAAAACCTGTTGGAATTTGTCCAAAACTTAATAATACGGTTTCGTATATTTTTAACTTTGCAAGAGAAAAATTAGACTTTAACAAAACCTCCAAATTTTTTAACACCTAAACAAATAACTTGCGGGAAACCGTTTTAAATTACTACAAGTCTAGTCCTGTCCGCTTAAAAGACCATACAGGAGTAACTAAACTAGGATAAATTATACAATCTAAAATTTTATCATCTATATCATCATCATATATTATCCTATCAAATTTTTGTCCTCTACAAGACTCAGACGCAACAACTGCTTTAATTAACATTCCATTAGTTAAAGCGCATTCTATATCATATTTATTTCTTTTTATATATTGAATTTTATCTGGTTCAATTTTATCAATATATTGATTAAAAACCATCAATGTTCTTTCTCTCGTTTTACCATAAATACCAATCTTAAATATCATAATAATTATCCTCCATATTATTTCCATTATAATAATCCCTCCATTACTTTTCTAAATATATTATATCAAAATTTTGGTCAAAAGTCAAAGATGTTGCTATCATTTTAATTAGAAATTGATTTTCTTTAAAAATTTTGTTTATAATATTTATGTAATAAAAAAGATAAGTTAAAATGAAAGAGAGGTATTTTATTTGAAAGCAATTCAATCTGGCAATACTTTTCGTATTTATGACAATAGCATGAAAACTTATGACCAGCTTCCGCCTAACGCTTATCTTATCAATTTTAGCAAAGAAACGGGGTTTTACCTCACTCTTTATTCTGAAATTGATATTAAGGAAAAAGTGTATGGCGTTCATGAAGCTAAAGTTAATAAAGTTTTAAATGCATTTAACCAGTTTAAGCGGAATTTAGGTATTATTTTGAGCGGAGATAAGGGTATTGGTAAATCTCTGTTCTCTAAAATGCTAGCTCAACGCGGAATTGAGCAAGGATTGCCGCTTATCATCGCAAACTGCTATATCCCTGGTATTGGTGAGTATATTAATAGTATCGAGCAGGAAGTTATTGTACTCTTCGATGAGTTCGATAAGACTTTCCAGAAATGCGGCGACCGTGACCCGCAGGCTGAAATGCTCACACTGTTCGATGGTATTGCACAAGGTAAGAAGCTCTTTGTTGTTACTTGTAATGATTTAAGAGGACTTAATAATTTCCTTGTGAATAGACCTGGTCGTTTTCATTATCATCTTAGATTTGAATATCCGAACGCCGCAGCCATCACTGAATATCTTACTGATGCTCTTGATGAAGCATATCATAAGGAGATTCCCGCAGTAATTGCATTTGCAGGTAAGGTTGACCTTAATTATGACTGTTGCGAGCAATCGCATTTGAACTTAACTGCGGTTTAAGTTTTAGAGAAGCTATCGCTGACCTGAATATTATCAATCTTGATGCTGACTACTATACTCTTGTTCTGGTTCTGAGCAATGGCGAAGAGCTGAAGATTAATGAGAGATTGGATACGTTCAGTTCCGAGGAGACTTACTCAGAGTTTTATGACCCTGAGATGCATAAGGACTTATATTACGTTCATTATACTCCGTCCAACAATCATTACGATTCTCACAGCAACCATTGCTGTATTAATGGAGAAGATTTACGACTTGAGCTTCAATCTCATATTAATCCTAAGAGTGAGGATGAAGATTATAAAAAGTTATATCAGAAATATAAAGATGTTAAGGCGGTTCGACTTGAGTTAAGACGCCAGAAGGCTAGAGGTATTCATTACCTTGTATAGCGGCAATCGTGGGTTGATGGTAACATCGACCCACTTCTAAAATAAACAAAAGGAGAAATACTATGGGATTATTTCTAATCTTTTTAAATATATTATGTGCAGTTTTATATGGTATTTCCGCATATGCCAGTTATATAGCTGGTTCAACGGGGAGAGCATCAATTAATTTACTTTGTTGTATTTGTTGGATAGCATGTGCAGTTCTTAATAGTATAAGTTATAGAAATAGAAGATAAGGAGTGGGCTAGGTCCCGCTCTTTATTTTTTTAAAAAATTTTGTTATAATATATACATAAGAAATGAAAAAGAAAAGAGAGGTTGATAGTTATGATGAACATGAGACTGATTGCAGAAACAGTAAAATTGGTAAATAGCTATTTTGAAGCAGAAAATATCATGGTTTCTAATCAAATTATTGAAGCTCAGGTAATAGATTGGTATAATCATAGTGAAATTGTTGAAGCTGAAATGTTAGCTGCGGCAGTTATGAATTATGGTAACTATATACCTGGTACAATGTGGAATGAACTTGAACAGCTCCGCGAGTTTTATTTTCCATCTGAGCCTATTCAGTTTGGTTCTTGCGGATTTGATGAAAATTGTTATGAAATGTTAGCAATGGAAAACTTCAGTATCGAAGAGATTGAAGCGGCACAGAGAGACGCTATGTGGCAATAAGAAAGAGAGGAGAGAGGTATATGAAAATGACGAAAAAACTTTGGTTAGAAAAAAATGGTTTTGGTGCAGATGGCTTGACATGGTGTATTTTCGGTGAAGATACTTATGCGATTAAAGAACAGCTCAAAGAACTTGGATGTAAATTCTCTCCGCTCTTAAAATGGCACTCTCCTAAAGCTCTTGATTTGCCTGAAGGTTATGGAATGTTTTCCATTTTTTTTGATGAAATTGGGCAGTGGGATTTAATCAATGAGACAGTTTGCTATTTTGAGAAGTCAAAAGAACTGATTGAAAGAAAGTTTAGAGAAGCGGAAGGTCCCTCATTATCAGAATATGTCGGGACTCCTGGAGAAAGACTTCGTAATATAACTGCAATTTATAAATCTTCTCGTGGTTTCTCTGGTAAGTTTGGCTGGACTAACATTCATACTTTTCAAATGGGCGAAAATATACTAGTATGGTTTACTTCTGTTGACCTTGATTTTGAGAAGGGACAAGCAATTGACCTTACTGGAACTATTAAAAAGCATGAAGAATTTCGCGGAGTTAAAACTACTCAGTTATCTCGTTGCATTATTAAAACAATAGGAGACTAAATATGATATTAATTATCATTATTATTGTAGGGTTAATAGGATTCTATGCAATAAAACAAACAATAGAAAATAAGCTCTTGAATGATAAACTTAGAGTTCAACAAAGAATATATGAAAATTATATTTATTCTTTAAAAACTCAGATAGTTGCTTTACAAGAGGATAAGAATATATACAGTAGATTTCAGAAAGAAAGAGTAGTATATAGAAACGCGGCTATGCCTGATGGAGTGTTAGATGCAGTTAAAATTGCAATGAAAGTCAGCCATCCGGACAATGGAGGTAAAACCGCGGACTTCATCAAGTATAATGAACTTTATAAAAAATTATCTAAATAAGTCTTTTAAAGAAGGCACTATTAAGTGTCTTCTTTTATTTTTTTTAAAAATTATGATATAATAAATTATATGAAAAAATATTTGTCAAATAATGTCGAGGAGACTTGCGAATGAATAGTAACGAGATTATAAAATTATTATCAGAGTGCGAGTTTGATGGAGAATTGTACTCTGAAGTAGTGAGTGAAAAAATTTTTGAACATCTACCTGATGACTTTAGATATGATTGGAATGAAGGAGCATCTAAATTAGTAATTAAGCCATATAATGAAGATTATGTTATTAAGATTCCTTATAATGGTCAATATTATGATTCATCTAAAAAATTTGAACCATTTCTTTCTGCTAATAATTCAGATAAATATTTTTGGGACTATTGTATGACAGAAACTTTAGTATGGAGATTAGCTAAAACAGAGAATATTCATAAAGCCTTTGCAAAAGAACGAATTATTGGTATGATAAATGGTCATCCTATTTATATACAGCAAAAGGTAGAAGTGTTTACTGACTCAGATGCATATTATTTAGATGATGAAATCAAAAGAAAGAAAACCGCAGATTATTGTGAAAGAAAGGGATTAAGAACATTTTATGAAGAAGCGTTAACATGGCAAGCGGACGCTCTTGAGTATTATGGACCTAAGCAATTTGATAAGATAATGTCTTTTATTGAAAGAAATAATATTGGAGATTTTTATAATAATAACTTAGGTTATATTGAAAATAGACCAGTCTTTCTGGACTATTCAGACTTCTACGAATGATACTATAAGTCATAATTATGAGTTTCTATTGATTTTAATTAAAAAATATTATATAATATTTATATAAAAGAAAGAGAGGTAAAAATGAATGGGAGATTGTGATAACACTAATTGTTGCTATTATTTAGATGGCAGGTGTAATGGTGCTAGAGACGGTTATACAATCGAAAATTGTGATGAACATTTTGTAGACAATGATACTGTCGGCACTGGCGAAGATGAAGATTATGAAGATTATGCTTTCGCTGATTATGACTGTGAATACGGATTGTTTGGAGACGAATAGGAGGTCTTAAATATGAAGGATAGGGAGAGAGCTTGTAAATATTACATTTGTGAAAGAAACTGTTCTAAAGGGCGGGAAGGCACTTTTAGAAAACAGTGTCAAATTTGCTCAAAATATGACCCTGTACCTGGCGGACAGCCGGCTCGTAAAGACCTAAGGCGAGAAAAAAGAGATAAATATCTCAAAGATAAAAGGAACTGGGCGTAAGCCTTAGTTCTTCTTTACTTTTAGAAAAATTTTTGTTATAATATTTATATAAGATAAAGAAAGGAATTGATAAAAATGTTAAAACCGTATGTTATTACAGCAACACATGGTAAGCATGAACAAAACCTCCCTCATGATTTATATGTTTTAAATCGTGAAGGATATTATATGAATGAAAGAGAAAGACAGTTACAAGATATTATTTTTAAAGTAAAAAATTATCCAGATGATGTAATACCAAATTTGGTTTTTTATGCTATTTGTAAAGAATGCGGAATTTCACCATATAGTATTACTAATGCGGAAATGACGCGTATTCAAAACGCGATTAAAGGCTAGACCTTGAAAATTTAAAAAATTTTTGATATAATAAATATATAAGAAATAAAGAAATAAAGAAAAAAAATAATTCAAAGAGAGAAAAGGAGAACTAACATGGCAGAAGTAAAGGTAACTAAAAAGGATTGGTATGCTCAGATTAGAGCGGTAGTTGAGGCATCTGATAATGAGCAGAAGGAAGGTATTCTTGGTTTTATTGACCACGAAGTTGAATTGCTTGAAGCTAAGGCAGCTAAGGCAGCAGAGAGAGCGGCTTCTAAGAAGGCTGACGGAGATGAGCTTCGTAATGCAGTACAGGCTGTTTTGACTGATGAGTTACAGACTATTGATGCTATTACGGCTCAGATTGAGGGCGAGGATATCACCAAGGCTAAGGTAACTGCAAGACTAACTCAGTTAGTTAAAGCTGGAGTTGCAACTAAAGACATGGTTAAGACCGAGGATGGTCATAAGGTAACAGCATATAAGCTGGGTTCTGGCGATGTAGAAGAGGAAGTAACTGAGTAGTAAATAACACCTGATAAGGTAGAGGGTTAGTTTAAACCTCTACCTTATTTTTATTTGGAGGATATTAATGAAATATTGTATAGATTTTCAGAAAGGTTTTAGATACATTAATGATGTTGATGAAATCACCATTATTTATCGTAGAAAAGATACTTCTTTAATTGATTTTTTATTAAAACATCAAAAGCAGAGAATTAATATTTATATTAAAGATGAAGAAGATTTCCTTGAGTATAATTGTATTAAAATATTTGATGCAATAGCAAAAGAACATCCAGAAATTGATTTTTGTTTTAAATTAAAGAAATATACAGATTCTACTAAAGATATTTTTTCAACTATTTTAAATAGTGAAGTAAAACATAAATATTTCTTTGAGGATTTTGTACATGATTGGGATACTTTATGGGGATATATTAATTTAAAACCATCAAGTATTTATATTACAGAAGAATTAGGATTTGAAATTAAAGCGGTCGCGGAATTACTTCATTCTTTTGGTATCGAAGTTAGATGCTTCCCTAATGTAGCTCAGTCTAGTTGGACTAAAACTTCAGACTTAAAAAAGTTTTTTATCAGACCAGAAGATACAGTTTTGTATGAACCATATGTTGATGTATATGAATTTTTTGGTAAACCAGATTCACTTGAAACATATTATAAAATATATGCAATAGATAAGAAATGGTTTGGTAAATTAAATGAAGTTATTTTAAGTTTTGATGGAGAAATTGATAGTAGATTTTTGCTTCCAAGTTTTGCAGAACGTCGTTTAAATTGCGGCAAACGATGCTTGAAGGGGCGTGGATGCAGGATATGCGAAGCTACAGAGCAGCTTTCCGCCACATTAGAAAAACATAATCTTATGTTCACAGACTTTGAGAAAAATTGATTTTCTTTTTATTTTATATTATAATATTTATATAAAGTAAAGAGAGGTACTAAGCTATGGAATTAAAAGGTGTAATAGCAATTAATAATATATTAAATGAGTTCTTAGAGCAATTTGATTGTTCCGCGGATATTGGCGAGGATTTCTGTTACTGGGAACGTACAAACGAAATCAACTATGCTTTTGTTGTAGCTTCAAACAACGATGTATGGTTTAAGGAGTTCGCTCATAGCTTAATGCCGAATCTTAACTGTGATATTTTTCTTTTGTCTCTTTTTCATGAGATTGGTCATCATGAAACTATTGATGATATAGAAGATGATGTATTGAGAGAATGTTGGAAAGTTAAAGGTGAGTTAAATCAGAAGAAGACTTTTACAAAAGAAGATAACTTCAGATATTTTAATTTACCAGATGAAAAAGCTGCAACTGAGTGGGGACTTCAGTATATGATTGACCATAAAGCAGAAGTTGCAGACTTGTGGAGAAAATTACAGCCTGCTATACTTAATTTTTACAGGCTGAATGACATCCATTGATTTTTTATAAAAATTTTGATATAATATTTATATAAGAAATGAGAAAGAAAAGAGGTTAAAGATATGGCAAGAGGAGCAGCATCTAAAGAGCAAGTAATGGCTGGTATTTTAGCAGCATTCCCTGGCTCATTTAAGTATGATAAAGAGATTCGTATTCCTATGAATGAGGATGGGGAAATTATTCAGATTAAGTGTGTATTAACTGCGGCTAAGGTAAATGTTGAAAATGGCGGCGATACTGCGGTGCCTGGTGCAGTAACAGCAACTAAGACTGTAACGGCTTCAGTAAATCCTGCGCCTGCTGGTTTTATGAATGAGCCTACTGCGGAAGAGAAACAGGCAGTAGCTGATTTAGTAAGTAAGTTGGGCTTGAGTTAAGGAGAAATTATCTATGGAAATGGAAAAGATAGCAAATGAGTTTTGGAAACAACATAGAGGGCAAGGAAGAGTTGTAAAAGTGAATAGTTATTCGTTTATCTGGGAAACATTACCCGATAAGAATGGCAACACTAAATAGGTAACTTATATGCTATCTTATTTCATTGAATTTTAGGAGGGATATTATGGCTCATGTATATAAAGTAGATGAATGGCAGAGTCCAACAGGAAAATGGCATTGTAATGATGTTAAAGATTTAGCGGGAGTATCAGGAAAATGGTGGGTTCCTGCTCGTATGTTAGGAATGTCATTAACAGATTATATTCTCTTATTAAAAGATGAATTTAAAGCTGATATTGAATCATATTATGAGCCTACAGACATACTTCTTTTCTCATGGAAAAAACAGACTGATTGCCATAGATATGTTTTATGGATTAATGCTGTGGCAAGAAAGGCTAATTATATTGTGTAAATTTTAAAATATCTTATAGACAGTCCAGATGGAGTCTTAAAACTTACTGGTGAGCGTTTATGGTGATAGGTTGTCGGTGCGGAGTGGCTTCTGCTTAAGGAGATATGTATAGATTGGAAATACCTCCAAGAACGAATACAGACAAAGAACCTTCCTTTGGCGAAATCCAAAAGAAAAACTACCTTACAAAGATGCGTTTACGACGACGCAGTAGGGACTATGCGGAGGTACCCAAGTGGTGATGGGGCTGTTCTTATAAAGCAGTTGCCGTGAGTTCGATTCTCACCCTCCGTACTAAGAAGGTAGCTCAGATGGGAGAGCGCCTGGATAAAGAAAATGGATTAGATATAATCCGAAACTGCAACTCTTTTTTCTAAAGGGACCAGGATGTCGTGGGTTCGAGCCCCACCCTTCTTATTTGGCGAGATAGCGGAATGGAAAGACGCACCGGAACCCAATCGGGTTTAGGAATAAACCATCGCGGCACTACGGACTTAAAATCCGGCGACTTCAGTGTCATGTAGGTTCGAGTCCTACTCTCGCCACTATAAAAATTAAAGGAGAAATATTATGCGCTGGTTAGGCGGACGAAGAAAATTTGATATATGGTAAATTAACTTTTAAGGAGGAAATTATTATGTATCAAATTGAAAATAAAAGTGATATTTTTGTAGAACATTATGTAGGACGATTTCGTCGTACATATAAAATTGACCGTATTGGAACTGAAAAAAATCTGATTGTGTATCTTGCAAATGGGTTTAAATCTTTTAGTTATTATGATAGTTATGATAACTGGAATGATTATGGTTACATGGGATATGGCAATTCTCGTTTTGCTGAGCATTTTTTTGATGGTTATGGTAGAGATATAAACGGATATGCCTATAAAAAAGATGCTTGGACATATTATTGTCAATATATTCGCGGTAAAGAGACTAAGGTCAAAAAAGATTATTCTTATTGGCGTAGAAATCAAACTTATAAAGGCACTTTTAGAAGAACACCAGTAGAAGGAATACATAAATGGCGCGGAGGTCCATCTGTCCGCCCTCGTCATATTAAACAGATTAAAGTTCTGTATGCAAATCCTGAATATAGAGAGTTTAATAGAGGCAGCCATAAAGAAGTTCCTAATGGTTGGTGGGATGATTGGCATCGTTGCAAAGAGAAAAATTGGAAATCTCAAAGTAAAAGACGCCATCAATGGAAAGGGGATGTTAGTATGTAATACTTTATAAAAGGAGGTATTGCAACTATGTCGAAGTCTTACAAAAGGTTCCCAATAGTAAGATAGGAAACAGAAGATTATCGTTATCTGAACCGGCAACTCAGACATGATAAGCTTGCGGAAATTCCAAAAGGAAGCTCATACAAGAAACTTAATACAAAAGCACATGAATGGGCATACAGATGGAGCAGAGAACAAGCTATTCAAGATTGGAATGAGAATACTTGGATAAGAGAAAGATATTCCTATGATGAATGGATGAATTATTGGAATTCTTTTTTAAGAAAATAATTTTTGACCATTTGATTATTTTTTACTTGTTCTGATAGTTTTTGAGTTTTTCGCAAACAACTAGAAGAAAGGTATGAAAAAATGAAACTAAGAAGAATTATTGCGGCAGGAATTTTAATTTATTCCTTTATTATTTCGCCTTGTGCGTTAGCCTTAGAAAGTCAACCTGCGGAAGTAGCAGTTGAAAGCGTCTCTATTCCAGATAAAAGTAGAATAGAGACAGCAATTCCACAGATAAGAGAAATTGAGACAAATTTGGTTAAACAACAAGAGACAGAAGTAAAAGAAAATGAAACTTATAAAGAGGTGTTTGATTATGTTTATACGACAAAGCGTGTGAACATACGAACTTATATTGGAACTGAAAGTGATATATTATTAACTGCGGAAGCAGGAACTAAATTACAACGAGTCGGAATTAATGTAACAACTGGTTGGGATTTAGTAAGAATAAATAATTGTGATTATTATATTTCAAATGAATATATTACGACTGAGAAACCAGAACAATTAGCTGATAGTATAGAACAGCAATTAGAAGATAGTAAAATTTCAGCATCAGATTTACGCTATATGTCTGCTATAATATGGGCAGAAGCTGGTAACCAATGTGAAGCAGGACAGCAAGCAGTTGGTATTGTAGTAATGAATAGAGTAGCATCAGAAACATATAAAGATACTGTTTATGATGTTATTAATGAACCTTATCAATTTTCTCCAGTTAAAAATGGTTCTTTTGCAAAAGCTTTAAATTATTATGATAGCGGAGAAATGCCAGAATGTGTTATAGATGCAGCTAAATATGCTTTACATAGTAATACAACTGTAAATTATAATGGTACAACGTATGACCTTGATGGTTATTTATGTTTTAGTAGATATGTAAAAAATGCTAAACTTACTATTCAAGACCATATGTTTAAGTGATACTTGGTTTTATACTTATGCTCTTATCCGAGTTAAACGGAGCATAAGAATTTTAGGTCTCTCGTCTAGTGGTCTAGGATAGCGGTCTCCAAAACCGTTGACCAGGGTTCGAATCCCTGGGGACCTGTTTAAACTTCTTAATTGATTTTATATAAAAATTTTGATAAAATATTTATACAAAACAAAAGGAAGTGGTAGAAATGAATAAAGTAAAATATTTTATTTGGGTAGATGATGAAAGAGTTTTACCTCATTATATTGATGGGATAGCAGAAAATTTCATAGTTTGTAAAACTTATAAGCAAGCTATTAATGCTCTTGATACTTATTGTGCTATTGGCAATGTATATCTTGATTTAGACCATGATTTAGGTTGCAGACAGAACGGATATGATATTGCAAAATATATAGTAGAGAATCAGATGCCTTTATATGGTTTTTCTTGTCATTCATTTAATCCTGTTGGTAGAAAGAATATTGAAGATTTACTCCAGCATTATGGATATAAGAAAGGAATATAAAATCATGGGGTTAGGCTTGTTTGTAGGCGGGATTGCTTTGGGATTTATTGGTGGTTTTGTTGTAATAACAGTAATTGCTTTTAAGATTGTAATTAATGATTTTAATGATTTACCTATATAATTATTTGAATTTTTAAAAAATTTTTGATATAATATATATATGATAAGAAAGAAATAAGAAAAAGGGTTGAGAGTATTATTTCTTATAAAGATTTTTCAAACCAGAAACCCTGAGTTTAATAAGGAAGTGTGAGTATTATCACCGCATTCATTTGTTAAGCAACAGACCACGGGAAACTAAGAAGTGCTGTATAGGAAAAAATTCTTATCAAAAGTTTTTAATTGATTTTCAAAAAAATTTATGATATAATATATACATAAAGAAAAAGAAAAAAAGATTTTGTAAAGACACTTGTTCCTGCAAATGCGAACAAATAACAGATATTAAAGAAAGTGTTAAAAACACAACGCGGTAGATTTACATATGGCATATGAGTTGGTATCCGCTATAATAACAAACTCGTTGCTAAGTGTCTTGTTTATTTTGGACCGTAGCTCAGCTGGTAGTAGCATCTGACTGTTAATCAGAGGGTCGTGGGTTCGAGCCCCACCGGTCCAGTTTTATCAATTATTTGATAAAAGTTTAGAGTTTAAGCTAGAAAAACTTAGGTTTTAGAGATTGCGGAACGTGTGTTTCCTCACTTAGTTGACCTGTTAGAAATTGAAAAACTTAAAGATGTCTGCATACGTCGCGAAAGGTTGGTTTTCGAAATGCGTGAAAAAAACAAAAACAAGTAACTTAGGTACCAAGTTGCGAATCCTGTCAGGCTATGAGAACAGTTGTGAATGGCTGCAAAGAAAAAGCACAATGGGATATGAAGAAAAATAAAACTGGGAATATTCTTCAAATTGATTTTTTAAAAAAATTATGATATAATATTTATATAAGATAAAGATAGTTATTCAGTTGGTGAGCGGCTGATGCTTCAATTAGCCATCAGCCGAGAGGTTCAATTCTTTAATAACTACTATGGTTTGGCGGTGATGTTCGTCCTCAAACATAAAACCGATGCTACCGCGGCGGATATCGCTCCTTCGTCTAAATGGTAAGGATAGAAGCCTCTCAAGCTTCAGATGCTGAGTTCGAGTCTCGCAGGAGTGATTTGTTTTTCTAATTTTTTGTAACCTCTCTTAATAAGGATTGCGGTTATCCCTTCTAATTAGCCGCCTGACGCCCCATCGTCTAACTGGTCTAGGATATCAGCCTTTCACGCTGGAGATACGGGTTCGAGTCCCGTTGGGGTGATTTTCTGTAAAGCTACTTAAAGATTTTGTATAGTTGCTAGTGACTTGCTAAACATAAGTAGATAAATCAGAATGACTGTTTTGCGGCTGCTAGAAAACCGTTTTCTCAATAGGAGGAAAAGCGAGGATAAAATCTCCTATTCTTAGATGAGAGGAAAATGCTAAGCATGTGGCTGCGTTAATAGCTACTAGAGAGTCATGAATCTCTAGTAAAATATCGCGGGGTAGAGGAGTGGTTCCTTGCTAGCCTCATACGCTAGAGACGTGGGTTCGAATCCCACCCACCGCAATCAGAAGTTGACGGATGTAGAGGTTCTGCAGAACGCTTTACATGAAGGCTTCAGAAGTTGCTCAACTTATGAATGAGATACCTTTGGCAGAAGTTAAAGGGTAACTGCTTCCAGCGGCGGGATAGAGTCGCACTGACATTACTCTTTCGAGGGAGGAGAAAGAGGGCTTGAGCCAGAGCGCATAAACCAAGTGCCTAAATCTTGGAGCGATAGATACTGGTGCTGTCGCCAACATAAAGTTGTTTATTTCGTTCCATAAAGCGGATTAGTGTAAAATGGTAATTAGCACGATTGCCTTATAAAGCAATAAACGAAGGTGTACCAATCCTTCATCCGCAGGTATGTAGGAGATATATCGTAGGTTTTACATCTTGTTTGTCCTGTAAGTCGGTAACTTAGTTATTTGGTTTCAAAAAACAAGATTATTTTTTCCCCTCTTTCTGCGGAGGCTATATGGTGTAAAAATAACAGCATACCGCTTAAAATATCTTAATTGATTTTTAATAAAAATTTTGATATAATATTTATATAAAGAAAGAGAAAAATATAAGCCGATGTAGCTCAGTGATAGAGCAGGCGTTTCATAGGCGCAAGGTCGTTGGTTCGAATCTAACCATCGGTATTAATCGTCACGCGGAGGTCGCGTCTCTAGCCACGATTACGTTTTCACTATTTAGAATGTCAAATAAATAGGAGACTGAAGTATAAGGTCTAAGTAAGTTAAGTATAAATGACAGTTTATTAAGACTTACTAAATAAGTTGAGTTCTTTAACGCTCCGGCGGGTTTTACGTAGAGCCGATAGAAAAAAGTCCGTAAATCTTTTCCAATTATTTGGGCAGTTATACCGTAAGTGGTAGCGGGGCTGACTGTAAATCAGCTGCTTTTGGCTCGGGTGGTTCGACTCCATCACTGCCCACTTGACCGACAAGGTCATTATAGGTTGTACAATCTACTCACTGAACTGACATACTTCATGGGATGCTGATAAAGTGTATGTCCGAAGATACATGACCTTCGTTAAAAAGGTGTCCCGCGACTCTCGACGGAAGTTCGCAATATCGAGAGAATTATGGGGATATGGCGGAATTGGCAGACGCATGGGACTTAAAATCCCAAGTCCTCGAGACGTGTGGGTTCGAATCCCACTATCCCTACTTGCTATACATTTAGTTCGCGATAAATGTTAGCAACTATGCTCATGAGTTAGTCCTCCAGTAGTTTGAGGGGTGCGTACTAAAACAAATGGAAACCGCGCAGTAAGGCATATACAGCAAATATTCAATAAAGATAATCTATTAACCAAGAAGAAAATAGAACAACAAATAGTAAATAACTTTCCCTCCAGTTATAACTATTTCATTGAATGAGTGCCTTGTAAATTTAGTCAAGTGATGGAATGGCATACATACGAAGCTCAAACCTTCGGTTTTGTGAGTTCGACTCCCACCTTGACTACTAAAACCTTCGTTAAAAATACTCAATTATAGACGAACTTGTGAATAGTAAGGTAGGACCCCTGTTAGGTTAAGTCTCTGAAAGTAACATTAAGTAGTCTTACGGTAGTCCAAAGTGGGAGAGGTAAGTTCAGCGTAATGAGTATACGAGACTTACATAGTTACCGCCGCGGCAGTTGGTTTCTGCGAAGGTCACCAACAAAAAGTATTTCTAATGTATTCATACAATTTGTCCTCTTATGAGGACTATGGGCGGGTGACGGAATGGCATACGTGCTGGTCTTAGAAACCAGATTTTGTGGGTTCGACTCCCACCTCGCCTACTCTGTTAGGGTTTGGAATCCCTTTAACTCAACCGAGGCAGAACTAGAAGAAACCTTGCAAGGATATATAAATTATTTTATTAAACTTATTTTATGAAATGGGTCGCCGTATTAATATTATAGCATATAAAATTTAGAAGACAACGGCGACAAAAAGATTAATTATTCGCAGTATAGCTCAATCAGGTAGAGCGCTCCCATTGTGGAGGGAGAGGCTATGAGGTTCAAATCCCATTGCTGCAATTTGACGAACGGTAGGCTGCGGGTCCTGAGTCTTAGACCAAGACCTCGTCCTAGGAAGCGGCGTTCCTACTAGTCATTATCATAAAAGATATTCCTTTCAAAGTATTTTCCATGCGGAGATTATCTTCGCAATTTGGCTCGGTAGCTCAGCGGTAGAACACCTGGTTGAAGCCCAGGGTGTCGGAGTCTCGGAATCTCCCCGAGCCATTATAGAACGGACAATCAAAAGAATGAAATCTATTGTTCGTCTAAGAAAGAAGACCAACATCTGGACAAAAGTGAAAACAAAACCAGTGCGGCAGGCTCTGAATCTCACAAGGAGCCTTATATGGGCGTCAAGTATTCGAGATGGGAAACGCTTCGTATCAAATATGATACATAATGAAGAGAGCAAGGTTCAACGCCTTGGGTGTCCACTAATATGGAGTCGTAAGCCTAATTTGGTAAGGCAGGAGATTGCTAATCTCTGAGTAGTCGTTTCGGCGGTGTGGTGGTTCGAGTCCACTCGGCTTCGCTAAGATACATTAACAGCAATCTTATATTATTGAGTAAATACTATAATACTGCAAGTTTACAAGCTGGTTTCTGTGAAATATCTTTTCCGAAGTCATCAAAAAGAAAATATGTATCTTGTTTAAACCTGTTTCTTTTAGCACACTATCTTCACAGGTGTAGTTAGTAAGAAGGCTAATACCCAGGGTTAATGGTTAAAATTCTACCCATAATGACAGTAAAAACGAACGACATGGTATAAGTCCAAAATGTTAGGTGGTATTCTGTCTTTAAATTTGGCGTCGTACCTTAGTGGGGAGGAGGTCTGGTCTTGAAAACCAGAGTCCCGAAAGGGTCTGCAGGTTCGAATCCTGCCGGCGTCGTTTTAAAAGGAGGTAATATGGCACTTCACAATAGAAGATATTATCGTATCCAAAGACAAAAGCACATCAATCGAAAGAAAAGAATTATTAAAGAACAAAATAATTATTGGCACTATGAACATGAAGGTGTTCTTAATAAAGGAAAAATTCATTGCGGTTGTGGAATGTGTAGAAGCAAAACTAATAATAAAGGTAAACACCGTTTAATACATGGAAATTATGCTCCTTCAAAAAATTGGAAACATTCTGATAAACAAAAGATAGAAAGTATGAACACGGCAATCGCTGATTATGAGCGCGAGATAACTGAAATTGAAGCGCTTGGAGCCTACTTTCCGCGACAGTTCAATGCTTTTGAATATTATGATGATGCGAATTGGGCATATGAAAATGAACTTCTTGAAAAAATGATTGCAGATTTACCTGATTAATTGATTTTTAATAAAAATTATTATATAATATTTATATAAGAAATAA